AATCGCCTTGTCGCAGACGCAGTTTTTGGACTACAAAGTCCCCCCTTTAGGGGGGACTTTTTTTTGCGTTAGTTGCCCCTTTGCGATTATAGGCGGTTCGAGCGGTTCGGTTCGGTTCGGTTCGGTTCGGTTAGTGAACCGAAGACTGGGCGGTTTGAGTCAATTATGCAGTTTTTTGCATTTGTTGGTAGGTTAGAGGTTTGTTCTGATGATTGCGGTTTATCCGTATTCATATCCCACCGTCGAGGTTATGTCGGCGGGGCTATCATTTGCCGAAAATGGTTAACCTTGTAAACAGTCAAGGCGTCGCTAGGAGCATAAGAGTTAGGCTTATGGTTCGGATAGTGAAAACCCCTAGAGTTAAACCGAGTTAGATGTGAAATTAGGTCGTATCGCCCAGATTCGTAAATTCTGGGTATCGGGCGATTATCGCCTTTTTGAGATTTTGAGTTCGTTTTACGAACAAGCCTATATCAAGCACATCAGAACAGGGATTTGTATGATTCGCAAGATTCCCACCGAGGTGTTTGTGCTCTTAGGAGCCGGATATTGCGAAAATTCTTATCCTTGTCTGGTGTGTTTGCTTATGGGCTTTTGCTCAAAATTTTGAAAAGGAGATTTTACAAATGACGAACAATGAGAGAATCGAGAAAATGGCAGTTCTCAAGGCTCAGGCTGAGGAAAGTGTACAGAAGTATAATGACCTGCTTCAGAATGAGAAACTTTCTGAGGCGGAAAAGGTATACGAGGATTTGACCAAAACGATCAATGAGTATACTTCTCTGGCAAGCGTGGTATGCTTCGAGAACTGCAAGGCAACGGGTGACCCTATGCTCGCTGCCGTCACGACTTATTCTTTCCAGACTATCGCGGTAAAAGGTGAAACCCGCGGTGAGGGAGATACTGCTTTCGAGGTATTCAGTATAGTGCCTAAGGCAAAGCAGATTGACCTGCTCAGGCTTCATAAGTATTGCGGTTCTATCGGCAAGGATAAGAACTGGGTTTACATGGTTGAGAAACTCAACATGCTCATGACTGCCCAGAAAGCCATGCTTCTCGGGCTTGACCCGAAAAAGGTCAGGGATTGCTATTACATGAACGATATCTCTAGGGATATCAATCTCGGCAAGACTCCGACGAGCAACACAAGCATTCTCAAGACTCTTCAGTTAATCGTGAATGCGATGATCGGTGAGGAGTATAAGGCGGTATCGCACGATGTTAACTACCTCAAGAGCGTTTATAGCAAAAAGGGCAAGGCAGCCCTTACGGTAGTTTGTGCGAATCACAAGTACATGAGGGGTTATATCATGGATATCTGCCACCGCATAGTTACGGGGGCTTCCTACGGTCTGGATTATAAGATGAACAAGTAATCCGCCGGATTTCCACTTAAGAGTGTATCAAACGCACGAGTTATCTCGTGCGTTTCATTATGCTCTTAAATACAAATAAAGGGGACATGATTATGAGTTATGGCGATTTTAAACAGGCAACGGAATGCTATGCGAGGGCTTTCGGGCTTTCTGTCAAGCGTTTCAACGACAAGGAAAATGGCAAATTCATTGCGAGGTTTTCCGACGAATCGTGGATGTTCGCACGACCGGGCTCTGAATCGGTAACGGTTCGGTGGGGTTCCGGACATCAGGCTATGTTCCCGATTTCACGGGTATTTGCTTAAAAAAGGGGGGTTCTTATGGCAAATCGTGAGGTTTTTTATCTCAACAGGGCTACCGGCGAGGTAACCGAGAATCACAACGAGGCTGTCGATTGGTATCGGCAGGGAATGGAAGTCGAGGTTTATTGCAATGGGAAGTTCTCCATTGCGTGGGAATTCTGAAAGGTGGGGTTTCTGATCAATGGGGTAATAGCCGGCGTAATCGCTGGGGTTTTCGCCATTACGCTGAATGCTGCTCCGGTTTCTCAGGTTTCCGAGGCTGCTTCGTCAATCGATGAGGCTGTGTATGTCGAGGAAATCTGCGAGCCCGAGGCTTTTGAGGAATCTACTATTGCGGGAAATGGTGGTGCCTGCAATAAGTGGGTTTATGATAAGCCGGAATCCCCCGCGAACATCGACATGGTTTTCGAATTCGCGGGGCTTTCCGCCGATGACGAGGTTGAGGTTTATGAGTTTGCAGACCTGACCGCTGAAACGATAGTCAATCGGAACGGGAAAATCATCATTGAGATAATCAGAGGAACTTGCGTCGGGGAAAACGGCGAGGGAATCACGGATGAGGGGTATTACATAACCTATGCACATACACCGGGTTTTCAAGTCGGTGCGAGATATGAATCGTACTGTATCTACAATCCTGCCACGGATTTTATAGATGACATCATAGAGCGTTATGACTTTTGCATAGCGTCGGGTTTTTGAATCGGAGGGATTTTTGAAATGTTACACGGAGCGTTTCTGATCCTGCTCGCAGTGGGCGGGCTTTGTTTGGCTCTCGTGATTGTCGAGGGTTTATACCGAATCGCATACAGACACATAAAGGGTTTTCGCCGTCAGGTGGATGCCTTTTTTTCATCGCTTGAAAGGTAGGGGTTTTATGACTCATGCCAATACGGTTTATGCGGGAGATGATACGCAGGGTTTTTATCGGGTCAACTTTATAGTGAACGCATCGGGAGTCAAACTTACACGGGCTTTTGATTCCGAGTATATGGCGAGGAAATTCGCAAACAAGGTCAAGTTCAGTAAAAACACCACGCTGGTTTCCTGTGTGGGTTTTATAAAATGAAAGGGGATTTTATATGAATTACGAGGAGTTTCGCAAATCGTTAAGGATGAGGCTCGTGGATATGGAATACGAGGACAGGGTTTTCAATCCGGTTTTCTACAAGCCTGTTGACTGCGGGTATGCCCTGGCTGTTTATGCCGCAACGCCAATTCCCTGGAACATGGGTAATTCGGATATTACCGTGGGGAAAATCATGGATGATGCAGAGAGGAATTTCAGGCTTTGGTGCAAGCCTGTTTTGAACACAATCGCAGGGTTTTTGTTCGGCGATGAGACGACGAACCTTTTCACGGGAAACGCAGAGTATGTTGACGATGGCGGGTTTTGTTGCCTTACTACAGAAGACAGGGTTTTCGGTGCGGCAGCGTTATTTCTGCCGGGTATTAAAGAGCGTATCGCGGAGATTTTCGATGCGGATTATTATGTGCTTCCGTCCTCTGTACACGAGGTTCTTGTTCTTCCCGACAAGGGTAAGATAACCCCTGCGGAATTGACCGATATGGTCAAGAGTATCAACGGCAGTGAGGTTTCTCCGGAAGACAGGCTCGGTGAGCGGGTTCTCTATTACAGGAGAAGCACGGGAAAACTGGAAAGGACTTGAGAGATGGCATACGCATACAATTACATGATGGATTATCAAGAGCAGGCATGGGACGTTTTATGTGACCTGTCCGGCGAAGAGGTTCTTCAGGCTCTCACAAACTATCACGGGCTTCAGTTGCTCTCTCGGGATTTTCTCGAGTTTCTCATAGATGAAGGATACACCTACGAATAAAAGGGGAGGTTTTTATGGCGGCAGTGATAACAGTACCGGCAGACGAGGTCTGGAGATATTATCAGACCAATGTCGCAGGATGGAAAGCATCCATTCACGAAATCGCGAGGGAAGACGATTACGGAATCAGAATCTATGTGACCGAATCGCGAGGAAAAGCAAGCATTCTTGTGACAGTCGATGATGTTGAGTTTTTTGAGGAAGATGTAGTCAGCGAATATGACTGTACGACCACGGTCAATGAAGTCTATGAGAAGTTTCTCACGGACGAGGTAATAAGCCTCCTCTTAGATGCGAAAGACGAGGAAGATGATTATCTGAATTACGCAAACTACGAGCGTGAGGAACTTGAGGGAATCATAGAAGACAGAGAAGAGATGCTCAACGATGCGGTTTTTGGTTTTCTCGCAGTTGCCTGCGACGATTACATCGATGACGGAATGTACAATCCCGTTGAGTTCGATGCGGTTTGCGAAGACATTAAGGAGCACATGCTCGAATACATATCACGGAAGCACGGGCTTCCGGTAAGAAGACCGATGTTCCTCGAAGATGAAAACGGCGAGGAATTCTTTGAGGAGTATCCGTACGACTGCATAGTTTTTGACGATGCGGATAACCCGATTTATAAGTGAGGTGTCTAATGGCAGCGAAGTCAAGTTATGCAAGGCAGGTCGTCATTCTAGACAATATTAACGACCTTGTATGTGGCGGTATTCTCCTTGAAAACGGCGACGTTATTTGTGCACACTGCGGTTATTACATTGATAAGTCAAGAGTCGGCGACAGTGCCCACGATTTTTCAATTATTGACAGATATGAATCGTGGATAGATCTTTCCCCAAGAGTATGCATGGGTTCAAGATATTACAACGAGGAGGTTTCTGAATGAATATATCAAGAGAACGCAAGATGCAGGAAGCGATCAAACGCATGAAGACGCTCGGGATCATTCCCGATGCGATACGGCAGTTTAAGAATGACGGAACAGTCATGACGAGTGAGCCGCCTCTCGGGGCTTTGTACTGGCTCAATGACGAGCAGAAAGAACTGGTGCGGGAATTTGAAGAGAGGTTCAATGCACTGGTTTATATGGTAGTCCGCAGTCATGTCGAGGACATGAAGATGGACTCTTTCCTGTTCGTGAGTGATTACGAAGAGGAGTGGGAAATGGACAACGAGGACGTGAGAGACGGGTATGCAATGACCTGGACTCACAACTATGATATACCGTGGTTTTCCGAATTCGGAAGCATCGCGGTACAGGAACGCTTTGGTGGTCTGGTAAGGATTGCCTAAGCAAGAGGCCGCCGGAAGTGTTATCCCCTTCGCTTCCGGCGGTTTTTTATAAGCAAGGGGTTGTATATAGTGAATAAATATACGGGGGTTTTATAATGAACGCAGAAGATAAAACATGGATTTTCGGCCGTTGCAGTTCGGACGGAGAGAGTATTTCTTTTGAACGTGTTTTTGGTACAGAAGATCAAATACGAACATACATTTTAGCAAAAATCAATGAGGATAAGAAAGACAACATCGATATATATGATTACGGAACGGAATTTGTCGAAGACGTTGAAAAAAGGAATGACGGATCCTTATATGCATATAGCGTATATTGCGATCATCACATCGACTATTCAGCCGTACTTGAATATAGCATAAAGTGTGCGGGATTTCAGGAAGAAGGAGAACAAAACACCCTAGAGGGTAAATGGATACGGGAGCTGGTGCGGTGCAAGGATTGCCGACATCACGAGAAGGAGTATGATCAGCCGGGCATGGTTTACTGCTATGAAATCGTGGGTGGCTGGGTAGATGACAACTGGTTCTGCTCGAAAGGAGAAAGGAGCAAATATGTTCATAGATCATAGGGAGGTTGAGCGAATCCGCGAGAGATATCCCATCGGCAGCAGGATAGTTGTTGACTATATGGGATATGATCCACGTCCCATTCCTTCGGGAACACAGGGAACGGTAGTCAACGTAGACGATATCGGCACGGTTCACTGCAATTTCGATAACGGAAGAAGACTCGGGCTGGTTTTGGGCGAGGATTCCTTCCACAAAATATAGGTAGCACGACCAATGAGGGTCTTGTTATATAAAAGGGTTAAAAACCCAAGAATTGAAAGGAGTCATGTACATGGCAAAAGTAACGATCGTAGGTGAGGCGATAGTCATCACTTCCGAACTGACGCTGGATGACATCCAGACAGTCGGCAAGTATCGTCCGGACGCTCTTGTTCTCATGGGCGGCGAAGATGACAAGGATGCGGTTTTCTGCATTGGTACGACCAACAGGAATCCGGGTTCTATCGGCAGGTTCTCTGCTGAGTTTGGTGGGGAAACCCACGATGAGAACAAATTTGCCACCATCACTCTTCTGAACAACGCAGGAGATGTTGATGACATCCGTGAGGCTGTTGCCGAGGAACTTGGCGTAGCCATCCTGAACCTCAATAAGATTGAGGAGAGGGTTCCCGCGGTTCTGGCGGAGATTGCTGCCGAGAAGGCTGCTATCCTCGCAAACATCACGGTAGCGTGATGTGAAAGGGGCGCCCTTTCGGGCGCCCCAACAAATTATACATATTATATTTAATGAAAAGGAGAATGAATCATGATTAAAATCGTAGTTTCCACAACTCTCGACAGGACTCCGCAGACAATAATCAGTGCGGATAAGACAGTCAACGAGGTTCTCGCCGATTACGGAACCAACAGCGGTTTCGACGTATCCAAGGGCGGTTGGGCGATAAATGGTCGCCTTGTTCCTCGCGATCAGTTCGGCAAGTCCTTTGCTGAACTCGGTCTGGACGGATCTGCGGTATTCCTCACCAATGTGGTTGAGGCGAAAAACGCCTAATTAAACGAAGCCCGCCGAATGGCGGGCTTCCTCATGGGGGATTGATGGAATTGGTAGACAAACGTGACTTAAAATCCCGTGGGGTTTCCCGTGCCGGTTCGAATCCGGCATCCCCCACCAAGATTTTTATTTGAAAAGGGGTGTTTATGATTGTTTAGAGATGTAATCAGGGCGACACCGCTGACTTCCGTAACTGCGAACGCAGCGTTTGGGAAAATAGTCGGCTGTGACTGGAGCGGAGACTGGTCGTTTCTTGGTACGCTGAGAGCACTGGTTTATCCGAGGCTAAAAGATGAGGACGCGCTGAGTTTGGGCTTCTCAAGTTCAAGTTATAACAGTTCAACGGTTGCCAGATGCAGTGCCGAAGACGTTTTGCAAGCAATGGTCGGCAGTACAGTGGATATTCCAAACCGTCTGACGATTGTCTCTCTGAATTGTCGAGACTCAAACGGAAATGAGGCTCAAATCGATCTTATAACGAAGAAATTTACAGAAATTTTTAAAGATTGGGTTCGAGTCGAGAAAGTTACGGCATTTTTTAGGAAAAAGTTCATTACGTTATGCTTTGTAAACCCGAAGATCAAAAGTACGATCGTTTTTGTGGATAGTATGTCGGTTCAGACGATGCATTATCTGCAGTGCGGGATTTTTGCGTTCCTCCCATGGTATTTTGACCCGAAAGACGGGGCAAGTGAACTCGAAATGAGGCTTATTGAGTCTCTGCGGGAGGGAACCTCAGAAAATTACATGAAATGCATGGAAGAGTTTGCAAGTTTGTGCGATTTAAGAGCGACGGCGATAAAAACTCTCCTGCAGGGGTTCGAAAATAGTTACGAACGCGTTGAGCTGGAGAAGTTGGAAAATGAAAAAGCAGATATCATATATCGCATAGACTCTCTGACTGAGGAAATTCGGAGTTATCTCGCAAGAGAGCGAGATTGTGATATCCGGATACTCGGAATCGAGACAAAACTGTCTATGGACACCGGAGAATCCGAACTTATGTCATATTTCGTTGCAAATCCCAAACTTACACTCGAAAATGTGTTAAACGGAAGAGAAATGACGTTCTATGTGCGGGATTATCTCGAGTATTTCAAGGAGGATGAAGTCGAGAGCGTCATAAACAGCCTAGAAAGTTTTATTTATAGGCCAAACGGGAATGCATGTAATAACATTATACCGGTCAAAGAGATGCGGGCTTTAATGAGAACGATTTTCCTCGACAGGGAATTCAAGATAAAGACTTGTGCGGCATATACGTTACACATATCCGGCAGAATCGTTCCTCTTACGGGATATCCGTATGGAGTTGACTGCTTTGACCGTATGTCTAACCCTCATATAGATCGGTTCGGGTGCATAGGTAATTATACGAGCACGGTTGAATCATGTTTAAGACAACATAATTATGTAGGGGCAATTGAACAGTGCGCCGCATCATGCAGGACGTTGAATTTTACTGATTCGACAGTGCTGAAAGAGTTTATGCGCAGGATGTACGGAATCGACGGTAACACAGTGAAGAGATGCATCGAGCTTCCGGATGGAGCAACGGCAACTCCGAAAGAAGCAATAGCGTATATGAAAGAAAATGGAATGATGAAAGAGGGGGATTTATAAATGGCAAAGGCAATCAAGCTCACACAGGAATATATAGACGCTTTGTGTGAGGATTTCCGTAAAACTCTTACGGAAACGAAGATGTCCGATGGAAAAGTGACGTATACGAAGTCATTTTCCGATGAAAAATGCAAGGCAACCGTGCTTTTTGAGGAAATCGCATGGCTGAAGATGCAAACTCTGATTCAGGAGTTCGACAAAGAGGTCGCTTGGCACGGAATTGCAAAACGCGGCGACGATCCAGAGGCAAATGAGTACATAATTTCGGACATTTTGGTATATCCGCAGGAAATCACGGGCACTACAGTCGATGCGATAGAGGAAGAGTACTCAATGTGGCTGGTTCAGCAGCCCGATGAGGTTTTCCACAATCTGAGAATGCAGGGGCACTCGCATGTGAACATGGGAACGACACCTTCCGGCACGGACAACACGATGTATAGCAAGATTCTTGACCAGATGAGCGGAGATACGTTCTACATCTTCATGATTTGGAACAAGCGTGGAGAGAAAACGATAAAGATCTATGACTTGCAGAAGAATCTGCTGTTCGAAACGGCAGATTGCACGGTAGAGATAATCGATGGCGGGCTGGGTATGCAGGAATTTATCGATTCAGCCAAGGAAATGATTCGTACGAAGACATATACATATGCGAAACAGACAACCAACATAGTACCCGCTGCGACAACGACGGTATCCACAAAGCCGGCCGCTGCTCCGGCGGGTTCTTCGGTGCTTCCGGTCATAACGCCGAAGAAAGAGGAGAAGGAAACCAAGCGTAAGGGTAAGCGTAAGGACAAGAATAAGAGCGAAAAGCCAAAGAATGCGTGGCATTCACCGTACTACACGGACGATTTTGAGGATGACGACGATCCGTACGGGCCTTTCGGGTACTCTTCGGGGTACTACAATAGTTGGAGATAAGGAGGAAAAATCATGACAAGGGAATATTTTATCAACGAAATTGATGAGTGGTGGAAATTAAAGGATTTCTGCAATGAATACGGATGTTGGGTGTGTGATGATATTGTCGACAGCGACTATCGTGACGAATGGATAGAAGATCACTTGATAGAGTGGGCAAGGGAAAACACCTGGACGGATCTTCGCGATGTGCTTAATTCTCTTTATGATGATAGTTCGGATAGTTACTACAGGATAAGTGAATATGACGAGTGGTATGGCGTCGATGATGACTTTGACTATTACAAAGAGGACGCCTTGGGATGGGCTGATGAGAACGAGATTTGGGATGATGGCAACGAGGACGGAACCTCAGAACCCGTGGAATATCACGAACCCGAAGAGCCCGTTCCCACGGAATATGCGATAGAAAACGCCGAGACAGAAGATTTTGGACTCAACGAGTTTTTCATGGACGCATTTGTTCTGTACAACGGTATTCCTGTAAAACAGCCAGTTTTTGATAGCGACAAAACCGAAGATACAGACTTCGGATTTGTAGGATTTTAATGGGGAGGTTTAAAGATGGATCTAAGTAAGTCTTACGAGTTCTTTCAGCCCGAGAAAGACACTTCTCGCATACATATCGTCGGGTGTGGTTCTGTAGGTTCAACGATTGCGGAGAACCTTGCAAGATGCGGAGTCACAAAGATGACTCTGTGGGATTTTGATAAGGTCGAATCTCATAATATAGTCAATCAGATGTTCAGGAATCAGGATTTGGGCAAGACGAAAGTCGAAGCACTCAGGGACATCCTGGTAGACATCAATCCGGACATAGCAGATTCTCTCAGGCTTAAGCCAAAGGGCTGGCAGGGCGAACTGATGTCCGGATATATCTTTCTTGCGGTAGACGATATCGAACTTCGCAGGAAGATAGTGGAACTTCACAAGGATTGCCTCGATGTTGTGGCGGTTTTTGATGTCAGAACGATGCTGACAGGGGCACAGCATTATGCGGCAAGATGGGATGACTATAACGCGAAGCAGGATTTGCTGAACACGATGCAGTTTTCCAATGAAGACGCGGAGTCTGCGGTTCCGGTATCCGCTTGCGGGGTCGTTCTCGGAGTGGCGACCACGATTCGTTTGATCTGTGCGATGGTGGTCAACAACTACATAAAATTCGTCAAGGGAGAAGGTTATTGGCGGTTTGTTCAGATAGACGGATTTAGCGGAATCCTTGATTGTTTCGAGGGATGAGGTGTAAATGCAATGGCGAGATTTTGACGAGCACGATTATGATGCTCGTCTTCGAATATATGACAGCAACTTCCTGAGAAAAGGGTCAACGGGCTTTCCCCGATTACATATATGGATCAAAAAAGTACGATTGAAAGGATGATGCATCATGTTCAAAAGCGTGGGGTATAATACCCCGATTTTAGGGAAGTACAACCTATACACTCAGGAGTGGGATGCGTTGCATGAGTTTTCCGGAAACCACGACGCAGAGACCATGTCTCTTGAGTATACCGACACGCACGAAGCGAGACTCGCCAAGGCGGCGGTAGACAAGATTATCAAGAATGAAAGAATACCCGTAAAGACCTATCAGCGCGGAAACTACGTAATGGTTGAGAAAAAGTACGCAAAAGCGTAGTCGCTGATTATTTAGGTACAACAAGTTTTACTATTGATTTAATTTGAGTTTGCAGTGGCTATTTGTCTTCGGACGGCTTTCGCTGTTAGCGGAAGTAACAAAACGGTAGAGGAAAGAAGAGACGACCAGAAGGAGGAAACGCGCAGCTCCGCCTGAAGAACTCGAAGAATTGCCCAGTCGGGTAGCGATGTCCAGCAATAAGGTGGAAGATTTCTCGAAAACTAACCCAAATAAGCCAAATTTATACTTGACTTTTCTTCCGATAAGGAGGTGGCTTCTTATCTTACCCGGAAAAGGATCGTAATTACTCTAAGATGCATTGCAAACAAATACTATTGAAAGGAGAGGTTTTTGGCATGGTTTATATAACGGTTTTACAGCCGCCGATGTATCACCAGATGTCCCTGGAAGAGTTCCTGTTTGGAACAGAGACGGCTAGTCTTGAGCCGTATAATCCAAATATGACAAACACAAGGACGTATACGGTAGATGCTCCGAGTGACAGGGTTCGCTCACGGATAGATGTATATGAACTCATCGAGGCATTACGAAGATTTAACGCTTCGGTAGAACCGCTTCGGGAGGTTCCGCGTCAAGCCCTGTACAGGGAATTTTATATCCCCAAAAAGAGCGGCGGTTTAAGAAAAATAGACGCTCCGAATGAGGATCTAATGAACGCACTCCGCGTGCTCAAAACGATTTTTGAGAATAAGTTCAAGGTTTTATATCATACATCGGCATTTGCGTATATTCGAAAAAGATCCACACTGGATGCGGTCAAGCGTCACCAGGCAAATGAGAGCAAGTGGTTTGCCAAGTTCGACCTGTCCAACTTCTTCGGCAGCACCACGCCGGAGTTTGTGATGAAGATGTTCTCAATGATATATCCGTTCTCCGAAGTGGTGAGGTATAGGAGCGGAAGAGAGGAACTCAGCAAGGCATTAGAACTGGCTTTTCTGAATGGCGGACTGCCACAGGGAACTCCGATTTCTCCGCTTATAACGAACGTAATGATGATTCCAATCGACCATTGTCTTGCAAACGCGTTCAGGGATCTCGAGCGTCAGCGGTATATTTATACAAGATATGCAGACGACTTTATAGTGTCGTCGAGATATGAGTTTGATTTTAGAAAGATTCAGCAGTTTATTATAGACGCACTGAAGCGATTTGACGCTCCATTCACCATAAAGACGGAAAAGACAAGATATGGTTCGTCGGCAGGCAGGAATTGGAATCTTGGGGTTATGCTGAATAAGGACAACAAGATAACGATTGGTTCAAAGAGGAAGAGGGAATTCCAGGCAATGCTCACATCGTTTGCTCTGGATACGAAAAACGGCAATCCGTGGCCTCTCGAACAGGTACAGCATCTCGAGGGGCTTCGTAATTATTACCACATGGTCGAAGGCACGGCAATAGACGACATAGTAACGAAGATAGGGGATAAGTTCAGTGTGAACATCCCACAAACAATGAAACAACTGCTGAGAGGTTAATCTCAGCCATAGGGTTTTGTAATGTATAACGGAGCAATCCGTGCTTTCGCTGTTAGCGGAAGTAACAAAATGGTAGAGGAAAGGCAGGGAAGCCCAGAGACGCCGGCCGCTTCCCAAACCTGGAAAGGTCTCGGGAAAGGAGCAGCTAAGGATCCAGCACCACGGAATCCCAACGTTCTCCACCTGTATTACAGCGTATTACAGGCAAACAACCAGTAGGAACAAGCGATCCCGAGCGAACATGCCCGTCGCCTCGCAATCAACTAAAGCCATCAGCCCACATAGGAGATTACAAACCCAAAACAAAAATAGAGAGGTGTAATAATGGGATCATCATATTCAGTTGTAGCGAAATTGATCTTTAAAGACAAGGAAAAAGAAGCGGGCTTTTGTAACTCAATCTATTCCGATGTAATGTCGCAAAATGGAGTATCGGCTCGCTTTGATATCGGAGAAGAGAAGATGACAACTCCATATAGTTGTTTTCGGGTTCTCTGTAAAAACCCATACATAGAAAATGATGGAACAATGATCGCAGACTTTGATGCCTCATATGGATGGTATAGGGTTATGTTCAACATTTTCAAAAAGGCAATGGAATTTGCATACGAAGGTTCCTGCGTCTATCTGGACGACTGGGGAGAAGACGACGGACATATTATATTGGTTAAAAATGGTGAGGTTTTCGTGAAATATGTTGGGCTTTATACAGAAGGTAACGGGTATTAACAGAATGGAGTGCGATAGACATGGTTCACTTGCCGGAAAAGCAGTTTAGAAGAGAAGTAGATACGCTTTTGAGATACGGGATTTCCAGTGATTACGTCGGACACATTCTCGATTTCAGGGCAGAAGAAGACGGTTTGACGATTTTTGACTTGATAAAAGAAGATGTAGAAACAACGTCCGCATGGGAAGACGAAGGTTATTACAACGAAGACGATATCAGACTTGCGGTCGGACGGGTTTTAATGAGTTGCTTGTACAAAATGAAGCAACTCTATTTTATTAAGGAGGCTTATGAATGTTCACCCTTGACGAGGTATTAGAGAGGACAATCGTTGAAATATTTACCGATGGCGGAGAAAAGAAAATCCACTACTACGCCTACGGGTACGATTGCTGCGACGGAGGGAAAACCCCTTACCGTTTTGTGGAGTATACGTTCTTTATTGCACCTCTAAGAGAGGTTTTAGACAAGGGAGCCTACCTATACGAAGAGGATTTTGGATACCAATACAAGCAGTATGTTGAAGACTGTAGTGAGGAAAAATGCCTGAATAACTATCTTCACTATGATAACGGAAATGAGCCGGTTTTGCTTGACGAACTGAAGTTGAGCATGTATACGCCGAACGGAATGTATATTTTGATTTAGGAGGGAAGTTAATGCACAGTAAGATTTTTCAGTTTTCTGAGAATCCCGTAGACAAGGACGACTATTTCGGAAGCGATAGATACTACAGTTCGGATTCATACTGCGGGAATTTTGTCGGAATGATAGCCGACTATGTGACCGACTTATCAGATAAAGATGAGGTTTCAAATATCGAGTGGCTTGGTAAATGCGAGGGAATTACAACCGATCCCGTCAACAGAACGGTGCGTGTTGAAAATAAATTCAAGTACTTTATAGAACAGTACGAGGAATATGTTGATAAACTCCAGAAAATAACGGAGGTATCCCTGGGTGAGTTTTGTACGACCAAATATCAGTGGGACGCACGGAGTGTTTTCGACATACTTAATGATGAGTTCGGGTTTTATATGGACAATGATGATTTCGGTGGGCCGATAACGCTTGATGAATGGGTTCGTACGGTTCCCGAGGGTAAAACGTATTACATCGGCGCGGTTCTTGATTACCATTTCTAAGGAGAAAGTCATGAACAATAAGTGTGAGATACCTCTTCCAAACGGTTTTAAACTCGTAGCGGAGACTAATGCAGATCCTGAGTTTGGTTATGAAATGTACATCGGCATCCACGACAATCGCGGTGGCTGGTGGCAAGATATTGCAGTCGTAAGACCAAGATATACATATGAAGAAAGCGGGAAGATCAAATGGAACAGCGAGGAATTTGATTTACTCGCCTATACAGATAGAGATACAGAGGATTACACACATTCGTTCGTGGTCAAACTATGGAGTGGAGATGAGGGTTTTTACGATGGCTAAGTGTGAGGCTTGCGGAAAGGAAATGAATAAGGCTGCGGGCTGCGATTTTAAATATATACGTACCAAAGATGGCAAACGTCACAAACGGTTTAAGGTCGGAGATGAGGGTTGGTATTCCGCCGGTGAACGCTGCGGAGATTGCGGGGCTTTATACGGCCATTATCATCATCCCGACTGCGATATTGAACGGTGTCCGGTATGTGGTGAACAAATGCTTAGTTGTTTGTGTGATATCTACGTATATTTACGGTAAATAAAGGAGGGGGATAAATGGCACGCGGATGGTATTACAACGTTGGCGATATAGTTTATATCAGAGCCGATTTGCAGAATCGTCAAGCATATGGCGATTATGGCGCAGATGAAGAAGATGAGAGATATTGCTGTGCAAACAGTAATATGAAAGAACTTGCCGGAAATGCCGCAACCATTGTTGAGCTGACGGTTTTTGGCAGCAACAATCCGGCGTACAGGATCGACCTCGATGGTGGAGAGTGGTTTTGGGTCGATGAGATGTTTGATCTTGTAAGTGCGGCTCCTATTTCTTTTGATGATTCAGACATCGAGGATTGGGATTTCTTCCTCGCGGATTTCAAAGGAGCGTGACATGAACACAAAGATTAGTTATCTCTACAGAGACGCGAGCAACTACAAGGAACATAACGAAGTTATTGTGAGCGGGGAATTTACAAGCAATGATCTTAAGCGGATATCCAGATGTCTGGACGAGGGCGAGTTTTTCATACCTCGTGATGTAGGGCTTCCCGAAAACAGGATCACCCCTTACAGAACAGACGATGACCACTGCTGGTTTGAAATGGAAATCTGGGAAAATGAAGACGGAACGTACGATGGCGGTTTCAAACTTACGGATGACGAGCCCACGGTCGACCTTGATATGCAGGAACTCGTGAGGAATTTTGAGAATGTTAAGACGTGGAACGAAACCGGATGGATGGACGACTACGATTACAAATCATATGACGAACTGCTTGGCAATTCCGGTGATGATAGGTCGTATGTTACCGTAAACGTGGGTTTTCATTACAACAACGGCGGCGGGGCGGAAGACCCCGTATACGATGAGACCCAGTTCGATATTGAAGTAGACAAGATGTTCGGCACTATGGCAATGGAATTACTGCAACTGTTCTACGATTTTTGCGATGAGAACGGTTTTTTGAACGCAACCATAGACTATGTGGAGGAGGTTTTCTAATGGACTTATGGGTTTTAATTACCACAATAGACAGGAATATCCTAACCGAAACATTCCGGAGTGAAGCGGCAGCGTGGAGCCAGATGATAAACGAGATTTGCATGGCCGGCAAGATTCCGAAAGAAGAGGTCGAAGGATGCATGGTTTACGAAGACGCCGCACGTGGAGTGGGTTTCGGAGTCGACGGTGGATACTGCAACAACGGATTATACGGAAACGATTATGATTGGAGGATTATACATGTCGGTTAAGATTAAGGGTATGCACATGCCTCACATGTGCTGTGAGTGCAGGTTTCATTCAACGTACGCAGACCTGTCCCATTATTGCAGAATGAGTGCGACGTGGATAAAGGATATCCGTTCAGAACGTCCGGATTTCTGTATGTTAGAGGAGGATGAGTGATGGTTTTAAGCAACGCACTGATAGAAGTCAGAAACGGAACGTTGTCTGACGAGGAAATCCAGGCATACATAGACATGATCGAGCGGCTTGAAAAAAGACGCAACAGAAAGATCGAAAGCATAATTTTTGAAGTGGACGGGGAATACGTTAATGTTACGTACAAATGCACCCCACTTCCATTTGAACGGCTTCGCCGGATCACGGGTTATTTGGTAGGCAATACCAATCGATTTAACGACGGCAAGAGAGCGGAGTTAAACGACAGGGTATCACACGCTTAAGAAGAGAGGAAAATGAAACATGGGATACTATACATACTATGAATTATCCGTAACGAGTTCGGACAAAAACTCCCAGATGCCACTACGCTGGCAAGAACTTAAAGACAGGATAGACGAAATGGAAATCTTTGACACGGGCCGGTGTAGTAACCCTAGCAGTCAGATAACGGACAACTGGAGTGTTGACGCAAAATGGTATGACCACGACAAGGATATGTGCCAATTATCATCTGAGTTTCCCGAATTTTTGTTCACACTTTCCGGAGAGGGCGAAGAGTCGGGTGATCTTTGGGTTACATATTATGCTGGAGGAAAATTTCAAACGGAATATGCGGAAATTGTATTTGGCAAATTTGATCCAAACGAACTACGGTCACTTAGTTGATCCAAAGTAACTGCAGGAGGGATTTTTATGATAATCTTCAGAGAAAACACGCAGACGGGACTTAAATGCGGCGTCAATGATGACGGCGACCTGTTCCTCGGAAATAGCAAAACAGGGTACAATTTGCCCAACACTCCCGAGAATCTGTTTTTTGTTCTCACAGATTTCGATTACTACAATGTGGAGGAAGAATCATGATAATAGACAGGCCTGTGGCTGTACAGCCGGCAAAATGTCCGCACTGCGGTGCGGTTTTATACACAAGTCAGAATCCGAGATACGTTTATCAGTGTCTTGAGTGCGATGAGGATTTTTACGAGGTTGAGGCGAATTATAAAACGCTGGCCGATAGAGATATGGCACTTAAGATATTGTATAAATTGATCGAAGATGAACTCTATGATCCAAACAACGGTGTTTTTGATAATCAGTTTTACGGTATCGGTAACGACGGTGATGATGTTAAGCCCATCACGGCAGCCGACGTGTACAACTGGTTTAACTCAAGATATTCAAGGGGTTTTTACAGCCTCCTTTGATATAGGAATTATCGGAGTGAGTAGTTAACAGCGGGTGCAACTCCCGCCACTCCGACCAGTTCCCTGTTCCTGTTCCCTCCTCATTATAATTACTTCTTTTCTCCTTTCAAAATGTCTGTTTTCATTGTTCATTTATAATTTTTCTCCTTTCATTATATACAGGAACAGGGAAATCCAAATCACCCAATGCAGATCTGTACTCAGGTACATCCCCCGCTGTCAGCGAGGGAAACGCACTTTTAGCTGTGTTCTTGCACGACCATCAACGCTCAGGTGGAAATTACTCACTTATTCCGCTCCCGCTTCAAAGTGAAGTAATTTCACACTTGAGCGTGATCGTCTAGCAAGAACAGTGGCGAGAAAGTTAAATTTCCGGAGCTCCGGTACCTCCGGGACATAAAAAGTCCCGGAGGCCCGAAGGAACGGAAATCCAACTTTCTCTTTAAAGCACACCGGCACAACCGGTTGCAGATTGGGTGGCATTCAGTAAGTTATCCAACCAAAGATACTGTCATGTTATTGCTGGATTTTCAGCGCTTTCGCTGTTAGCGGAAGTAACAAGACGGGAGAGGAAAGAGGCAGCCAGCAGAGCTCGCTGGCGGCAAGTTCGGGATCCCCAGGATCGCCCGCATGCCTCTGATAACCAAACCAAGAACCAATCACATACTTTTCCTCGGAAAAGGGCAACAAATCACACGGTTTTCCAACCAAAAACACAGGTTACAAAGGGTTCCTCACACTCCCGCACCAAACTTAACGGTACAGCACGAGCTGCGCCGCACGCGCCTGCAGGTCTTCACGCGGGTTCGCACACATGTAGATGACAGTACAGATTTTCTCCATAAAGTACAGCATAACGCAACTTTCTGGAGATAATAAAACATTTTGAAGGAGGTGGGTTTTAATGAGAGACGTGGGAAGAATCGATATGTTAATGGACGACTTCAGAAATCTGTGGAAATTGGTGCCGGATTGGAGGTTTGGTCAACTGATTTCAAACTTTCTGAGTTGGTATGGCAGAGATCCGTTTTATGTGGAAGACGACAAGATGTCGCTGATGCTATCACTCTACATGGAAAACCTGATGAAGAACGGATATGGAGAAGAGGAGGAGATGTAGATGGAAGAACGGAGAATGAAAATGGATTGCCCTGGAGGGTATTCCCTTGTTGTTGAGATGGCAAACGAGGAAGCCGGAGGTCAGTACGAAGTGTACGTGTCGCTGGAAAAAGACGGTGAATACATAATGGATCTGGCTTCGGTGGTCAACGCACATCGGTTTAAGAATGGCGAGTACCATTACGAGGAAGGGGTTTTTGGCGTTACGGTAACGAACGACCCTGTGGAATTGTCAACTGCGACATACATAATGACATTCGACAATGAGGGAGAACTCGAAGATATCAGTATCATTGAATAGGCGGGGCAGCACAATGTTAAAACCGCTGAGTTTTTATCTTGAAAATCCCAACACCGGAGAGGTTTGGGAATGGGAGTGCTATTCATGGAAATCCGGTTTTAAAAAAGCAAAACACATTACAAAAATTATTATGCAATATGATTTCTTTGATGCAAATACACAGCCAGTGGAATTATACGTAGTAAATGCATTCGGGAATAAGATTTTAGTAAGACTATTAAGTCAATATAGACAATTTACAGAATCCGACTCTAAGGAGTGGGATTCTTTCTTTTCAGAATACACATGTCTGAGTTGAGGAGGTTTATATGGACGGTTACGAAGCCCTGGCAAACGCGATTATTATCCAGGCGGCAAGTGATTACCGGACGGCGAGGAAAGTTATCAACAGCCATCCTGAGGGTTTGGCAGAAGATAAATATTATAAGAAGGCAGTAAAGATAAGAGATGAGTGCAGAGATTTTTTCGAGGGCGATTGGGTTTCTGTGCTTACGAGAGTTGACGGGAAAGATATATTGTGTGCCCTCAATAAGGAGCGTGTGTAATGAAAATGATAACAGCCGAGGCCGCCATAAGTCAGATGGGTAATCCGACTAAGTGGATGAAGGGAAACATATTTTCGTGTCAGATTATTTATTACCAGCCAACCGAGGTGTCATTTGATGTAGATTGCACTCAGCCTAACTGGCGCGATGAATTACTTGCTCTCTGGGAAAAATATCGCAAGGACAATTTTCTGCCGGAGGAGTGCGTCGCGGAAGCGTGGGCAACTGTAGAGATGTAAATAAAACCGAGAAGGGTTTTAAATATTTATAAGGGAGGTTTGAAAAATGATAACAAAGGCAATGCAGAGGTGCAACGACTGCGGGTATCTTGATGTCGATGAGAACGGCAACTGGATCTGTGAGTATTGTGAAGCCGAGATTCATCAGGTTTCTGATGATGAGTGTCCGGAGGAGGAATAACAGTGGTGATCAACGTATCGGTAACAAGAACCGACTACGGGTCGGTGGGTGTTGAAGTACCGGAGGGCAGCGTAATTCTTGACCCTAGTGCAACAGATTTGAGGAAACGTAGAGCGGCGAGAAAATTAGCCGAAGATTATATTAAAAACGGAGGCGAGATTCGCTGGCATACTAATGGGGTTATATATGCAGACCTCTTTTATTCGGAAGTCCCAGAAGGATGGGAGCAAGATGTATAACACCGAAGAGATATTAAAAAAGCCAAAGGGCATTTACGCTAGGGGAGCAAAGGATGGTTGCCCATTTCTGATAATGCGTCACGATGAAGGGTGGGGATTTTCGGTTATGGCCAAGTGCGACGGAATGATGATCTACCAGTGCATCGATTATGACGAACACGGAGATTACCTATACGAACACTACATTTTAGGAGTTGACTAGTAATGTTTTATCTGACGAAAGAAGATTTGGAAAACACGGTTTTTGAAGAAGAAACGGGTTTTCGTGACACCGACGGAGAGCAGTGGGTCGTGTTATACTACAATGCTCCACGTTCTGTTCTTAACGATATGTATCCTGACGCCGATTACGCTACTATCAGCCTTGAGTTTCCGAAAGGATTCGATGGCATGGAAGATATCGGGGCATTGATCTCTCCGACAAAGGTCGAGGTTGATGTTGAGTTTGACTACGACTACTCAGAGCTGGGTGTCTCAGACGAGACGGTTTCGAATTTGTTGCAGAAATGGTATGCGGCAGGATAATAAAAGAGAAGAGGTGTGACGTACGGAATACTATGTGACAATAGCGGTAGATGGAAGGTATTTGACCAAGGTTGAGGCGGATAGCGTAGAAGATGCGATAATAAAAGCACAGGTAAATTATTTCGACGCGGATTTTGGGGTACTGGAAAGCATTGATGCCGAAACAGTGATTGTTGAGGATTCGGACGGGAATTATGTGTGGGAGAGATAACATGGAATTTAACGTGGAATATACGATGACACTGACGGTCGAGGCCGAGGACGAAGAGGAAGCATTGGAAAAGGCAAACGAAATGGCGTACAGTATGTACGGAGATAAGTTTGTTAATGACATGTATGTTTATGTGGACGGGAATTTGGCTTGTTGATTGTTTATACATTTTGAAGTATAATTAGTTAACAAAAGGAGGTGGAGCCGGTTGCTAATTGCGTTTGAAATCTTGCTGGCATTATTTGGTGGGATTTTCCTTGCTGCTAGAATTCTAACTGAGAACATCAAGGATTCTTTTAGAGGTTTTAATAAGCAAGTAGCCATGAACGAGTGGGAAGAGTTTGCTTTAAAGTATACAATCAGAACGAAGAAGGAGGATGAAGATTTCAGGGCGAGATATATAAGACCATCAAACCTTGATGACGTATATAAAAAGTTCGAATCTTCATTTAAGGAAGTATGCCCTGAAGATATAGATCCGTACGCTTTTGCTGCTGGTCACCTAGGAGGATTCCCAAGTGGAGGATATCCGAATTACATTACTAAACAGCACAATCTTCCGCAGTTGGATGAAAGTGAGGACTGGGTCTATCACTGGATTCTCGCGAGTCACGGAAAGGTAAATTGGTATTCAGCAAACAGTGGGTATCAAATAGGAAGAACAAATATCGAGTTTAATATAAAATGTGCAAGAGAACTTGAAAAAATACTAAATCAAAACGGTGTTAATCTAAAATTGGTTTTTTATCCGGCAAGAAGCAATAAACCAAATGTAATATACGGTGGTAAATTGTATTGGGACTTAAAAAAGAATACAATGTATACAACAAATATAGGAAGAAGGCTTTGGTAAATACATAAGTTTAATTACGGGGACGGCTTGTTAGCCGTCCCCGTAATTTATTTTTATAAGGAGTGATTGTGTGATTGACTATGAGCGAAGGCTGTTTGTGGGGTCTGTGATAATTCTTTTTCTACTTTCAGCCCTGCTGGTTTTTTTATTCTCAATAAGACTCCCTTATGAGAATGAAGAGAGCGATGGGCCCGAACTTGAGTCTGTTGAAGAGATAATTGATATAGCACTCGAAGGGACATATGAAGAGGAGCCGGAAACGGCTCCATTAATATCATTTGACGCAAAACTTGCCAGAACGATTGATAAGGAATACGGAAGACTAAACACTCAGACAACAGAAACTGAGCCCGAGGTTTTTGAGGAACCGGAAGTAACTGTGTATTATTATGAGGAGCCGGTACAATATAAAGCGCCCGAACCGTACTACCCCGTTATTATTGAAGAGTATAATGAACCCGAGCCAGAGTCTGTGGAAGAAGAAATCATACCGGAAGAAGAGATTACTGTGGCTGACGACGCAGACATTAAAGAACCGGAGGAGGCAACGCAGACTTATTTTACAGAAGAAGATGTGATTGCTTGCGCCAAAATGCTTTGGGGAGAGGCCCGCGGGTGCGATGTGGACGACATGGAAAACTGTGTACGTACGGTTTGCAATAGAGCAGATGACTCACGGTACCCAAGTTCGATATCGGATTGCGTTACACAGCCATATCAGTATAGCGGATATTCATCTTCCAATCCAGTCAGTGATGAGCTATATAATGTGGCTTACGAGATCCTTTCAGACTGGGCGGCAATGAAAGACGGGGAAGACGTTGAGTGGTACGATTATAATTCATTCTACGGAAACGGAGACTATAATACGTTTTACAGAAACTAACGGGTTCAATATGTTGAAATTTGCCGAACGTAAAAACCCTAACAACATCAACGGGTTTGGGGTTTAGTATATGTAGTTGAAATGCTACCATATAAGTAAATACTCATGTTTAACAGGAAGGAGGACGAAATGATTTACCTTGATAATGCAGCCACCACACAAATGGACAGACGGGTTTTAGATGCTATGATGCCGTTTATGACGGAATCGTATGGTAATCCCGGTGCAATATATTCGGTAGGCAGAAAAGCACGAGCAGCCATAGATGAGGCTAGAGAGAAGGTAGCGGATTTTATCAATGCCGAACCATATCAGATTATCTTTACTTCCGGAGGAACGGAGTCAAACAATACGGTTTTTGAGATAGCGAAGGAGATTCTCGGTAAGCGCGGGAATGTTCACGTAATAACAACATATATAGAGCACGAATCTGTTATTCGTTCCGCAAGTAGACTCGGAGATCTGCCCGGATTTTTGACATCGTACGTTACCGCAGAACATGACGGTACGATTTCTGCAAAAAACATACAAGAGGAACTTCAGTATTGGAAAGAGTTATACCCAAACGGGATGATCTCTGTTATGCATACAAATAATGAGACCGGAGCCGTAAACCCATTGGATGAAATCTATCAGATTTGCAAGGACGATGGTGATATATTTTTCCATACAGATTGCGTACAAGCGGCAGGATGCAGTGAACTGGATGTTAAAAAAATAGGATGCGATTTTATGTCGCTTTCGTCCCATAAAATCCACGGGCCAAAGGGAGTCGGCGCGGTTTATATTAAAAATCCGAGACTAGTTCAAGGTGGACTTATCCTCGGAGGTAAAGTGCAGGAATTTGGGATGAGAGGCGGTACGGAAAATGTATCCGGCATCGTGGGCTTTGGAGAGGCTTGCAGCATAATGAAAAAGGAGCTTCATGATACCGTAATACACACTTCATCGATGAAACAATTGTTCCATAACACGCTCAGGGATTGTTTGAAAGAGTGCAACATGGAAGATATAATGCATGTTAACGGGCCTCCGGTCGTCAGGCCTGGGAAGATACTAAATATCAGATTTGATGGAGTAGATGCAGAAACACTACTCCTTTATCTGGACTCTAAGGGTGTCTGCATATCTGGTGGGTCTGCATGTACGGCTCTTGAACAAAATCCGAGTCACGTTTTATTAGCTATGGGCTTATCACCCGAGGAGGCTCGTAGTTCTGTAAGGATTTCGTTTTCGCGATTTAATACCAGCGACGAGGTAATGGAGGCTGCGTATATAGTTTCCGCAGGAGTGAGGTTATTAAAAGGATGAAGATAAAATACCCTAAAAACGAGATTGTGTGGGTGAGGTATATATCAGAAAGCAGTGATCCTATATATATAATTACAAGCAAACAGATTAGGGACTGGTATTATTTATATAAAATCAACTCCGACGGTACTTTAGAAAGAATAGGGAGAGCAAAAACACCGTCGGAGTTGGAAAGTAAATACGTGCCAAAAAAGAATGAGAGTGGCAAGAGAAAAAGTGAAAAGCGGAGGTATTGGGAATGAATAATAAACGCCGGGAAAAACTATCTGTAGCACAGGAGTATTTACGCAAAGCCGAAGAGCTGATATCTAACGCGTTGGATGAGGAGCAAGACTGTTTAGATAATTTACCGGAAAATTTAGAATGTAGTGAAAGATATGAAAAAATGGAGTCGGCGGTAGATAAATTAGACGAGGCTCTATCTGGAATCGATGAGGTTAGATCAAATATAGCAGATGCATCTGCTTAACAAACGATTATATAACTATTTAGAGCGCGGCGAAGCCGCGCTCGTATTCTTTTAAGTTGACAAAAAAACCGTATCATTTATAATTGAGTATACTAACAATAAAATAACGGAGGGTATAATGGGTTCGAAGGACTTTAAAAAAGAAGACTGGGTGTCTTTAAAGCAAATGATAGATGATGACGAAAAGCGAGCGGCAATCATTAATCCATTTAAAGTCAGGGGTATAAATGCTTCGTATGAAGTTCTGAAAAAGATGCTGAGAGGATCTGGAGCATCTGTAAACATGTCGATTGGAGATCATTATAAAAGTATGGGAACCATTACAATCATTGGCAAAGAAATGGTTTTCAGCGAGCCGAGACTACTTGCCGCAATTATGAAAACAGCATCCAATACAGATATATACCCGAAAACGGACGGGACAATAGTAATTGATATCACATATCACGGGATTACAACGCCGATAGAATAGGAGGACATATAGTTTGGCAAAGACGCGAGGGTGTTATAGCACGGTTTTAGAAGTTATAGAAGAGGGGTCAAAAAGGTTTTCTTCAATCTTCGAAGAAAATAAAGACAAGGTCAGAGACTTTGAGGCTATTTGTACATATATAGACACATTGATAAAAAAGTATAATTGCGAATATTATGAAATTGAAATCGAAGACGGAACAACAGACATTTCAATCGCGGTAACCTGTGCAGAGGTAACTTTTGACACAGAAGATGATCCAATCTATGTTTTACTCGACGCGTCGCAGAGCGCTTCGTTTTCTTATGGCGAAAAAAAGAATACGATTTGTATAAAACTAACATTTTGTGGCGTATGGGATCCAATTTGTTGCGTCAGGTAATCGTACGGGTGCGTTTTCGCACCCGTATTTGTATTTAACAATACCTGAAGCCCTCGGGAAATGGTATCGGTTTTTTAAGTATCACTTTGCCAAAACAGATTACGGAGTAATCTGAGTCCGCACTAACATAAACGTTGGAATCCTGCCGATCGGGATTCGCTGATACTAATATGAGATTCTTATTGATGTCCGTGTAATACAATTTACAATAAAGCGCGTCGTTGACGCTAAACACACCGACATCTCCGCGATTCAGGGTTTTTTGTTTAACTACGAATACTGTATCGTTGTCCATAATGTACGGCTCCATGCTATCGCCCTGGATTCGAATCGCAAAATCGGCATTTCTGGGTACCGTATCATCTACGGGTATCATTTCGAAGTCATCTCCGCCTAATGGCGCTGAGAACCCAGCTGCGGATGGGGAGGTATACTTGGGAAGGTACCTTTTAGGGGTGTTGTTGGTAAATACATTTATTCTTTGCCGTTCAATTCTACAAACAGCTTCAACAGCTTTACGCCCTATGGCGTCTAAGTTTCGATAGTTTTCCAAAAGGCTTTCCTCTTGGTTGCTGAGGGGGTTTTCGCATTTGTTGTTAATGCTAGTCCCAACCATGTAGTCTATAGGAACGCCGAATATTTTTGACAAAGATACTAATGCGTGCATAGACGGGTTTTTACTACCCGATTCCCAACTTCGTATAGTTTGTACCGCGACACCGATACGTTTTGCTAGTTGTTGTTGTGTGAGAGAGTTTTCCGTTCTTAGACTTCTAAGTGTATTACTAAAAAACATAGAAACACTCCTTATTAGTTATTGACAAGCACTACTAAAGGTGCTACTATGAGAAACAAAGATAGCTGCTGTTTCTTATATACTATATGTTTTCCCGATTGTCAAGATATTTTTTGTTGGTAAATAAAGCAAACACCCCGCAGTGGACTGGACTGCCTGGGGTGCTTGCATGAATGCTGTAACAAACAATGTAGAATGAAGAAAGACTCGAAGTATCTGTCAAATCTTACGAACCTAACAAAACTACAGATTATATTACAGCGCGAGAAGTTGCCTTCTCGTGATTATAGTAATATAGTCTCCCAATAAAGTCAAGGGGGCGGTAATTGTGAATAAAGTATCTATACATAGTTTGGCGAAGATATTTAACCCGGCGCACACATATCGTTATATATATGATACATCAAACCAAAGGTACGACTGTAAATTCAACGCGTCTCTGGTTTTTACAAAAATGGTAACTGGTCTCAATCCAGACAGGGTGGGGCTGGTATCTGAGTTCGGATCGATGTCCTTTGAATCGGTAAAGGATGTATATATAAGCGACGAAATTGTAGGTATAGGATATAAGATGGATATTATATGTGGGGACGGTAAGGATGAGATAACACATAAACTGCTTGTAGACAAACAATATTATTAACTTGACATAACCCATATAAAAGGTTATAATATAATAAACTGAAACAGAGGGAGGTGTAAATTTGAGTTTCAAACAGCCCGAGACCTCAAGACATATTGAACCGAAAATAGGCGAGGTTTATTATATGAAGTTTGACGGTACCGGAAGCGAACAGCGGGGGTGGAGACCCGGATTGGTTTTCCAAAATAATACCGGTAATTTTTATAGTCCAAATATTATTGCGCTACCCCTTACAAGTAAAAACAAAAAATTATCACAACCAACGCACGTATTTTTACCCGCGTCAGAAACGGGATTAAAAGTAGATAGTACGGTACTTTGTGAGAATCCGGAGCGGATGTCGAAGGAGTACATCGGTAGTTATATTACGACCTTATCTCACGAGTATATGGCAGAAATAGCGACGGCTAATATTTTAGCTACGTCAGCTATAGCGTTTATAGATCCAAGAACCCTCCGCACGCTCTGGGAAAAAGCTTCGCTGATAAACAATAGGAACTGCGAGGGGAGTTAATATGTACAATCCTGAAATTAAGGGACGGTTTATTAAAGAATACAGCACAAAAGACAGCATCAGAACAATCTGTCTAAAAACGTTTAATAAACTGGAACCTTTTGAGGAATCCTGGGGTGCCGATTTCTGCACCCAAAAAGAAGAGGTAATACTTCCGGCTTTAAACGCTATTTTAGGGGCAAGAGCCGAAGGTCAGCGCACGCGCAGCACCATATTAAGAGAGTATGTTAAATGGTGTATGGCAAATGGTATTCCCGGTGCATGCGATTCAATGTATCATGTTGATACGACCCGGGATATTTCTAAAATTCGAGAACAAACCGTTAAAAATCCCGCCCATCTACAAAGACTGCTTGATGGGATATGCTTACCTGTCGAGAGCAATACCGTAGATATTATCATTCGTGGATTTGTATGGCTTGCATATAGTGGAATTGCCGAAGAAGATATTTTTAAGATTTTAGATAGCGATATAGATTTTGCTAACATGGTTATTCATTATCAGGATCGAGACTACCTAATATATAGAGAGGCCATTCCGGCTTTAACTCAGTGCGTAAAACTTCAAACGTTTACAGTGTATCACCCAAACTATGCGGTACCGATGGCTGCGCCCCGCGTGGGAGGCCATCAATTATTACGTGGTACAAAGTCTGACGCGAGTCTTAAAAACATGAAGGCTATTTTGTCAAAACGCATGAAAGAGAATAAAGCCTCTGATACGAACTACCTGAAACTTAGTTATCATCGCATATGGCTTTCCGGTGTTTTTTATAGAATGCACGAACAGGAACTTGCGGGAATACCACCGGATTTTTCCGGGATAGCGGAAGAGCGTATGGGTGATAAGGAGTACAGCAACAAGGCATATAACAGGCATAGATTAGCCAAGAGTTTTATGACAGACTATCAGAGATGGAAACAAAGCTTGTTATAAAAGTAAGAGAGCCCGCATAAGCGGGATTCTCTTATTACATATCAATTTAAAAGTATTGTTTATGGGGGTGTAGCCAAGCGGTAAGGCGGTGGACTTTGACTCCACAATACGTTGGTTCGAATCCAGCCACCCCTGCCACGGCATAGGCCGTAAGACGGAAATTAATAATGGAAGGAGGGCAGTGTTTGCAGTTGCCGTCAAAAGCAATTTAGTTTAATGGATCAGATGAATAGGAGGCCATATGGCAGAACAACTAAACCTTATTCAAAAACTAGCGGGCATTAGAGCAATGTCTGACTCGGTCAAAAAGGATAAAAAAGGGTACAACTACTCCTATGCCGACATTACGGAAATCCTTGCGAAGGTTACAGCCGGAATGAAAAAGTATGGGGTTTCTCTTGTTCCCTCGATCGTTCCCGGAACGGTCAATATCCAGCAACACGACTTTATTACGACCAGATCTGACAAACAGGGTAATATTTATGACTCAAAATCTTCAGAAATGTTGTTTTCTGCAGAGATGATATTCAGGTGGCTCGATGACAGCAACCCGAGCGACTACATAGATGTTCCCTGGATAGCGGTCGGTATGCAGCAAGACCCATCGCAGGCCGTAGGTTCTGGACTTACATACTGCACTAGGTATTTTCTTACCGAGTTTTTCCAGATTGCACAGTCCGACCTTGATGTCGATGCGTATCGCTCCAAACAGAAAGCCGCTGCGGAGGCTGAGGACAAAGCAATAGCCGGAGGAATTATTACAGAATTCGATACGGTTTTAAGGAAGTTCCTTGCCGATAACCCCGACAGCGGAGAGGAGATTAAACAGTTCATCTCTAAGTATGTTAAGAGCGCAAAGTATACGTCTATAACAGACCCGCAATTAGCAGCAAAACTCTTTAATGATTTCAAACAAAAGTATATGGAGGAAAACTAAATGTCACTTAACCATATAACAATTATGGGAAGGCTTACCCGCGACCCCGAAATGCGGCGTACACCGTCTGACGTTCCTGTGACTGCTTTTTCTCTTGCGGTAGACCGTGATTACTCAGGGAAAGACGGCGGAGAAAAGCAGACCGACTACATCGATTGCGTAGCGTGGAGAGGCACGGCAGAGTTTGTGTCAAAGTATTTTGCGAAAGGCAAAATGGCTATCGTGTCAGGCAGACTGCAGATCCGTGATTGGACGGACAAAGATGGCAATAAGCGTCGCTCCGCAGAAGTTGTAGCGGATAACGTGTATTTTGGAGACTCAAAGCGCGACGGAGCCCAGGGCGGGCAGCGTAACGATGCAGTAAGCAGAGCCGTAGAGATGGCAGATAGCGGGGAGATAGACGACTCCGAACTGCCGTTCTAGGAGATAGCATATGGGTGATATGATTTATCGCCCTCTAATCGAGGATATGACGTGGAGTTATTCACGTATAAGCAGCTTCCACGATTGTCCCTACAGGTGGTACTTGAGATATATCTGCAAGGTAGAAGAAACTCCGCGTTTTTTTAGTTCATACGGCAGTTTCGTCCACCGTCTTCTGGAGCAATACTACAAAGGAGAGGCGTCGAAAGATGACATTTATATAAAGTTCCTCTTGAGTTTTTCCTCTGAAGTACAAGGGCCGAGACCGCAAGAAAGTACAGTACAGAAATACATAAGCGACGCTGCTGATTACTTGCGGAATCTTGAACCTATACCAATAACCCCGCTCGAAACAGAAAAGGGACTCGCCTTTAATATTGGCGGCATCCCTTTTATCGGCTATATAGATTTTCTCGGGAAGACAGAAGATGGACTTGTTATCGTAGACCATAAATCCCGTGATTTAAAACCGCGCAGTAAAAGGAAACAGCCGACGGCAAAGGACAAGGAACTGGACGAAGCATTAAGACAGTTATATCTGTATGCGGAAGCCGTTCGTCAGGAATATGGGGTTTTCCCATCACGATTATGCTTCAACTGCTTCAGAGTTGACAGGTTCATATCCGAACCATTTAACGAGGAGACTTTTAAGGAGACTGTTAAGTGGGCTGAAGATACGATACACGAAATAGAAGACACCAATGAGTTCCCGCCAAATCTGGACTACTTCGGTTGTCATTATATATGCGGGGTCTCAGACGAATGTTGTTATAAACAACTAGGATGGTGAAAGTTATTAGAGCCGAAGATATTAACAGCATAGAAAGCGAATCGGGCATTATTGCCTCACTCATTCACAACCCAGAGTTCTCATTTTACTCTGAGTCATTACTCCCAAATCACTTTACAAACAAGGACAACCGCTGCGTTTATACAGCGATTTGTGAAATGGCCAGAAGGGGGATAACTACGGTCGACCCCTATAACATTATATCGATATTAGCCTCGTCAGAAGCGACCAGACGGTATTCGGAGGAGTTATCCATCGACAAACTGTACGAACTCATGGATATGAGCGACGTGCTTGCCAGGAATACCGTTGAGGAATATATGGTGCTCGTCAAGAACGTCATGGACGCGGCTTTCAGACGGGATACGTTCCAAAAACTCAAGGAATGTCAGGCTTTATGTTATGACCGCTCCAGAGAGAACATCGAGCAGGAGATTTATGCTGCGATAGACGATGTAATGACGGAATTTTCCTCTGCAAACGAAATCCCGCAGTACAAGGACGTCATAGACGACTGTTGGGAGGAAATCAAGTCAAGACAAAGCAACGGATTCGCCGGAATACCCTTCAAATTTCCGACATTGAACGAATATGCAACTATCGAACCTGGCGAACTGTTCATTTTCGCCGCAGAAGCCAAGCAGGGCAAGTCGATGATGCTTCTGAACTGCGCGATCGATCTTCTCAGACAGGATTTGGCGGTTCTTTACCTTGACAGCGAGCTAAATACGAGGCTTTTTACCGCAAGAGTGCTTGCTCACCTCTCCGGTGTCGAATACAAGCGTCTTGTATCGGGAAAATACAGCGACAGGGAAGAGCAACTTATAGAAGAGGCCAGAGAGTGGATGAAAACGCGGAAATTTACACACATTTACATCCCGCTCTTCGACCAGCAGAGTATTTACACCGCCGTAAAGAAAGTCAAGCACACACAGGGGCTTGACGTGCTGATAGTAGACTACTTTAAAGGCTCCGGAGACGGTGACGCATTCAATTCGTATCAGGAACTCGGTAGGTTTGTGGATACGGTCAAAAATAAGATTTGCGGAGACATGGGGATCTGCGGAATAGGGGCTGCGCAAGCCACGATAACCGGAAAGGTTGCTGACTCTGCGAAAATCGGCAGAAACGCCAGTACAATCGCACTAATACAGGATAAAACGCCCGAAGAGGTGGAAATAGACGGAGCGGAATGCGGAAATAAAAAACTCCGAGTGATTCTTAACAGAAACGGTATGCAAATGACGCCAAATGAATACATAGATCTGTTCTTTGACGGTAATAGAGTACTTTATAAAGAAGCAAAGCAGCATGTTCCGCAGACTCCGTATTAAGGGGGCGAAAAATGGACACTAGTACACTATTAGAAATTATAAACACACGAATCAGAGCCAACGACGCAAACCCTACAAAAGGAACATTCCTTTATGAACTGGCAAAAGCGCTCGAAAGGCTTCAACAATACGAAGAAAATGATAAAAAGTCCGTTTAACGGACGGAGGTGGCATATTGGAACTCAATGATCTGTTAAGTTCCATAGATATTGTAGACTATCTTTCACAATTTGTTGACCTACAGCAACGCGGGCAGGAATGGTGGGGGTTAAGTTGCTTCAAAGACGAAAAAACCCCCTCATTTTCCGTAAGGAAAGACCCTCCGGTCTTCTATGACTACTCTTCCGGCATTGGCGGGAACGCTTTTACGTTCACTAAGTACTATTTTCACTGTTCTCCTGCCGAAGCGATAGAGAAATTGAAGAAATATGCGGGCATTGACGGAGATGTCGCCCCGAAAAGGGAGAAAATGGCCGCTACAGTTGTCTGTAAGAGGTTTTTACCCCCAAAAACCACTCAAAAAGAGTCAACGGCAAAGGTTTTACCGGACAATTACATGGAAAGATATGAAAAATCACCCGAAAAACTCGCCGTTTGGGAAAAAGAAGGCATTTCAAGGGCTTCACTCGACAAATTTCAGGTATGTTACGACAGTTTTTCCAACAGACTGGTGTATCCGATTCGAGATATCGAGGGAAAAATCATAAATATAGGCGGAAGAACGCTGGATCCCGACTGGAAGGAGAAAAAACTGCGAAAATATACCTATACACAGGGTTGGGGAACGATTTCCACCATATACGGAGTCGCCGAAAACATGGAGTCCATAAAAAAATCGAGAGAAATCATCATTTTTGAGGGCTGTAAAAGTGTTTTAAAGGCAGATACGTGGGGTATAGGGAACACAGGGGCTATTTTGACCTCTCATTTGTCCCCCAACCAGATGAAAATTCTGGCAAAACTGGGGTGTAGGGCGGTTTTTGCCCTAGACAAGGATGTAGATATCAAAAAAGACCACAATATCAACAAATTAAAGCAGTACATCAATGTGGAATACATTTTCGACAAAGATGATCTGCTCGGAGAAAAGGATTCACCCGTAGATAGGGGGTTAGAAGTTTTTGCAGAATTATACAAGCACAAGATTGGTCTTAGATAGAGACGAGCAGAAGGCAAAAGAGTTGATTAGCGAGTGGTATCACTCCCGGACAGCATCGTCTTCTCTTTATACAGATAGAGAGTGGACGGCGGTCAATGCACATAGGACTCCTCTGTATACATTCACTCAGCCAGTAACACACTATACACCGACACCCCTAACCCTGCCAGATTCCGTTATTAGAATACTTACTGGGAACAGAACTGTAACGACCGCTCCTCCTCCCAGAGAAGAAAGTACTGATATTGAGCAGGAATGCGCTGAGTCGCCGGAACTTGACGAGTTTCTCAATAGTTTTAACAGGGGTGGTACGACATAGACAACTATATAATGTACCACTGTCACACGGAATACAGCCTATTAGACTCCTGTACCAAGTTTAATGAGTATATAGACTTGGCTACCGCAAACAGTCAGAGAGCCATTTCGTTTTCGGAACACGGCAAGCCGTTAAACTGGACAGAAAAGTGGGCAGCTTGTAAAAAAGCGGGACTAAAGTACATTCACTCCGTGGAGATATACCTTACAGAGTCTCTTGAGGAAAGGGTTCGCGACAACTATCACACAGTCCTCATGGCACGAAACATGGACGGACTAAGAGAATTAAACGAACTTATAAGCAAGTCGTGCGATAAAGACCACTTTTACTACACGAACCGTATAAGTTTTGACGAGTTTTTAAGAATATCGGACAACATCATATCAACAAGCGCGTGTCTGGCATCTCCATTAAATAAATTACCAAACGACCACCCAAGATACTTGGAGTTGGCCAGAAAATACAACTTCTTAGAGATCCAGGCACACCAACATCCGGAGCAGATCGAATTCAACAGGAGGTTGCTTGACCTATCCAAAAAGTTAGGGAAACCTCTTATAGCCGGCACCGACACGCATAATTCATCTCAGTACAAAGCCGAGTGCAGAGCGATACTGTTATCTTCAAAACACAAGACATATGGCGATGAGGATTCGTTCGACCTTACATATAAAACTTACGACGAACTCAAACATATGTTCAGAGTACAGAACGCAATCCCCGAGTCGGAATACTTAGAGGCCATAGAAAACACCAATAGCCTGTTTGATATGACGGAAGAGATAGAATTGGATACCTCGATTAAATATCCTATTCTTTACGGCTCAAGAGAAGCCGACTCCCAAAAGTTTGTTGAGACCGTAGAAAACAAGTTTAAACAGAAACTTGAGACCGGTGTCATCCCGCATGAACAAGAAGAGGAATTCAGAAGTGCTATAAACGAAGAAATGCGGGTTTTCAAGAAACTTCAGATGGATGGCTTCATGCTCAGTATGAGCGAACTTATAAGTTGGTGCAAAGAACATGGGATGGCCATAGGAACCGCCAGAGGTTCCGTTGGCGGGTCACGCGTGGCGTATGTCACCGACATAATAGACCTCAACCCCGAAACGTGGCATACGGTGTTTTCCAGATTCTGCAACGAGGACAGGGAAGAGATTGGAGATTAATAATATGGTCTCCCTGTGTGGCAACACACTGATAAAAAGCTGGTGAACCTATAATTATAGGGTGTGGCAATAAAATAATGCTGCTAACGGTGAACCCTAATCGCACAGCGTATGGGAATACCGTGGTAAGCCAATCTATTTCCCGCAATATCGGAGGTGACACATGGACTTTTCTGATATTAAAGGAAGATACAAACAAATAGATAATTTCCCAGATTACTACATCACAGACAGTGGAGAAATATACTCAAAGCGTTTAAGGGGTTATGAAACAGAACCCCACTTGCACAAACTTACGCCAAAAAATCCGGGCAATCCCGCGAAGTATTTAAATATCATCTTGTGTAATGACGACGGTCAGTTTACAAAGTCCATACACAGGTTGGTGGCAGAGAACTTTGTTCCGGGTTATTTTGATGGCGCTGTAGTAAACCACATAGATGGCAACAATCGCAACAATAACGCCCAAAACCTTGAGTGGATTACAACGCAAGAAAATGTTCGCAAGTCGTATATTACATCCGGTATAACCCAAACAAGAAACTACTATGCATGGAGGCTAATTGACCCCGAGGGAAATGTATTAGGGGAGTTCATAGGGTTTCCGGAAATAAAACGCTACATAGCCAACAATATGTTGGACACCTCTCCTTCATTTTTATATAAAAAACGGAGGAGTAGGGGATACAGAATTGAAAGAGTATAGGGAATAGATTGGAAACTGTAACGACTATCCGAAAGGAGTAATCCGGAGGTGAAAGCCCTTCGGGTGAAGCGCCAGCCCCCATAGTAAATATGGGTGAAGATATAGTCTACTCCCCTAATAAATATCGGGAAACCGAGGGTACAAAGGATCGACGTAGATTGCATTGAATCAGACCGCCCCGCAATATTTAAATACATCACTGAAAGATTTGGTATAGATAAAACCGCCAGGGTCGCCTCTTTTGGAACCATGCAAGCCAAAGGCGCGATAGATGATATTGGGAGGGCTTTGGCAATCAAGTGGTCAGAGACTCATCCCGGAGGCGGAGAAAATCCGTGGAGTCTTCCGAATATCGCACGAATCAAAGCCGAGTTTGATGAAGAACCCGAAAAAACTAAAACAAAATACCCGAAATTGTTCTATTACTTTGACGGACTGTACGACACAAAGATATCTCAATCCGTACATCCTGCGGGTATGGTGATAAGCCCAATCACACTACAGGATAATTTCGGCACATTTGATAAAGACGGCGAAAACTGCCTAATGCTGGACATGGAAAACATCCACGATTACACGGGCCTCGCCAAATACGACTTCCTCGTTCTTAAAACGGTTCAAGTAATCCGTGATACGTGCGTTTATCTCGGACAGCCATATCCGAAAACACACGAAATCAACTGGAGTGATCCGGATGTCTGGGCGGACATGGTCAAAAGTCCTGCGGCTATATTCCAGTTTGAAGGAAATTTTGCTTATGACAGTTTAAGAAAGTTCAAGCCCAAGAACATCTTTGACATGTCTATCGTAACCGCATGTATACGCCCGTCGGGAACGTCCTATAGAGATGAACTGCTTGCAAGAATCCCGCACACGAACCCTTCAGAAATAATAGACGAACTGCTGAAGGACAACCTCGGATATCTTATCTACCAGGAGGACACCATCAAATTTCTTCAGCAGATATGCGGGCTTTCGGGGAGTGAAGCGGATAACATCCGGCGAGCAATAGGCAGAAAGCAAAAAGACAGACTGGATGCTGCCATGCCGTCCATACTTGAGGGGTACTGTAAAAAGTCTCCGCAGCCAAGGGAAGAGGCCGAAAAAGAAGCCAGGGAGTTTCTCCAAATCATAGAGGACAGCGCCAACTACCAGTTTGGCTATAACCATTCAATAGCATACTGCCTGCTCGGTTATCTCTGTGCGTACTTTAGGTACTATCATCCGATAGAGTTCATCACATCGTTCCTGAACAATGCGGCCAATGAAGACGATATAAGGAATGGCACCGAATATGCTCATAGCGTTGGGATCAAGGTCACGATGCCCAAGTGGGGGCTTTCCAGAGGTGAGTATTTCTACGACAAGGAACGCAATATTATAGCGAAAGGCGTTACATCTATTAAATATATGAACGCAAGTGTCGCAGAAGAACTCTACAAACTCGCACACGGAAGAGAATACAAGAGGTTTGTAGACGTACTATTTGATATAGACCAAAAGACCTCTGTAAATACACGGCAACTCGACATCCTTATAAAACTGGACTTTTTCTCGGACTTCGGCAATCAAAGAGAACTGCTGCGTATTACGGAAATGTTCTACGACTTCTTCAAGAAAGGCGAAGCCAAGAAAATCAGCAAGGATAAGGTGGACGGTACTCCGCTTGAACCTATCATCACAAAGTACGCTATCGGTGTTACAAAGGCGGGAGGGGTAGCAAAAAGTTACACACTGCTAGATGTAACATCAATACTCCACGAAACAGAAGATGCGATAAAGGCTGTGCATATGGAAGACCTTCCGGATATCACAAAAGTCAGGAATTTTGTGGACGTGATGGGATATGTCGGATATGTCTCCGGCAAGCAGGAGGACAGGCGTAAATTGTATATTCTTGACATTTACCCGCAGAAGCGCAAAAAGGACGGGAAGCAGTTTGGATACAGCATCATAACAAAGTCCATTGGCAGCGGGAAGGAGTCGCGCTTCACCATATTCAACAGACTTTATGACAAGACCCCGATTCATAAAAACGACATTATCCGTTGCACAGGCTATGAGCAGAACGGCAAGTACTATACGATGACGGGATACGAAAAAATCTACTAGGAGGCGCTATGGAACTTTTTACGATCGATAAGTTGGCGGAAATGTTCAGGTTAGCAGAAACCGAATCCCAATTCATGGGAGCGATCTACTTCAACTCAGAACTGGAGAGAAACGATTTTGCGCAAATATTATGCATGGAAATAAGTTTCGATAACTGGCCGAGGGTGTTCAGTATTAGCAATATTGAATATGTATCACCGGAATCAATTAGGGTCAACTTTCCGTCTCGCGGCCAGATATACCTAACGAAAAGATTACCGGAAGGCGTTGGGGTCATGTTTGCAATCTCAGAACCATCTGGCCACACCGTATACCAGAAACCCAACATGGAGTTGTATATTCCAAATTTGACCGAACTTTATCTTAGCACAACAAGCGTGAATAGCGACGACACAGAAGATAGCGCTCTCGATGAATTTTTAGATCAATTTAGAGGTGGTGAACATGAGTAAAATATGCGGAGCCGTCGGAGGATGCCCATTTGCGCCGGAACAAACATCCGGCGGGTGCCCGATTGCCGAAACATGCCCTGGGTACCGTCATGATGTGCGTTATAAAACAGCAGACAAGTCCGACGGACTTCCATATCAAATAGTAACGGTTAACAGCATCAGTATTTATGACGAAGAGGAAATACATCCGAACTGCACCGTGCAGATACTAAGAAATAGCGTTACGGGAGAAGAGTCGGTCGGATGGTGGGAAAATACATGAGTTTGGAGGCAAACCAACAATAATGAAAATCTGCAATATGTGCGGGAAAGAATTCGATATGTGCGACTATATCGGCGAGTATGGCTTTAAAAGATACGTAAACTTTGGCAGCAAATATGATGGCGACTACATATCCATAGACCTGTGCTGTGGGTGTATGGACAAGTTTATAGAGTCGTGCAAGATAAACCCCGTATTTGAAACCTTTCTGAACGATGAGGTGTTCTATGACAGAGAGCCGGATTAACAATCCACGAGGCATGAAACAACTAGTGGATTTCAAGGGGCTTGAGCTCGGAGACGGAATCTACCCGACAGACATAGACGGCATTATAGAATACAAAGACTCCGAGTACATAATCTTTGAGATCAAATACCACACAGCCGAATTTCCTTTGGGGCAAAGACTTGCGCTTCAGAGAATGGTGGATGATTTTGCCAGAGCGGGCAAGGAGGCGGTAGCGTTCGTATGTGACCATTTTGTGGACAGCTCAGAAGATCCCGTAGTGGCCGCACGATGCAAAGTCAGAGAGATATATTACGGTCGGAGACTCGGATGGAGAACCACCACACAAGACATTAGTTTGCAACAGGCGGTAATCAGTTTTCAGGAATATCTGAGCCCGTCCACTGTAAACGCAGAAAGGATATATAGTTGAAAGTATTCGTAATTTCTGGACGCGCCCAACACGGTAAGGACACGGTAGCCAGAATGATGGCAGATAATATGAGGGAACACGGAGACAGCGTAATCATTACACATTACGCAGACCTTCTTAAATATATATGTAAGGCTTATTTCAACTGGGATGGGGAAAAGGACGAAAACGGCAGACACCTTCTGCAATATGTTGGCACAGATGTGGTCAGAAGTCTGATACCCAATTTCTGGGTCAACTTTATAATTGCTATTCTGAAACTGTTTGGTGATTCATGGGACTATGTCATCATCCCCGACGCAAGATTCCCGAACGAAATAGATAACCTGATATCTGCGGGTTTTGACGTTACACATTTTAGGGTGATACGCCCCGCGTTCAATACCCCGCTGACATCCGAACAGCAAGCACACGCATCGGAAACAGCACTGGATGATTATCCTGCCAATTATACAATTTATAATTCTGACGACCTTCCCACGCTTGGTGCGTTAATAAAAGACTGGATTGAGGAGTACGTGTATGAGAACGAAAAAGACAGATTACTATGATATAGAGATCGATGTAGAAAAAGCACTTGCAGAGTCTGGACTCGTAGAGGAACTTTTCTATCTCAAAGACCTTAAACAAAGAAAATTATTCATCAATGCCGATATCGACCTGTATAGCATCGGGGATGTCGTTAAGCACATTCTTCAGTACAACACCGAAGATGACGGCATAAAAAGCGAAGAGCGGCAACCCATCCTTTTATATATCACATCCAACGGCGGAGATGTCGATGTCGGATTCGAACTTATCGACGTTATTCTTCAAAGTAAGACGCCCGTGTACACAGTAAATCTCGGGTATCAGTACAGCATGGGATTCCTTATAGGACTTGCCGGCCATAAGAGATATGCTACTGAAAATGCTAAATTCCTTATGCACGATGGTAGTAATTTCGTGTACAACTCCGGCGCTAAAGCCCAGGATCAAATGGAATTCCAGAAGAAGATTGAGGACAGAATAAAGCAATACGTCCTCTCGAGAAGCAAACTTACCAGTAAAGAATATGATGGCAAACGTCGTGTTGAATGGTATATGTTTGCCGATGAAGCGAAAGAAAAGGGATTTGTAGATTATATAGTCGGTAAAGACTGCGAACTTGACGAGGTGATATAAGGAGGGCGGCTATGGCTACCAAGAAAAAACCAGCATCTGAGCAGTCTGCCGAAATCCCTTCAAAGATATATCCCGATATGTTCTACGGGATGACCCTCGATGAAGAACAATTAGAATTCGCAAATGCTATATGGAGCAAAGATTACGACATTATCTTCTGCAACTCAAAAGCCGGAACAGGGAAGACCACGGTCGCCACGGGAGTCGCCAACCTTCTCGTCCAGTACGGACTATACGACAGCATCGTTTATATAATGTCGCCCTATGGCGAGAGAAAACAGGGCTGGCTCCCTGGTACCATCACGGAAAAGTCATCCGTATATTTTGAGGCTTTTTATCAGGCTCTGACAAACTGTAATGTAAATATCCACACTTCTATAAATACGGAGTCAATGGCAAATCAAAAGAACGGCACGGGATACATCACCTGTATAACCGATACATTCCTGAGAGGTACTAATTTGAACAACGCCGTTGTGATCGTTGATGAAAGTCAAAACTATTCCGTACAGCAACTCAAGAAAGTGCTGACACGCATAGGAGATGACTCAAAAGTCGTTGTTATTGGCCACGAATTCCAATGTGACCTTGACGATGCTACCGCCAGTGGATTCGTTAAATACATAGAGCACTTTCGCTCATGCGAACGGGCCGCTTTCTGTGAACTGACACATAACCACAGGGGGTGGATAAGCCAGCATGCGGACGACTACACGGAGGCAGCATCATGAACAGAATGACGCTGCTTATAGACATGGATGACACGCTAGTTACAACGCTTGATGCATGGGTGTCTATACTAAACCGCGACTACAAGCTGACAGTCAGAAAAGAGGACATACGCGATTGGGATATAAAAACCGCGTTTCCGACATTGTCGGCTAGGAGTGTATATCGGCCGCTATTATGTGGCGAGATATGGGAAAAAATAAGACCGTTGCCCGACTCACAGGATGTGATAAACAAACTGTGGTGCGAAGGATATAACATCTACGTTGTAACCGCATCTGATTACCGGTCAATAAAGCGAAAAGCGGAAAGGTTATTCGAGCTCTTCCCCGTAATAGACTGGGAGCACGTCATCATAGCAGATAATAAGCAGATGCTCGAAGGAGATGTCCTCATAGATGACGCTCCGCATAATCTAATAGGCGGCAGATACCAGAAGATTTTGATGGACGCTCCACACAATAGAAAAATAAGCGCACAAACATTCGGTATGATACGCGTACGAAACTGGAAAGAAATCTATAGCGTGGTACATATGCTATAGGAAGAAACAAAAAGGATGTGATTAATATTATTACGCTATATTCCACAGGATGTCCAAGATGTAATGTTCTCAAAAAGAAACTTGAGGAGAAATCCATAGAGTATACCGAGGTAACTTCAATAGATGAGATTATCGCTATGGGGTTTAGAGAGGTGCCGCGTCTGAAAGTCGGAGACGAGATAATGGACTATGTCGCTGCCGTACGGTGGGTCAACGAACAGTGAGGTGCGCCGTTGAACATTGAACTTAAACTCAAGAAAGACTTTGAGCGCTGTCTGGAGGATATGAAGGAGAAGTACGGTGAAGATTTTGAGTACATAAACGGCGTCCACCCAAGTCAACTCGACTTTTCTGAATTCATAGATAACTTTGTAGATAAAACCACGCTTGCGGATACAAGCATAGACCCCAACGCAAACGCCAGCCATAAAGACATCCGCAGTTTTATGACCGAAAAGGGTAAGTCCGAAGACAAACTGTTTGGACTCAACAAGATCTTTATGGAGATCAAAAAGCAATGGGGGCTAAGAACGGCAAAACAATGGTTTGAGCAGGAGTTTAGCAGAGGCTTCTATCTGAACGACAGTACGACCGCCAGTTACTTTCCATACTGTTGGGCTAATGATTTTACCAGGCTTGCCACTGAGGGACTCTTCTTCTTGAACGAAAAGAAAACCATGCCTAACGGAGAGGTAGTGGAATTTAAAAGATATAACAACGAAGCCCCAAAGCACCTTACTACGTACTTTGATGACGTTATCGAGTTCGTAAGCTTCCTTTCTAATAGACAGAGCGGGGCGGTTGGAATGCCCAATGCGATCATCTGGGCATGGTACTTCTGGAAGAAAGATGTGGAAAGTGGATACTATATGAAATCTCCGGAGTACTATCTGAGACAGCAATTCCAGAAGTTTATATACCGCCTCAATCAACCGTTTCTCCGAATTGACCAAAGCGCCTTCACAAATATAAGCATCTTTGATCACCCATACATGGAGTCTCTGTTTGGCGGTATGGAGTTCCCGGATGGGACATTTGCCATCGACCACATAGAAGACCTCATAGAGTGTCAGAAAGTATTCATGGAAGTCGTGAGCGAAATTAGAGAGACCAATATGTTCACGTATCCGGTACTGACCTATTCGCTCTTATATCAAGACGGCAAGTTTGTAGATGAACCATTCGCCAGATGGTGTTCGACCCACAATATGAAATGGAGCGATAGTAATTTCTTCGTAAGTGATAACGTGGGTGTTCTCTCCAACTGCTGCCGCCTCCTGAGCGACACGCAGAAACTGGATGCCTTTATCAACTCGATAGGCGGCACGGCCCTTTCGGTAGGTTCATGTAGAGTCAGCACGATAAACCTTGTGCGAATCGCATACGAAAGCAAATTCAACAGGACTAGATACATAAAAATTTTGAAGGAAAGAGTCCTGCTTAACTGCAAAGCCCTCTCTTCGATGAGACATATCATACAGCGGAATATTGAGAAGGGGCTGTTACCAAACTATCAGGATGGAGCCGTAGAGCTGAGCAAACAGTTCTGTACGATCGGCGGAATCGGGATGTACGAAGTCATGGACTTGTTCGGATATATAAACACCGATGAACTCGGATGTAAGAGTTATTCTGACGAAGCCATTGAGTTTACGACCGAGATCCTCGATGCCATGAACGAAGTCAAAGACAATTTTGAATGTGACTTCTCGTTCAATATAGAGATGATTCCTGCTGAAAACTGTGCGGGCGTCATATGTCAAGCCGACAATCTCCTTTTTGAACAGAACAGATACTTTATCTACTCAAACCAGTGGATACCCCTTATGGAAAAATGCACCATACAGGAGAAGTGCCGCCTGGGCTCTCTATTTGACAAGAAGTGCGGCGGTGGCTGTATCGCTCACATTAATATAGAGAACAGATTTCCGAATGAAGAGACGGCCTGGGATATGCTGAATTACGTTGCGTCACAGGGTGTTATATACTTTGCCTTTACGACAAAAATCAGCGTCTGCAAAAACAAGCACGCCTTCATAAGCGAACAACACTGTCCTGTGTGTGGCGAGCCGATAGCCGATACATACGCCAGAGTGGTGGGTTTCTACACTCCAACAAGCAGTTATCAGAAGATACGCAAAACCGAATTCGACAAACGTAAGTGGATGAATGTTCTTGCTAACGACGGGGTAATGAAATGAGAATTAAGGGTGTAGTAGTTGAGGATTTCGTAAATTATAAACTTCCTTCAATGTTCATAACGACAGCCTTCTGTGATTTTAAATGTGAGAAAGATTTCGGGACTATGTGCTGTCAGAATAGGGGACTCCAAAAGGCGCTCCATCTAACGGTCACGGACGACAGCCTAATACGTAAATATATACAGAATCCGATTACCCGAGCCATCGTCTTCGGAGGACTCGAACCCTTTGACCAAAAAGAAGAGCTCATAGCGTTTCTGTCCAAACTTCGCGATGAGTATATGTGCTCCGACCCTGTGGTCATATACACGGGATACAACAAAAGTGAAATAATCGGCACACTTTCTGAGATTAAAACACGTTTCAAAAATATCATTGTCAAATTCGGAAGATTCATCCCGGGATCTGAAGAGCATTACGACGACCTGCTCGGCGTATACCTGGCATCTCCTAATCAGTACGCAGAAAAGATTTGTTAAGGAGAACTAGAGTAGAATCGCGACATATTTCCCTGTACTGCTGAGCAAAATACACCCATAAGGCGACTTTTATTGAAGTTGTGTCATGTAATATAGGCAAGGACATATCTTCAAATATGGGCAAAAACTCAGTACGTTCCCGGAGAGTTAAGAAAAAAAAGCGGAGCGTCTTTCGGGACGCTCCGCAGAAGACCTAAAATGGGAGAGAATAAATGGAAGCAAATAGTATGATTACAATCGGATTTACATTCACCAACGAATTTGGCCATACGTTCGAGGCAAAGTCAACACTCGAAGCATATCCGGATTTGGGTATAGACGAACTTGCCACAATAGGAGAACAACTCGATGCTTTCCTAAGACAAATAGGATATGCAAGAAACGGCGGCATGGTGTTCATGGAGTCGGTCACCCAAGATGAGATGGAGTATTTGGGAGATTGTCTTGATGAATACAGAGATAAGAAAAAGGAGAAAGATAATGTACAGAACGAGGATTGAAGTTGCTAGAATCCCATATCGTGATGGGATAATACCTCAAAAGGCATCCGCAGATGCTGCCGGACACGACTTATACGCCTGCCTCGAAGAAGATTACATATATATTCAGCCCCATACAACCTACATGGTTCAAACCGGTATCGCTATAGCGATACCCGAAGGGTGCTTCGGCGGCATCTTTGCCCGAAGCGGGTTAGCCTCTAGACAAGGGCTGAGACCCGCCAATTGCGTAGGTGTGATCGACAGTGATTACAGAGGCGAAATAATGGTAGCCCTCCACAACGATACGGACATGCCGCAAAAGATAGAGCACCACGAAAGAATCGCTCAACTCATTGTTATACCGTATTTGCCATTTGATTTCGTTGAGGCCAAACATCTTGGCGAAACCGAGCGCGGGGCGGGAGGTTTTGGCAGTACAGGCAAAAACGTAATTGTCAACGATAGTGAGATAGACGGACAATTAAGTATGTTTGATTAAACATTTTGCTTTCCGCAAAAGAGGAGCCCCGCTTTATGCGGGGCTCCGAATTCCAACTATTCGTTCCGAATAATATATATTATTAGGGACAGACACACATAAATCCAGCGAGGTGAGTTTATGGAGATACCCATTTGGGAAAAATACACATTATCTGTCGACGAGGCCGCTGCCTATTTCAGAATAGGAGAAAACAAACTCAGACGAATCATAGAAGATGATAATAACGCTGATTACATATTATGGAACGGCAGCCGCCCGCAAATAAAACGTGTCAAATTTGAAGAGTTTATAAACAGGACTCATGCCATTTGACGGACTTGCATTTGAAAGGTGGTATGTTATTATATATGTATGCATATCGTAGCGTACTCGGATCAGAAGGAGAATGTTATGTCTGAAAAGAGACGCGACAGCAAAGGACGTGTTCTGGCAAACGGAGAACGGCAACGCAGCGATGGCAAGTATGAATACAGGTACAAAGGATGCGACGGCAAGACCCATAGTGTCTATAGTTGGAAGTTAACGCCAACAGACAAAGTACCCAGTAGTAAAAAATGCAAAGAGTCGTTACGAGAAATGGAATCCGTCATAAAAAAGAATCTGGATGAAGGAATAGATATTAACGCCGCACTGCAAATAACCATGAATAACTATTTTGATACATATATCCAGACTAAGGCCAGCCTAAAGCCGTCCACACTTAGTCGATACAGAAGTATGTACGACAGATATATCAGAAAGGAGTTCGGGCTACAAAAAATCAAAAACATCAAGCACACAGATGTAAAACGCCTATATATTGATTTGTTAACGAACCGGGGACTAAAACCAACTACTATCAAAACAATAAGCGCAAGTATATATCCAGTGTTCGAGTCGGCCGTACAGGACAACATCATAAGGATAAACCCATGCAAGGGCGCAATGGCTGTTGTACAGGACTACGCTGATGACAGGGAGCAAAGACGAAAAGCCCTTACCATACCAGAGCAAAAAGCATTTATTAAGTTCTGTCAGAACAGCAGAAAGTACTCCAAATTTGCGGACTATTTTATATTTCTTCTTGGTACGGGATGCCGTGCCGGAGAGGCGGCCGGACTTACATGGGACAATTGTGATTTTGAAAATAATAGGATATACATCAAGGCAAACTTGCAGACCGATACGTTCCCGGATGGTACTAGACGCCGATATATCACAACTCCAAAGAGCGCCGCGGGGCGGCGAACGATCCCAATGCTACGGGATGTACGCGAGGCGCTCATTCGCGAGAAACAACGGTGCGAGATACGGGGTACAAATAATATAACGGTAGACCGTTATAGTGGATTCGTGTTTGTGCTGGATAGTAAAAAGCCATTTGAAGCGTCGTATGTCGATAGGATGATAAAGAAGATAATCAAAGAATATAATTCGCAAAAACAATTGGATAACCCGATGCTCCCGCACTTCTCTGTCCACTGCCTTCGTCATACGTTCTGTACACGATTGTGTGAGACAGAGACAGACCTTAAATACATACAGGAGATTATGGGGCACTCGAAAATAAGCACTACCATGGAGATTTACAATGAGGTCACATCCGACCGCTGGGAGAGTAGGTCATCCGCACTTGAAGGTAAGATAGTAATTCTATAATTTTTACCCAAAATTTTACCCATTTTGACAGTGACGATATAAGAAGTTATAAGAAGTTACGTGAAAGCCCAAGTCCCAAAACCGTTGAAAAAACTAGCCTTTAAAAAGATATAAGAACTTATAAGAAGTTATGTAGGATTTATGTATAATAACAAAGGTTGTTAGGCGCAAATCCCCAAACCCATTGGTAACGTTAGTGTTACGAGAGATCAAATCGAAATTTTACCCACGATTTACCCATTTTCAAGAGTACTATACGATATGCATACAACAAAAAAAAAGACCAGTAGAACCGGCTATATCACTGTGATGATAGCTAGACTACTGGTCTTTTTTTTACCATTATTAATTATAACCCATCTGTTTGTTGAAAACGTATTTTGTGGTTACTCCGTGCCGCCGCCACCGTTGTCAATCGGCGTAAGAGTATATCCATCTATATACGATGTTATTCCGTCATCGCTACCCACGGTAATCTGCAAAGCATACAGTTCTGCCGCCCCTGCATCGATGATGAAGAAAATGGCGGTTACAGAGTCATCACTCTGTGAGACTCCTATCGCCGGACTCGGGCCGTATTTAAACAGGATGTTCCCGGGCGCGTCGTCCATCTGCTCGACGATTTCAGCGTATGTCTTGTCGACCGTAAACGTCCCGGGGTCTGAGCCGTCCTCAAATGTAACGACAAACATATCGCCACTCGGAGCGTCTACAAGACCGTATTCACCATCCGTTACACCAACGAGTCTGCCCTCGTCTCCTGCCTCGATGTCGGGCAGTTCCTTGCCGACCTGAGCCTCCGCTATATCATCCAGAAAATGCTCAAGCCTTGTCTTGGGCGCTATATCTTTTGCATCCTTATTTCCGGCTATCTTCGCCAGAAACTGCTCGATTCTAGTTAAAGGTTTCATTATGTCACCTCTCAAACTTTCACCGCTGATCTAGCGGCTTCATTCATGACCCAAGCATGGTACTCATTTTGAGCCCTATGCGCTTCTTCAAGCGCGGGCTCAAGTGTGCCGTTTGTATGACCGTCACGCAAAGCCGTAGCCGTAACACATGCCAGAGTGCACGTCGCGCTCATAAGTTCCATGCTGAGTCTGCTCTCTTCGGCTCTCCTTAATGCACGAGCCTCAGTCCGTTTTCTCTCTTTAGTATTACGTGTCTCAATAATTGCGACTGAGATGCCACCCAAAGCAGCAATTATTGAACAAATCATCATGGCAATCTCGCCACCACTCATTTCTAAACGCCTCCTCGAAGTTTATAAAACCCCTTTTTCCGAGGGAGTGACCAGATGGCTTTAAACGCCAAGAAGTTTGCCCCACGTCTGGGGGCCGCAGATGCCATCGACGGTTATACCCTTGGCCTTCTGATATTTTTTCAAAGCTGATACGGTAAGTGACCCGAATATACCGTCGGCACCGTAACTGCCGAGGCTGTATCCGTTACCTGCGAGCAGAAGTTGCATTGCCTTTACTTGTGCTTTGTATGAAGAACCCTGGGATAATGTTTTAAGTGTAGCCACATCAAATCCCTCCGTATTATTATTTACGACATTGCCTATAGTGCCAGTTGAAGATTCGGCATCATAAGGCGGCCTGTAAGCGCCAATGATTTGTGATTTGTAACGCGTCCGGCGCATGACGCATCCTCCGTTATCATTGCTGGTAAGCGACGTATTGCCTTCGATAGTCGTATATGATCCGTCGCTATTAACCCTCTCCAGAATTCCCGTGTGGTCATATCCGCCCGAAGAGAACCGGAAGATAATAACATCGCCCGGTTTGAAACCGGACGTGACCCACTTATTTTTATTCATTGCCCAATATGAGAATGTCGGGCAACTTGCCGTCTTCTTGCCGTCGTAGAACAGGCTGGACGCATCAGCGTGTTTGAACACCCACCAGACAAATACCATACACCACGGGTAGGTCGCGTCTCCATAAACGTTTCTCCCGTAATATTCGGTATTGTACTTTACGTTATTGCTATTAGCGGGCGATTCTTTCGTGCCGAGCTCCTTTGCCGCAACCTCAATTATCTTCTTCGCTGTCGCCACTATCGGTCACCTCCGGCAGTCCCGTTGCAATACTGTTCAGTATGCTTAAAATTCCAGCAAGAACCGATGCGCTTGCCACGGCAATCCAATTGACCTGCTCCATCAGAGCGGTCGTGCCGATGGTCGCAATCGCCGTCTGGGCAAATGTGCGGAGCGCACGGATGAGTGCTGCTTTCCAAAATGCAGTGTTTTTCACAACATTCCTCCTTATAGTCCACGAGGCAGTCGGTCATCATTAAACCAACTGCCTCTTTTAATCCGTATTAACGTTTTATGCTGACATCACGACGAAGGTACGTTCTCCGCAGTAAGCGTGTAGTGTGTAGTAACCAGTGCAATCGAATTAGGATTGATAGTAAACAGTCCATAAACCAGGTCGGGCACCTGCGGATTGACCTCTATAAACGGAACGTCAAATCCAACTATTTCGTCGTCATCAACAACAATGGACAGTCCGCTATTTACTGTAAACTGATGCATGAAAATAATATCTTTGCCGTTTTCAAACTGGTCTACGATGTCCTCGAATTCCTTATCGATTGAATAATTATCGTTATTGCCTTCAATATGTACGATAAATTTCTCTTTCGGATCCGCCGCTACCCACGAACCGTCCGCAACCGTCAGAACCTTGCCGTCGGAAAGGTCTGTTGCGTCCGGAAGTTCGGGATATACCGCCGACCACTCGCCACTTGCTACGCCGAGAAGCATTCCGTCATCGAGAGAACTCGCGTCCGGAAGTTCTTTGCCAACGTCCGCTTCTGCTATGTCATTCAGAAAATGCTCAATCCTTGTTTTCGGAGCGATATCCTTTGCATCCTTGTTCCCGGCTATCTTTGCCAGAAACTGCTCAATTCTCGTTAAAGGTTTCATGCGCATCATCCTCCTTCTTTAAAAATATCTATACTTCATCCCAGCCATAAATGCCGGGAGTCCATGTATTATAATCCACTGTGCTTGTCCAGTGTCTGCCATCGTAACTTACCTTATCGCCAATCATGTACGCATCCTGCGCTCCCATCGGTTGCACCCATTCAGGCCACTCTACCGCCGGGTCGTAAGCCCTTGCCCACAGCGCAGGAGTATTGTCCGGCGTCCAGTTGCTCTGACTCGTGTGTGACTGTACGCACTTATACAATGTTGTGCCATGACGCACACGATCTCCTGCTGAGTACTCGGTATCGGAACCCCATACGGGGAAGAGGTACGGAACGTGGCTTGCTACTTCATCAGAGAGGCTTTTGCTTGCTTCAAGAATGGCCGCTCTGAGTCTATTCGTTTCCGATCGGTACATCTGCAACCCTCCCTAACAATATGTTTAGCGCTTCGGCGTCGGTTATCTCCTCGTCTTCTATCGGCTCATCCGTTTCAACGAAAGTCTGGACAATTATAGAAGGATACACCGCATCGTCATAAATTGCTCCAGTTTCTACCTGCCGAATTTTGTAACCGGCATCACTATAAGCGCGCACCAATTCAACGCCATCCTCGCGTGTAATGTAAAACTCTGTTCTTATCATTGCGGCTCCTCCTGTATTTTACTAGCTTGCGCACTCCAGTTATTTGCAGATTTGTATGCAGCAAGTATGCTGTGGTCTGATGAGTATGGGACGTATATAACGGCGTTTGCGGAAATTCCAGTAAATACGGAAGACCCTCCAAGCGTAGGTGGAGCGGTCGGCAATAAATGATACTCCATTATTTGTTTGGCATTAGAGAATGCGCTATTTCCTATAGACGTAACTGTACTCGGTATTGTAATTGATGATAATGCATAACAAGAACTAAAAGCGGAAGATCCAATACTAAGGAGTCCTTCGGGTAAAGATATTGTTTCCATGCTAGGACAATTAGAAAAGGCTGAATTGCCAATTTCGGTCACATTATTAGGAACTTGAAATGATTTCAATGAATAGCATTGCGTAAATGCTGACGTAGGAATTGAGGTTATTGGAGCTGTGCTTGGTATCGTAACACTGACAAGTGACCAGTTATTGTAGAAGCAAGAACCGCCCAACGATGCTATGGTGGACGGTAATGTTATGGATTTAATGTTATACATATTATAAAAAGCATTACTCTCAATAGTTGTTACACTCGACGGAATTTCTACCTCTTTAATGCTATTACAGCTATACAAAAAGTTTTTCGGTATAACCGTCATGTTACTTGGCAAACTAATGCTTTCTAGTGTACTGCAGCCATAATAATGATTTGCATATGAACTACTGCTGGTATATGATACATTTTCTGGAACTTGTATCTGTTTTAGGGCGGAGCATTCAGAAAACGCCTGGTATCCAATAGTTGTTACTGTATTCGGTATACTTATTGATGATAGGCTGCCACAATATTGGAACATACAGTATGGTATTGCGGTAATACTACTTGGAATGTTTATAGTTGGTAAATTGTAACAATATGAGAACATACTATATCCGATACTCGTCAGTGTATTGGGGAGTGTTATAGTTTGCAGAGAATAGCAATATTGAAACGCCTGATATCCGATACTTGTTACATATGCTGATAGATATACTTTTTTTAAATTATGACAATTCTGCAATAGATAATTTGAAATACTTGTAACACTATCAGGTATTACAATGTGGTCTAGATGGCGACAGCCATCTGCAAAACTTGTCCCAAGGCCTGTTAGAAACTCCGGCAGCGTCAAAGAGCGCAAGGATCGGCAACTACTAAAAGGGTAATTACCGCTCGCAATCCCAGTACCCGACGGATATTTCGGAAATGATATGATTTTAATTGAATATGCATTTATAAATGCATTTAACATGCCGCTTGGAATTGATGTGCCTGCGGGTATAATAACCGCTAAAAGATTTTCGCAATACGCAAAGGTATTACTGAAATCTACTGACACTCCGTTTGGGATGGTGATCCTTTTTAGATTAACACAATTATAAAAAGTATATACTGGAATTTGACTTACCCCAGATCCGAAACGAACCTCGTTAACGCAAAGATAATACATATAATTCATATTGTTACTATTAAGGTTACTTGTTCCGGTAAACCCACCCCAGAAAAATTTTGAATAACCATTTGCCGTAGAGGGTCTATATGCGCCACTATTTGCCTTAATTTTAATCGTATAATTCCCCGCCGCTTGATAATCGTGCTCATAAGTAACAGTCGCATTCGTTCCACTTTCTGTATCCGGAGTAGTATTGTCCCCCCAATCAACTGAGACCTCCCCCATTAGCACAAGAGTGATTTTCGAAGATAGAGTTTCTGAGTCTATGCTTACATCTATTTCGGTATCCCCGCTAGATGTGATATACATTTGACCAATATCCAGCATCCCATATTTCAAAACATATGCCTTTGCGTCCGCCAACGTCCAGTTCCATCCCTGTGCCGTTAACCCCGTGTGCGATGGATTGGCCGGCATTGCGGAAAGGTTCGCAAATTCCGCAGCGCTATAACTGTAGAGCAAAGTGCCGTCGTAATCATAAAAACGAACATCGTCTCCGCTACTACTTCCACCTCCGCCGCCAGTTGCAGTACCCGCAGTTTTAACCCCATCGGCTCCGTAAAAATATTTGTTCTGGGCAACGTCTGCGGCAACAGCCGTCGTATCGTTGACCGTCATCAGCGTTGTCCCGTTAAGTTTTACTGTAGATGTTGCCATTTCGTCACCCCTTTATATAGTTTGTGTTGCTGTCAAACACAGATGTTAAATCTGATTGTTCTACCCATGAACCGTTTATTTTCTTATAAGCCTTCGTTGCCTGTACCCATGATCCGTTATTCTTAAAATACAGGGAATCTGTCGCACCTGACGATTCGGTGTAGATATAAATCGCCGGAAGGGTAGAGGCTTCGATGCTTGTAGTTGTAACATGGTTGTCAGTAAAGTTTCCGTTACTGACTTGCAGATAGTATTTATACTCCGACGATGTATCGGAATATCCATCTGACGATGTGCTTTTAAATTGCCAGAACTTATTATCCCGATAGTGCCAGAATCTATCCAGTGTAGACGGGGCGTTCATTCTCAGTCCGTTTGAATTATCACAATACAGATAACTACTTCCTTGTTGAACCGTTATCGTGTTATCATTTCCGCTCGTATATCTAACGCATGAGAAAAGCGCTTGATTCTTGACGGAACCGGTTATCGTTATCTTGTTGTTAGATACTGTTGCCGTCACGCCCTGAAGCGTTCTAGATCCGGCAGATGTTCCCGTTAGCAAATGTACCGTCCCGCTATTTCCATCAGCAATAAGATATTCCTTGCCGACTTGCATAGAGGTCGCCAAAGTGTACTCATAGGTCACGGCAGGAGTGACTGTTACGTCGCAGTAATCGGTATAACTTCCATCTGTAGTCGTTGCCGTAATTCGCGCTGTTCCTGCTGCGACGCCCGTCACAACACCATTGGACACTGTTGCTATTGATGAATTACTTGTTGACCATGAAACACTCTTGTCCGTTGCGTTTGACGGCGAGACTGTCGCGGTCAGAGTAGTTGTGCTTCCGGCTTCTATAGTCGCTGTTGCCGGACTTACATCTACGCCTGTAACATGAACAACAGATGGTTCGGTATAGGTTACATCAATTTCCGCACCGTATATATAGTAGTATCCAGTAGTGTTTCGGTTGCCCCTTCGGCAGTTGATACGGATACCGAAAGCGTCGCCCCAGCCGCTGATCTGAGCCCACGTCAGCGAGCCGTTACTGAACGTCCTTGTCTGCGTTGAAGTCGTCAACCCTGTTGCCGTTGCACCTGACTGCGTGGTCGTGCCGTTACAGAGGTATAGCGTCTGCTGTGAACCGCCGGTGTAGTATCCCTTTAATTTGACAGTGAATGAAGATACCGTTGCACCAGTCGGCACAGAACCAAAGTTGAATCCCTTGAGATAGACATATCTATTAGATGTTGAGGCATTGGTGTTTGTTAGTGTCGCATATGTAGTAGACGATGCGTTTGTATACATATTTGACTCGTCTGCGACTGTGACATACTGGGAGGCAGCGTTGTTAAGTTGTGATGGTACAAGAGTTATTGTTGCCATACATCTGCCTCCTTACGATGTTTGTAGGTAAATGTCGCCATTCACCCCAAGAGAAGAGGAGGGCGCACTTGACCCCGTGTAGTATGTCTGAAACGTTACATTACCAGTTACGCTCGCAACGCAATCATCGTCGGACGAATCGCCCACTTTGATTGTGACCCCCGATAAAATATTACTTGCGGAAAGATTTGAGGTAGTAACCGCCTTTATGGTTTGGGCACCGGTGAGATAACGCCCACTCGCAATTGTCTGGTCGCTCGTTGATGGGTGTATTGTTTGCGCGGCCTGTGTGGTTACAGACGCAGTAAGGCTGACAGAACTGTTTCCTGCCGTTCCGCTGCTCACATATCCTGCGGTAGTCACAGACGGAGTGACTGATACAGTCTTGGTCAAAGTGAGAGTGTTTGTACCTGTGGATACTGTCGCGCTCGTCCCGGTTATTGTGGATGGCGCTGTTGCTGTTCCAGCAGGCACAGATGCGGACGCATAATTGGTAACATCTTTAGTGCCGGATGAAGTTACGTTATATGTTCCGCTAACAAGTTCAGAGGCATCTACGGTAACCGCAGTACCATTAATTGTGCTACCGGATATATATCCAGCAGTATTTGTAACTGAGGGCGTTACGGATATGCTATGGTTACTTACCGTTCCTTTTGTTGCGGTAGGGGTTCCGGCGGTTCCCTGTGCTACCTGTGCAGATGACGGAGATGCGTAGAACCCAGCCGGGGCTACCACGGTGCGACCTACAACTGACATATCCGACGAAGTTCTTGTTGGTATATCCGACCCTATATATGTACTGCTTATAGCTTCAACAGTTACCGACGAGAGCAGATATCCGCTATCGGGTTCTATGAGTTGTTCGCTTTCTGTCGGAGTAGCCGTTTTTGTTTGCGTCGAAGGCGATGATGGTGTATATGAACCCGTTATGGCCGTACCCGTACTGTCGTGTGCCGTATATCCATATAATAGGTGTGCCGCATCTACGGTATCGTTTGAAAGATCCACGGCGGTGATGTTTTTGATAACGCCTCCACCGGAATCCGGCTCTTCTGTTACCACAACGCCACTTCCACCGGACACATTAACAGTGACCGTTTTATAGAGTTTTCCGGTCGGAGCGTTATATGTCCCGTTAGAAGTAGCGTTCAGCGAATCAATACCTCTTGGATTATCGGAGTATACCATAGTATTATTGCTGTTGTATTGAACCTCAAACCCCGGGATGTTATTTGTAACTCCTGTATATACCAGCATATCCGCATATTCCCGTACACCCATTCCGAAATAGTTCTCTTCTGTATGAGACTGGTCGGTAATCAGCAGAACACCACTATAGTATCCTGCATTGTTAATGCTGACACATTGAGAGTATGTTTTGTTGCACGTCAAAGAGACCACTGTCTCCCAGTTATCATCCCAGGTTTGAGTAAATATAGGAATATCCAACCCGCCTGAATTTATAAGCGCAATAAGTCCAGCTAAGTCGTCACTATTCGACCCGGAGGGAACAGTCACGCCTTTCGCGGCGACCGCAGACAGCGAATCGGAAACATTCCCACTAATCCTTGTAATTTCCGAGGCGATGCTCATAAGATCACCTCCTAGTTATATAGCGGCAAGCGCATTTTCTATATCATCCGTAAGAGAAACTGTACCCCCCGAAGTATATCCAGCAGCAACGCTGTATGATGTAGTCGTAAGTCCGTCAATAGTTGCGGAGATAGCGCCATTATTTACCATTTGACCCGTTATCTGAGTCGCAACGCCATTGACTATCGTGTGCGCTTTAACACCAGCGAGCAGGTTTGCAGCCACCGCATCGTCGCCAGTTGTATCGCCATATTGTGACGGAATAGCGCCGACAGTGACAGAAGAAAGTACCTTGCCGTTTGTTGGAGTAATGGTCTGTGAAGATGTGGTCGGCGTTGTAGACTTTGTCTCAAGCACAATGCTCACAGTACCGCTGCCGTTATGATATCCGCCCGGTACAGTGTAAGACTGGTTATTAGTGGTCGCATCGAGCGTCCTGGATACTGCGCCATTGTTGGTCATTGTACCCTCAACTTCACCAGTACCATTTACAAATATCTTACCAGCAAGCACGTTGGACGCTACGGCATCGGCGTTAGTTGTATCCTTATACTGTGAGGGAATAGCCGCAACCGTTACTGAAGACAGAACTTTGCCACTTGTTGGAGTAATGGTTTGTTGCGATGTGGTCGGAGTAGCGCTCTTCGTCTCAAGAGTAATGCTGACCGTTCCGGTTCCATCATGGTAGCCTTCGGGAACAGTGTAGGATTGATTACCAGTGGTCGCATCAAGAGTTTCGGTGACCGCACCATTATTGGTCATAGAACCCGTAACTTCGCCGCTTGACGTAACTATCGTTTTCCCGTACAGCACATCGCCGGACGTAGCGTCAACATTAGTCGTATCCTTATACTGTGACGGGATAGCCCCTACCGTAACCTTGGACAGCACCTTTCCGGTCGTAGGTGTAATATCCTGCGAAGAGGTCGTCGGCGTGGCGGACTTTGTCTCCAGAGTAATAGAGACTGTGCCGGATCCGTTATGATATCCCTGCGGTACAGTATACGATTGGTTACTTGTAGTAGCGTCCAGTGTTTTCGATACTGCTCCGACATTGGTCATCGTACCGGCTACGGTTGAGCCCGTAGAATCAACGAAGACCTTTCCGGAGAGAGCTTCTCCGGCTGTCAGTGTAACGCCGGAAACATTCTGATATGCATCGGGTATGGGCTCGATGGTAACATCTGACAGACCGTAGTATCCGTTGTCCGGAGTTACGGATTGCTGTTGCTTCGTTGGTGTGCGCGTCTTGGACTGCAGCGTATAGTTACCGCCGCCCTGTACGCCAGAGACCGTTCCCGAACCGTTATGATATCCGGCGGGGATGGTATATGTGTCGCCTTCCTGAACCGTTGCGGATATAGCACCCTGATAATCGATGCCTTCTACAATAGTCGCAAGGTCATCTATTTGGTCTGTGCTGCTTGCCAGACCGAATGCAATGAGTTGATCGCGAATAGTATTTCTTGCGTCTACTATTCTTGCTATTTCAGTTGCAGTACTCATAGGTTAAATCCCCCCTTTATATTATTGCTAACAAAGCGTTTATATTGCCGATTTCGGTATAGACTGCTGCTGCCGTAATCGGACGCGTATTATCTTCCTCCGCTGATGTAGCGGGGGTGATCCATTCTACTGCATAGTCGGAGTCGGAACGCTTTGCTAATAAGTCTCCCGTAAGACCGCCGGGTGGGAGACCACCCGCGCCAGAACCGGATGGGATGGTCAGCCTGCCCGAGACGGTGCTTGTTTCGCCGGAGACCCGTCCCGTCATCGTATCCACGGGAGATAAGCGACCCCTTAAGGTGTCTTGTACATTCTCCATAGATTAATCGACCTCCGGCTCAATATAGAACGCGGTCTCTGTGATAAAAGTATCTACTTCTCCATTGGAGTCTGTCAGTTGAATATCATATACATACTGCCCAAAATCGAAGCCCTTAGTGTCTAAAGGATCGAGCCTGAGAATAAGAGTATCTATAGGAATGTTCTTGATTATCAAAGGCTCGGGGTCTTTGAATTGTTTGTCGCCATACGTCATTCTTGGCGTCTTCAATGCGAATCTTATTACATCACCCGGCACGGGGACGTAAGGAGTCTCCACGCCCTCGTCAGAAACAAGTATCGGGTCAACGCGGACTTTAAGTGTGTCTCCGCGTGTCATGTGTACGATATTGTTCTCTACTTTTACAGACATATCACCACCTCCTAATTCTGAATAATAATAAAGCACATACTGAACGTATGTGCGGAATACGCATTTATATTAAATATGTCAAAAACATAAAATCAAATATATCAAAAACATAAAATGGATTAAGTCACGGTAAGAGTAGCGGCGCTTGATGTTTCCTGCGTACCGGAAGCCGCGGTCACGATGCACCGATACTTTCTTCCGTCATATGCAGAAGCGGCAGTAAAGGACATTGTAGCGGTATTGTATCCGGTAGAACTTGCGTTAGTCCAAGTTGTTCCGTCGTCGCTACGCTGCCACTGATACGACAGTCCGCCTCCGGACAACTGGTTATCTCCAGCGGCTACCACAGAGAATGATACGGGTGTACCGGAACTTACCGACTGTGATGCGGGTTGTGTGATTATCTTTACGCCATCCGCGTAATAGTATCCCGCAACATTGGATGTTACGGTCGTAGTGCCATCAGATATTTCGCAGCGATATAACCGTCCGTTTGCCCCAGACGAGGCGCCGAACTGTAGGCGATATGTATCTCTACCGGTTGCGGTTCCAACTGGATTCCACGTGCTGCCGTTCGAACTATACCACCACTGATACGTAAGAGTCGAACCCGATGGAGCCGTTGCTCCAACCTCAAAATATACTGTATCCGAATTCGCTGCTGTACTTACCGGTTGAAGTGTAATAGCAGGACTGGTAATGTCGGCTATATCTTTTATGGTCGTCACAAGTGGTATCATGGCTCGTACATACGAATAAGTACCGCCACCAATAGCCGTACCGCTATAGTTAGAGATCGTCATTACAAGTGAACTTGTGCTTGAATCCCTGTTAAATCTTACCTGTAAAGTGCCGCTATCGTCTTCCAGTGAAACATCCTGATACCCCGCATAGTTTGATGTACACCCAGCCCATCTGCAAATCTCTATGGTGTTTTGCCTGTGGGGAATTGAATTGATTACACGCAAACCGACGCGACAAATAGCAAGGTACGGAGTCACACGAAGCAAGGTTGTATTTACGTCAGAACAATATGACCCTGAGTCACCCGATCCGTGGTACGATACGGACTTCAGCCCCTCAACAACAGAGAGTTGATTGAATGTGCCGGTTGCTGTAAGATTCGTTGTTGTGATTCCGTTTCCGGCATTCACAGGCACGTTAAAGTTAAAGTCGTTCTTCCCCCAATCAAATATTGGCTTCGCCCTGGACAAAGTTTTAGAAACAGTTAATATGCTACCATCGTCATAACGCATTACCTGATCCTGATACCTGACCTGGAAAGAATAAGATGACTCATAACTTAGTCCCGGTATTATTACTGTGGCTGAATATGAGTTCGACGTATTATTATAAGAAATACTGCTTGGGGTCGTATAACTTATCGTCCATGTACTGGAGCCTGACTCCCTGTACCTATATTGCAAATACCGGAAACTATTATCAGATCCGGACGCGGATGTATTTCCATCAAAACGGTTCGAGCCCGTACCTCTATATATACTGCCTTTGAGTACAAGTTTAATGCTGGCATCATACTCTCCAATAGAGTCCCACGAAAGCGTTATACTGCATGTAGGCGCTATATATGGGATAACTTTATATGAACTCGGATATGTTTTGGCAGAAGAATATCCTCGCGAATCCATGGCGGTTGCGTAAAAACTCGACTCGTTGGACTTTGTAAAGGTCTTGCTCTTGGTATACACCCCGCTCTCGGGAGTAGGAAGAGCCTGATTTACACCGTTTATATATATTCTTTTAATGGTAGAGTAGTCGTCATCTGCACTTACATAGTGAGCAGGCTTTGCGCTGACCGTTACCTGCGCATTGGACACACCCTTGATTATTCGAGTTGCGTCTCCGGTTAGATTGGAAACTATACTAGAATTCTGATCCGCCAAGGTTACATTTACTATCGGAGCACCGGTCGCAGTTACCGTCATGGTACACGTAGACGTTCCTATCTCACCAGTGCCGTTACCGGTATATGTTTTACACGTGATTGTACATATGGCAGAAGTGATCGTGGACATTCTTTTGTAGAACGCGTCAGGTACAGTCCACGAGATGGTCGTTGCTTGGAAGCAGGTTTCATTTAATTGATATCCGCCAGAAGATGTTATATACCCCGTACTGTGATCGTGAAGACCATCGCCCGCAAGGTATACATGCAGACTATGATAGTAAGTATTCTTCTGTCTTGTGACAGTAATGGTAGATACCGAACCTATGTTTGCATTTGTCGCCCTTACCGTTGACACACCCGGAGTGGCAGATGCAGTAACTGTTACCGACGAAGCATTTACTGTATATGGAGACGTAGCCCCCTCCGGAAGACTCGCTCCGGTAACAGTGGGAGTTGGGGAACTGGGCGTATATCCACTGTTTGCTGTACACGTTACAGTAAACACATCTCCATAATACATAGTAGCGCCGTTGCTGATAGTTCCGGTCGAACCTACAGGAGAGGATGTTCTCTTGACTGTTATAGTACACCCGGACGCATTTATGGAAAGGGTAGAGGTACGTACCGCAGAGCCGACCACCGCAACGTTTCCAGATACTGTAACGCTACTTCCGGAACTTTTAGTTACTCCGTTAACAGTATGCGTTGATAGCGCATATTCGGAGGAGTCCGTCGGCGAAAATGTCACCCTGATAACATCCCCCTTATATAGGGTTGAGTTGTTGACCAATACGGTAGAAGCACCAGAGATAGGGGATGATGTTCTGGTAACCGTAACATTACAGTTTGTCGTTGAGATCGATAGTTTATATTCTTTAACGGCGGTGCTTTCGACGGTTGTATCGCCAGACACAGTGAATGTGCTACCGGATGCTTTAGTGGTGCCATTAACCGTGTGTGTTGCTAGAGCGTAACCGCTATTGGCAGAAAAGGTTACCGTCAGCGTTTCACCCTTATAGATAACGCCGTTTGTGATATCCACACCACCCCTCTGCACGGTAATGCTGGAGTAACTGTCGTGCGTCAGAGTTAACCTATACGCTGTTTGTATCGTATCGAGGGTTGCGGTTCCACTTATATATGTACTTGTAAAAGAAGTTCCTGAAATACCACCTTCGGCCGTTATATATAGTTTTCTGCTTCCGTCTGATTTGTGCGTTATCGTAAATGTCTGTGATATCGCAACCGTATTGGAATTATACGTGATACTTATCTGTTTTGAAGTAGTTCCTTCGGCGGGATATCTGGCAAGTGTAGTTCCGCTACTATTATCCGCCTGGATTACCAAATACCCCGCCCATGTTCCGTACGTTTCATATCCCGTATTCGTACGGCTATATGTTAGTGTAACTGTCACCTGGGATGTATTTGCGGAAACATTGGTATTGCTTTCAGACCAAGATATTTTTGACTGTATACTGGAATTGTTAGTGGTTCCTGTAAAACTACCAGAAGCCATTTACTCACCCCCTTTGATTCCATTATTAATCTGTATCGGGAACAACAAAGAAGCACCCCGTTCTCATTGTGTCACTAGCCGTAGAATAATCCTGAAAACGACTATATAAACCAATAGTAAGATAATTGTTGGCTGTTAAGTTCACGGCGACAACACCATTGTTATTAGCTGTAAGAACTGCGTTATCGTCAGAGTCTGTAACATACATTCCCGTATTGTCCAGCCTATTGGAGATCTTGCCCTCGCCAACACTGTTGATAAGCAACCCTTCGTCTGTAAAAGAGTATCCCATCCCGGTCGTAACTGATGTAGCCGACAAATTATCCAGATTATCTGAGATGTCTGTTAGGTCACGACTGAGCTCTCCTACGGTTACGGATAGTCCGTTAGCGCTATTTTCGAGAGCTGATATCCTTCCATTTTCAAGATCGGATATCTGGGTCGTAAAACTATCTTCCATAACTCGCAGTACATCGTTTCCGTTGCCATCAGTTATATGCAGTTGGGTTCCCACTATTATATCTCCGAATATGGCAGCCGCGTTAACGCCATACGCTACCGCTCCGTCAGGCATATTGATTTCACCAATCGCGGTTTGTGTATCCACCCAATCATTATTCGTAAAAACTATAGAATTGTTTGTAATCTTTACTTGCTGGGGGTCATATCCGCCATTAATAGCGTCTGCCTTCCTGCCAAGATATCCGGACTCGTCTATGACCACTTCCTGATTTGTTGAGGCTAATGCATTAGACGCCGTCAACCGCCTGGAATTGGATAATGTTTCCTGCATACGGTTGATTTGACCATTCTTCACCGGATAGAGTATTTCTTTTATATAATCTATTGTGTTGGCTGAGCGATTGATGTTGCCCAGCATATCGTCAAACAACGACTTAGAATCAAATTTATTAAAACGATTCCCAAACGTCATTGTTAACTTATGGTCATCAAAGTTAATTGTTATGTTAGAGAGAAATAGTGCCGCGACATCATCTTCATCTAATTCCACATTGATGAGGCATCCTGTTTCCAACTGGTCGCTCCACGTCTCAAAGTCCTTACTAAATATGAAGTTCTCAACATCGATATTGAATTCCTGCGTAGGCTTGGACACACGTTCAAGTTGCAACATAGCCCTATCGTATAAAGTCTGCATCTGCTCGAATTGTTCTTGATAACTCATACTGTCAGTGATGATTACATACTCATCTTTGTAATCTCCCTGAAATATGTAATTTGACAATTCGCCATATTGAGCATCCGTTAAGTACTCGGTGAGGGATAGATCAGATATTATTTCGTTGATATCTTCCCGATATGACTCGATAGTCGCGTTTTCTTCCTCCAACTCACCTTCTATAGTATCGATTTGCCCGTTATATGTACTGATTTTAGTGTCAATAGCGCTTATAATATTGGCAATTTCTTGGGTGGTATCTATATCCCACCCCTCAACTCCGGCACTTTCTGCGGCTGCATCAACAGCCCGGATAGCAGCTTCTGAGTTAGCGGAGTCCTTATCAATGCCCATATTATTCTTGCATCTTTCGTACATATTAACCAGTGTAGTAAGTTGATTAATATCGGCTATATACCCAGACGCCACATCAAGTGCCTGATAATATGCAAGATTCAACGCCTTATAATTATCTTCCGCATTTGCTACCGCAGTCTTCCAAGTAATCATTGCCGTTTTTAAATCGGGACTCATCCAATCCAGATAGTAGTCAAAATTATATATTGTGTTTGTCCCGAGAGGGTTGATTGGCGATATGACTATATTGTCATCACCAAGTACGCTAATGGCGGTATAAATATCCTCTGCGTCTTCGGTAATGTTTAGTGAATTAATAAAGTCCTCTTTCGTAATGTGTACATTTGTCTGCACAACATAGTTGTTTTGGTCGTAGACATTTATTGTCCGGAACACGATATCAAATACGATGATGCATTCGTAAGCGTCCTGCATGTTATCCATTAGAAATGTCAGGCAGTTGAGCGATGTATCAACATCGGAAAACGTTCTATATTTTGATGCAACATTAGGGTCTATACTACCAATGCTCCACAGGGGAAGAGACTGAACGATTGTTTCCAGAAGGGTAGTGAATTCATATGTACCGTCCTCGATATACGGAATCATTTTTTGTTGTAATTCGATATCGATTGACTGCGCTTTAATGTCTTTATATTGAACACCGTTCTCGAATCCGTCTTCGACATTGGTGATCATAAAATATCCGATTGCATCTTCTGCAGCCTGTCCAACCTCGTAATCCGCACCCGCACCACTTTCTGCCACAAATATCAGACGCCTGTTCTGTGCAGCCCTGAATAAGTTTGCAGTATAAGCATTTTCTGCCGGGTCGCTACGCTGTACTTTATTGAGCCTGAAGTTTAGTTCTGACGTGGCGTTAAAGTTGAATACAAGTTCCTCGGCCTCATGGTCGGCAAGTATGCCAACAACGCCGTCCAGCAGTCTGTTAGCACTGTAAACGCTCCCGGGATTGCAGAGTATTAACTGTGGCTTTTCCATTCTGTTGAGGGAGTTGTATTGAACTATCATTACAAATTCCTCCTGTTGTTAAAGGTTACACTTACAGAATTAACAAGCCCCTCCACATTAATGATATTATTTCCGTTAATAAGACGCGGGAAGTTTTTATTATAAAACGAATTATACGCCGAAGCAGGGGAGAGGTAGTTAACGCCGCCCTTGATTACTATCGTAGTACCCGCGCTTATATTATTAAAAGTAGTTAACCGAGAACTGTCATCGGATGTATTCCATAAAGAAACGTCCGATGTACTGTCGCCCGTGGTGATAGTAATTTGTGGATAGATATAGTCGTCCAGGTCGCTGTCCACGGATACTGTAATGGGCGTGATAGTAGACGATGACGCATTGTTAATGTTAAATGTCTGAGTGTTCTCATCCTGCCACCACATATTGCTGTCGGACTCAAGCGTACCCCTGTACCCTACAATTCCATTATAGTATTCAAGTCGTTCCGCATTAATAAGGCGGCAGTTTAAATAGAATTTATTAATCTTATACAACCTTACCGGTTTGTTTAAATACATCGCATCCATAGCGTTTCTGGTTGCGGTTGATTGCGGCCCAATCATTGGGGGATAGAAATAAATGTAGTACCTCGAATCTTCATAGGAATACTGCCTCGTCACGATCCAATCGCCATCCCCGCATCTTGAATCACTTGCGATCCAAACATATGTGACCTCAGTGGGTGAATTGAAATACGGCTCTAAATACGTTATCTGGAACGGACGGAAAAATATTGGCTTGTTATCTCCTACAACGAGCATATATCTCTCGTTCATGTCAAACGCAAATGTCGGAGGTAAACTATAATCTTGATAATAATACCTTCCCGGGTAATGTGTACTATTAGCCCTCGATTTCAGCCATGTAGTATATGCCTTACTTGTATCTACGTTGAACATTTCTCCATACTCATCGCTGACCCGGTTTATCTGAATCGTCTTACTTACAAGACCGGCTCCATCCGGAGGATAAATAACCGTAGCGGATGACGGGCTTGTAATATGTGTAACAAGCCACGCATCGGAAGCCTTAGCATTATTTGGGTCGTCTATCAACGCTTTCTCCGACAGCCAAACTTTTTGAGTTTCATCATAAGTTGTCTCGTAAGGAATCAGGTCAGCCTGACGTTTGCCGTCAACGTAGAGACGATATCTGGAAGTATGTTCCACGGTACTGGTGTCCCAATCAAAGGTAGCTCCGGGCAGATAGTATCCGGTGCCATACCCGTGAGTCGAATTAAGCGTTGTGGTAGGTACCACAGTGAATACCGATTCTTCCGTCTCATAGACCTCGTCAGGGGGATTCTCCACTAAATCAACATAGAACTTTCTGTAATTGTGCCTGTTAAACAGCCACTGTTCTATCTGTCTACGTTCTTGAAAGGGAATAGTACTGCCGTCCGGTGTAGTTATCTCAACATCAAAGGAAAGGGGAGACCCCGAATAGTCGTCGTCTATCAAATACCTTTTTATCTCGGCGCGATTAAAAATGGTTGAACCCTCAATATCGCCCGCAAGTTGAGTAACACGGTCTGTATCTACATTTGAAATAATAAGGTTATAATCCGTTGACCTCACGCCGCCGTATTCGAAATACGAGCCATATATATCGGCCATACTTTATCACGCTCCTTCCTGAATAAAAGTACTTTATATATCAACGGGCTCCCATATTGCAGGGAGCCCTTTTTGCATAGTGTATTCATTTGTTTAATCTGTTGAGCTCCTTTAGCATCGTATCCAAAGTGTCGCGCTTGATTCTGCGTATCTCGGATACGGTTGCCTTGTCCGCATTGCCTTGAATTATAATATCTCCCATATCTATCTGATTCTGGTTGATAGAAGGCATTAAGCCAGCGAGAGCACTCTTGCCAGATCCTCCGGTAAGAAGATTGCCAAGAATCGCCGCTCCGTTCGTTGCGAACTTGTACAAGAAATCACTCGACTTCGCATTAAGAACCTTTTCGCCACCGGTGAACAATTTGTATTTTGTACCATCTGCCGACTGGAAGATAGTCTCGGTGCCGAGTTCATCAATTGCGTGAAGACCCGCTGTAGCATGACTCGTACCAGAAGCATAGCCTTTTGACTTAAACTTTTTGCGGGTGTCGGGGCCGACGATACCATCGGCAAGGATACCCATAGCCTTTTGGAAAGAGATGACCGCACTCCTAGTGCCGGATCCGAAGATGCCGTCAACGTCTTTGGTGCCGGAGTTACCGTAGCCAAGTTGGTTGAGGGCGTACTGGATTGCTTTAACGGCTTTACCGCTACTGCCTTGCTGTATATATCCGGTCGTATCAGAGGCTTTCCCGTAAGGGAAGGACTCTTTCTTTTCCTCTTTCTTTTCCTCTTTCTTTTCCTCTGTTTTGGCTGCTGATGTCGTAGTCTGTCGAGCCGGAGCCTGCGGCTTCCCACTGCTTGCTTCGTTCTTAACATTAGATGTGTCATACGACCCAGTTTGAGAAACATATCCCGTTGCATTCGCAAGCGTTATGTTTTCATACGGCTCGTCGTACAAATCTCTATATTCTTTAAGAGCCTTGTACGCTTCTTCCCATGCTTTAGTTACGGTATCGTTTATGCCATCGCCGTACTCCTGATTCCAAAGCAGGAGTTCATCGTAGAGATCCTGCGACCCATTGCGAATATCTTCAAGCGCCTGCACACGTAGAGACTTTTCGGCATCTGCACGCTGTTCAAGCAGTTCAATCTCTTCGTCGATTTCATCCTGACGAAGTTTGATTTTCTCTTCTTTTTGAGCGTATTGGTCATCGAGTTCTTTCTCCAGAACCTCGTACGAGTGGTCTCTCTCGAAATCATCGAGTTCCTTTTGTGCATCTGCAAGTTCTTCGGCAAGTTCGAGTTTACGCTTTTGAGCCCACGCAGAGTTATCATACTCAAGTTGATTGAGTTGAGCCTGTAGATCTGTAACGGATTTGCGTTTCTCGGCCTGCTCTTCGTAGTATTTTTCGTCGTCCTGCTGTTCCTTCAGAAGATTCTTCTGCTTATCGTAGAAGTCCTTCCAGAAATTGAGCCTTTCGCTAAGGGCATCTTTTTCGCTCTTTAGGGCTTCCTTCTGACGATTTATTTCGTCCTTAAGCATTTTGACGCGAAGGTCGACCAAGTCTTCTACGGTATCCTTTGCGTTATCCTTAATGTCGTCCTGAATCTCTTTAATTGCGTCTGCATACTCTATTAGATTCTTTTTGAGTTCCTGAATATAATCGTCATCGTCGTCGAGGCCTCGCTTGCGGGCAGCTTTAAGCTCATCTTCTACTTTTCTGATTAGTTCTTGATATTTTGAGATTATGGTTTTGCTTTCGCCATCAAAATGCTCGCGTAAGGATATCTCGTTCTCTACATCACTAAGATATTCTTTAAAGAGATCTTGCAGCCCTTTGTAGACTTCGGCCTGATACTTATAATAATCATCAAGTTCGATTATTCCCTCGGCGTATGCCTTTTGATACGCTTCGTCTAGCCATTCGAGATAGTCGGCGGTTTCCTCCTGATCCATTTCCAGAAGATGTTTGTGAATCTTGTACTGTACTTCGAACCACGTAGTTCCCTTTCCGCTCGAACCGCCGCCGCCTCCAGACCCCTTTGTTTTAGATTTAAAGGCATCAAGACCAACATTCTTTAGGGTATTAAGGGCGTCTAAGTATTTATTCTTTTCATCAAGCTCAGTATTAATATCAGCAATTTTAGATTCTAGTTCGGCAATATATTCGTTAAAATATTTCTCTATAGCTGAATTCTGTAACTCATCTAAATACTCAAGCGCTTTATCGGCACCTTCTCCTGCAGAACCACCGTAAATCCAGGAATCGTCCTTCCATAGATTCGGATCAATATGTCCAGTTCCGCCTCCCGAGTTCCCAGTTCCGCCTCCCGAGTTCCCGGGATAGATCCACGACGTGTCTGCCCAGATGTTGCTGGTCTTAGATCTGTTTCCGCCTCCGGTTCCCGTATCGGTAAACTGAACGATCTCTCCATTGGCCATTGCTTTAATTTGTCGCGCAGTAGATTTCGAAGCCTCATATAACGCCTTAATGTTGCTCTTCATTATAGTGACGTTTTTCTGTGATGAGTCTGCGCTTCCGGCAAAGGATTCTATGTAGTTATCTAATATATCATTTGCCGCAGTGGCTATGTCTGAACTCAGGCCTGCTGCATCTAGACTCATTGCTTGTGTCGCTAAAGCATATGCCTCTTCTTCGCTGTTCATGCGCTCTTGGGCTAGTCTTAATACTTCTGCTCCAAGTTCGATTTTATATCTTGCTTCCGCTAGTGATATTTCTCCCTCTCCGGAAGCAACGGCCTGTGCCATCAACAGTTGGGCCTCGAGATAATCTCTTTTGGCGAGAAGGAGATTTCGCTCAGCCTCGGTTTGAATAATTTTTGCGTCAACATCGGCCTTTGCTCTGGCTTCTTCGCCAGCAATAAAATCGTTAACTACGCTCTCATTTAACTCAATCTGACCATCTGCTGTTAATTTAGCAGATTCAAGTATTTGCGGATATGTTTTGGCAAGCTCCATTGCCTTGTCTGCTGCGACAATAAAACCGTCCTTAACAAGTTCTTGAATGTCAGCAAGTGGCTTTAATTTGTCGGCCACATCCGAGAACATATCGGCAAATTCCTTCCAGTTTTGAAGGGGATCAAACACATCTTCGAAAGCGGTTCTCGTAATATTTAGCCTACTATTAAGCTCATCGAGTTGAGAGTTAATATAGGTGAGCGTATCGCCATCTACTGGAAGTCCGGCCTCGGCGGCTGCGAGTATTGCGTCTCGTTGCCTCTCCAGAAGGTCTATTTGCTGCTCAAGCCAAGTAATGTCGTTATTAGCCTGAGCACTCCAGTATTCAAGCCACGCCTCAGTATTAAGTTTAATAACGCCATTTTCTTCGTAAAGATAATCAAGGTAGTCCTCTTCGGTATCGGCCAATGCTTCCTTAACCGACTTTATCGTTCCGGCTGAAATACCGTCGCCCTTAAACACTTCATCTTGAGCAGTTTTGACTAAGTCATAAGCCGTCTGAAGTTTTGTAAGCATAACAGAAAGGTCGCCGGCTTCAGTAATCGTATCTTTAATGCCACCACTAGCACTCTCGGATTCTTCGTGTAGGCTGTTAAATGCAAGGGCAAGTTCTTCTAACCCAAACGTATCTCTATGGGATATAACTCCTAGTTCAACCAGATGGTCTACAAATTCACTGAACTCCTCATCAGAGTCAAGCATCTCGTCCAACATTTCGGCGGTTACGCCGCCCTGCTTACCGAGCATCTCCAAACTCTTGGTTGCGTCATCAAACTTCCAGTTGTCTAGGAGACGCTTGAACGCGTTAAATTTCGCACCGTCCCCACCAACAAGAATCGCTATTTTATCTTCGAGATCATTATAAAAATCGAGCCTTTCGTTTGTAGCCTTTTGCCAATCGGTAGTTGGATTTAAATAGTATTGCTCCCCCTCGGCTAAATCACTCAATTCATGCTGCATCTTATAAAGACTATTTATAAATTTCTCGTTTTCATCCGTCAAGAGCTTCCTGCTGGATATATAAGTCTTATTTTGCAAGTCATTAGCATACTGTGCGTCAAGCTGTGCTATCTCTCGAAGGTTATTTTTATAGTCCTGCATCAATTTGGGAATTGATTCCTCGCGTGTAGGTATTATATAATTCCCCTCTTCGTCGTAATAACCGTCGGAAACCTGAGATAAATAAGCATCTGTAGTCTTCGTGTACTCTTTGCTGGCTTTCTCTCTCTGTAATGCTGATTCGGCTTGGAGTAGTGCTATGCTTCTTTCAAGTTCATTATTCTGCGCCTGAAGATTAGCAAGCTCCTCTTTGTCTGTAAATGTTAGATTATCTTTGCTATTGATTTCATCGATTCGTTCGCCTATACTTTTTAACTCAGCCTCGGCATCTTCCAATTCGTGTTTCGTATCCTCATATTCACGCCTAGACTCCTCTAACTTCTGCTTCTGGCGATCATAGGCGTGAGACAAATAATTGAGTACAATAATAACTGCAGCGATAGCCGCCATAATACCCATTAGCTCGACTTTTGTTATTCCAATGGCGTCTGCTAGTTTGGCCATGCCACTCGCACTAGCAGTAGCTCCTTCGGCGACATCTTTATCCAATATGTTACCGAACCATGCAGCAAGACCTCCTGCATTCTTAATGGCTGCAGTCCAGGCAATGATTTTGCTTGTAGCAAATAGGGTAAGGAAGATGATTATTGCCGGTTTCATCCCGCCTAAGAGATTTATTAAATCCCTAACGGCTGAAAGTATTTTAGATATTATTCCAAGCAGCCATGTGCCGGTATCAACAACATCGTTTACCAGTCCGGATTGAACCACCTTTGATGCCATCTCTTGGAACGCCGCTTTGAATTGGTTAATATGAGCGGTCATACTTTCCATATAGATGTCGTAGGCCGATGATAGCGCGCCCGCACTATCATTCATCGCATCCATCGCGCCCGACGCTTCCTGGAATTGTTCAATAATAGAATAGAATATAGCCTGCTGTCTTGTGCCCGCAATCTGGGTAGCAAGAGCAGACTTTTGCATACTTGTTAAGTCGCCCCACTTGGCCGCAATATCGGACATTATTTTATACGTACTATAATACTGTCCGTTTACATCGGTAAGTGAAACGCCCATGTCCGTAAGAGCGCTAACGACCTTCTGGTACTTCGCTTCAGTCATGTCCTCGCCAAGTTCTTTTAGGTCAGTTGTAGTATTACGCAGCCTTGCGGAGATCGTCCTTAAACCCGTAGATGCTTTTGCCGCATTCTGAACAATTGTATTTGCAGCAGTTAAAAGTGCTATAGATTCCTCTAGGGTGTTTCCTGTAGCAGCGAGGGACGAAGCAGCGTTATTCATGCCCGTGGCTATTTGGCTGACAGAAATCGGGAAGTTGTTACCAACCTTCACAAGTCTGTCCATTACGGACTCTACCTCGTCTACTCCTACGTCGTAAGCCTTGACAATAGCGGTAACAGCGTCTTGTGCGTCCTTAACATCAATATCGCCGATGTTCTGCAACATCGTCGTATACTCTGACAGTTTAGCAGACTCTTCTAACGTATATCCAAGTCTTGCAAATGTCGTCGCGCTATCTACAAAGTCAGAAATGCTTACGCCAACCTTTTTGGCAACATCAGCGGCAGTATCGCCAAATCTTTCCATGACCCTATCGCTCTCACCAGTAACGACCTGGAGCTGTGTCATAGCGTCATTTAATTCGATTGCCGTGGTGATCATCTGCCGCATCTGTCTGATTATGGCCATAAAGATCCTTACGGAACTAAACATATAGGCTAAATGATTCTGTACGCCTGCTAAGCCTGACCCAAACTTTTTAAAACCGTCGCCACTACGTTGTGCTTCAAGCCCCAATTCCTTCGTAGCTCTGAGCGCATTTGTAAGAGCGTTTCGGAGTAAATTAGTGTCAGCCGTTCCATTTTCAACCGAACTATCAAATGCTTCTAGTTCGGTTATCGCTCGGGAAAGATTGTCATACGCCATTCTAGTTGCCTGACTGCCGCTATTCTGCGCCTGAGAATATCTATCTAATGCCATCTTGGCATTGTTTAAAGTTGTGTAGTAATTATTTATTAAGTCGTTATCTAGTCTATTGGCGTTGGCGTTACTTTCGACCGCCTCTTTTAATTGCTTGCGCTTGGCTATAATATGGTCAAATAATTCATAAAGTTGCTCTTCTGATAGTTTGAGAAGGTTCTCCGTAGATAACAGATCGTCCATTGCGACGCGGTTATCTTGAATCGCAGCGGTCTTTTCGGCGTAGTATTGGGTTGCCCCGTCTGATACAGATACTTCATGTGTGACGGGATTGATGGAGACCTCTCCTCTTTTGTTTGCATTTGCAAGCTTGATTATGGAGTTATAATAGTTATCTACGGCCTCTTTCGCGGCCTTAAATGCATCCGAGCTTTCTTTGGCCGCTTCTTTTTCTGCGCTTGCCTGAGCTTTAGCGGCAGCTGCCGTATTCTTTTTATCAATCGAAATATTATAGGCTTCACGAGCTGCGGTTAACGATTCGACCGCGGCCCTTTCTTGCTCTTCTGTTATTATCCCTTGCTCGCGCATCGTTTTTAGCGTGTCGAGATATTTTATAGTGTCAAGATAGGCTTGATTCGCTCTGTTGATTACATCGTCATGACCACCGCTCATCGAATAGAACAGTCCGTTCTCTCCCTTGGCTATGTTGGCCCCGCTCTGGTTAAGTGTGTAAATATCCTGTAATGCCTTATAATATGTTGCGTTTGCGTCTATGAGCCCCTTAATTGCACTCTTGGCAGTCATAGCCTTATCAGCAATGCTTGCCAGTCCGGATTTATTCTCGGCGGCAGTATTCGTTTCTCTTATCGCCACACGCAGCGACTCATAGGCGTCTGTTAATTGCTCATCGGTAAGAATCCCCCGATTTTTAAGATCCTCTAAAACGGTAAGCGAGTTAATTAATTTTTGATAGTTTTCATTTGCCGCATCTATTGCACTAGAAAAACCACCACTAGGGGAGTAGAACAACCCGTCGCTTCCGCGGGTTATGTCGGCACCTTTATTATTAAGATTCATTATCGAAGAGAGAGAATTATAATAGTTCTTAACAACGTCTCCAAACGATTTAAGGTTCTGTTTCGCAAGTTCCGCCTGTGTAACTATATTGCCAAACGGGACATTAGCGCTCTTCTCTTCGTATATACGGGTCATTAGGTTGCCAGTTTCTTTATCTACTTCTTTAACGTATTTAATAACCCTATCAAAAGAGGCTCCGGTTTCATTCATGGCGCGAACAGTTACCGTTGCAACCTGTTTGCCTTCTTTTCCAAAGTCTCTTACGCGAATTGCGGCGTTGGTTATTTGGCCTTCTAAGTCTTTAAACTTATTTGCAGTTGCATCCGCAGCTCCTTGATCAACACCAAATTTCGATAACGCGTCAGATATCCTGGATACACCGTCAACGCCAAGATCTCCAATGCCGATTACTTTTTCTTTAAAGTTTTCTATCTTATCCCCGGAACTTACGACGGTTGAATCGGCTTCTTGCAAAGCAGCGGACGTTCTTTGTATAGAACCCTGCATCTCGTCCATAGCCTGAGATGCTCCCTTAACATCTGAGGTTGTTTGTTCGACCGCTTTAGATACGCTGGTTACTTTTGGAACCACATCTTCCAGGCCCGGGATTAAAATGGAAAATACCTTGCGAACGACTTCTTCTACCGATGCGCCCGCCTCGCTGGCGCTATCTACTGACTCGTTTTTCGCTTCTGCAAGGTACTGTAAAATAATAGCCCTATATTCATTTAATCTAGTAAGGTTCTTTTCTGGGCTTTCGTATTTTAAGTTTATTTTTAGTGATGTCTTACTGATCGTCTTAAGGAGTTCGTCGATTCTTTCGAGGGATAGAATCACAGGATACGCAGATTTATTTATATTGCCAAATGCCTGTCTAACTTCCTTCCTAAAGTCATCAACAGATTTACCTACAAAATCAACGCCGACCTTAATCTTTGGCGGATTATCATCAAACTGGCTTATTATTGTTTTGACGTCCTCTTTCATTTTGTTGACACTTAGAGAAACGTCAGCCCCAACAATTAGTAAAACATCGGCTTTACCGCCGCCTTTAGATGTCACTCAATCTCACCACCTCTTAAAAAAAGATTGGCATTAAGCCAATCTTTTTATTATGTAATACTTTTGGAACAACAGAATTACTGCTCCATCATCCTTTTCCTTCGTATTTCGGGTTAATCCTAATCTCAAGAATACCGCATTCGCCTTTATGGCCTTCTTCAAAACTCTTTACAGATGATTGAATGAAAAATGTACCCGGACGCTCTTTCAAGCTTGGGATACGTTCACCTTTAGAGCCCCCTCTGCCGTTTTTATTCCAGACTCCATATACAGACCGCCTTGCGGAATAGCCGGCGTTTAATAACGCAACAATATTGTCGACACCGTCAGGATACCCTTCTTTTGTGATACCATCCTTATTTGTATATTCAGAGAACAAAGAATCCCTCTCTAATTTCCCGTCAAAATAGATAGTTATAACATACTTTCTGGGACTCGAGTTACTGGTGCTTAAAACATACGGCTTCTGACTTTTAATATTGCTTATAGCCTTTGCGGCCAGCCTGGATATCTCGAGCCTGGATATTTCATCTTTCATTGTTGAAATAAACATTTCCGCAGTTTCATTTAATGGTTTAATATTAAACTGAGTCGCACCATCTGCCGATATAGACTCTGTTCCGAGCATATAACCATCGACCTTTCTCGTTATTTCCTGCCTTTTGCTCGGAGTGTTAATTGCTTCGGCAACCTTGCCCTTAATGCTATCCCAATAGATCATACTAATCACCTAGCTTAGTTTTATAAATTGCCTTTATAAGTTTATCCTCATCAATCCCCATGTTCGTCATTGAGTTCATAAGAGCGGAAACATCTTCTTTTGATACGCCGCTAAAAATCTCATTAATGCCGTTTCCGATATTATTTAATTCGTTTATGAAACTATTTATACGCGCCTCAACACCAGACGCCGTAACCTTTATTTTATAATCAATTTTTTTATGGATGGCATGTACCATACGCTCAAATTGGCCAATATCAACCCTATCTAAGATGTCTTCGTAAACTTTGCACTTATATAGCAGCTCATATCTCTTTTCGGTATTTGACGGCAGAGTAATGTTTGAATATATTTCCACAACGGCACATTTGAGTGCAAAATCAAACAGCTCAGGCATATACATCTCCGTTCCGGATTCAGATTCTATAAAACAACTGTCCGCTACCTCATTAACAAACAACAGCATTTCCTGTAAAGATAGCGTTGGCTTGATATCAACTTCAACGCCGTTCCAGTCTATCGTAGTAGTGTTTTCGCTATAATTGTCATTAACTGTCTTTTCGAAAACCGTTACAGAAACCTTCTTCTCTTTCTTAGCCATAATAAATCCTCCCTTAAATTCCGTTGTAATAAAAACTGAATATAACCCGCGACAGTCTGCGTGGGCTATATTCAACCCTCATCTTTCTTCGCAGCCCTCTTCGCGGCCTTTCTCATTTTTTGATACTCGTCATAACTGCCCCAGCCGCCAAACTTCTTTATATATGATATCCATTGGTAGTCCGTATCTGGATATCTAAACCAAAACATTTTCCTTTTAAGAATCGCAGTTGCATCCGGGCAGCCTTTTATATCTATAACGGTAGAATGACCGTCGGCATACTCCAAATAAAAATCCGCCGCGTAAATGATTGGGCGAATCTTTTCTCCATTATGTTCAAATCCGTCCTGTAAAATATATTTTTTCTGGCGTTCGCATTTGGTAATCTCTCCGCTTTCAATACCAGGGATGACCACTTCTGCGTAATACCTCATCTCTAATACGGAATCGAACACAATATCACCGAAGGTACGCTTCTCCGTGTTTTTGTTAACGTTAAATTTTGTTCGCTCCATATCACCACTTCCACGAAAAATGGCTGCATCTCACGATGCAGCCTACTGTTTATTCTGTTTTAGTCGTCTTCTTTCTGGTCGTCTTCTTCGGAGTTGGTTTCGGCTCCTCAACGATCGCAGACTCCGGCATCTCTGTTATTTCAGGTTCAGCAGGAGGGGAGACAACGCAGGATGCGCAGGTATCCTCATTTTGAGTATCGGCAAAAACTTCTTCAGAGATGGTCACAACCTTCTCCTTTTTTGCCGGAACGCTCTCAGCCTTGGTGTCCTTTTTAATCATAGCGGTTACCTCAGGCGGTACCGGCTGTCCTCTGGAAATAGCGATTTGCCTAAAGTACTCTGCTCCGTGTTCGGGGCAGCACGCTACATTTTGCCAACGGAACATTTCCGCAGGCCTATTTGTTTTGCAGTACTCATATTCCTTACCGCAAATTTTGCACTTACGTGTTCCTTTTGCCATAACAATCTCCTTTAATTCAGATTCCGATTACCGGAGTACCGTTAGTATAATCGGTACTCCGGTATAATCTAGTATTAGTTAGCTGGCAGTGACAGTAATAGTCTGTTCGGCCGTCTTAGTTACGCCACCCAATGTATAACTAATGATGACGGTTTCATCGGATGTCTGGAGAGCCACAGCGGGAGTCCAGGTATATCCGTTGACATACTCATATCCGCCGCCAACATAGTTAGCTCTAACCATCATTCCGGCGGGATTGAACAGTTCGCCCTCGGTATACGCTACTTTATCAGGAGCAACAGCTATGCTGATGCTGCTAAGCTCAGGAGCGGGTGTATCCGGAGTGTTAGCACCAAAGATGGTATAAGTCCACAGAACACCGGCGGTGCCGCAGGAGCCAGCGAGAGCGGAAGCCTCGAAGGAGTGCACGGTCTGGTTGTCGCCCATATCAAAAGTGAACTCGCCATTAAAGTCAGCCTTCGGGATATAGAACTGAATGCGATACACATTCGCGCAAACATCCTCGGCCAGCGCGTCAATGTACAGAGAGCACTTTCCGGAATAGATGTCACTATAGTTCTCGAGAACGCTGGCAGAGATCCTTCTCTTATAGAAAGCAACGACCTCGGTGTTGTTATCAAGACCAACAAAGGTCAGAGTCTTCTGAGAGGGGGCGTATGCAAATTTGCCAGCAGCAGCAGCAGAAGCCTGCTCAAGTTTCGTGCCAAGCGTACCATCGGTGTTCCTGATATAGAGGTCAGGAATCTCTTCGCCTACTTCGCCAACAGCGGTATAAGAAGTGGTCGCAGAGTTGTTGGTAACCGTCAGATAATCAGTCCAGAGGACTTCCGTTGCCTTCTGGGCAAACTTGGAGCCGGTCTGCAGCTCAAACAGTCCGCCGGAAACAAGGCCGTTGTCGCCGGAAATAGTGACGGACTTATTCCTCTTCAGTGTGGCAAGTTTACGGCCGCCCTTACCGGTGATATCAGTGGTCTCCTCGGACTGAGCCAGAGAGGTGCTCTGGAGCTCGTCGAGCGTGAACATGAACGCACCGGTCGAAATGTCAAAAGCGGATATAGTCTCAAGACTGGTTATGGTTACATCTTGAATATTGACATTCATAACACTTTTTCCTCCTATTATTTATTTGTGAGTCAGCCAATTCAAATCATCCTGACTCAAATTTTTCGGGTCAAGGGATCCGGAATAGACCCCATACATCCGATTATCGTAGTCGACTTTTTTAATTATCTGTCTAACACTTTCGTTAAACTGATAAATCGTGAGCGCTCTAGCGCCCTCGAAATCATATTTAAACTGCTCGGTGTTTACCATAGCAATTAGTAATGTTTCAAGCTGGGAATCGCGAGCGCGCCTTTTATTGCGCTTTAACTTAGCTCGCGCTCTTTCCAGCATATACTGTTTCGCCTCTGCGTTAGCGGGCTTGCGCTTATTTTGCTCAAGGTGGTGAATCTTACGCAGGACTGTAGCTATCTTACCGTGAATAGCACGGTCTATAACGATATCATCCTCAGTATTTACCAAAACCATAGCACCGTTATCTTCATTTTGCGCAAACTTGAACTTTGTTAAGTCCAAATCTCCAAAAATAAGGCGGGTGTCTCGTCGTCTTATTTCTCCAAACATAAGAAGAAATAGGTCGTACTCGTTTATAGCCGTGTAATCTATCCCGGCGTCATCGAGTTGAACCATGCAGTCTATAGGCATGGCTGTCAATGCGGTAACTGTATCATAGTAGGAATCTTCATCGTCTATGATCTGTCCGACCGTCGGTATCACAATACTGATAGAATCGTTTATTTCGTACTGCTTCTTATAAAGCAGATTTATTGTAGACATTAACCCATTTTGCGATTAGTGGGTACGGGCCTATTCGGGTCATAAACCCTACTAAACTCCTTTGCGTCGAATGTCATGCATTTTCCCTGATAATCAGTTTGTGGGGCGAATCTTTTAACCGAATAAAGATCCAGCTCGCCCAGCCCATACATTCTGCTCCCATTAATCAGTTTACAGATTTCATGGCAAAGCTTATCTGTCCGTACACCACCTTCCGGCAGACGAAGCTTGCTCTTGTGTGAAAAAACCCATATGTAAATCGTTGGCTCAAGAAATGGTTTAGATAGACTTTTCTGTACGTCAACGTCAAAACATATAAACGTCTTCCCCTCTTGCACCGTTTCGGGTAGATATTCAAAAGGGAAGACTTGGGTGTAGGCTAACGCAATACCATCTTCGACGGGGAGATCTTCGTCAAGAAGATGAACCACCGCTTCGCTAGTCAGCAGATCCTTCATAAGTTGATTCTTATAATCAAAAAAGTCCTGAAGTTGCATTACAGCCACACCGTCCTTCCCGTGCCGCTACCAGACTCACTGCCAGAGTCGCTACCAGAGTCGTTCCCGGAGTCGCTACCAGAATTATCGCCAGAATCACTTCCGGTATCGTCGCCGACAGAACCGTCGGGGTCGTCCGGCACCAGAGGGAAATACTTATAGTAATCAGCAATGCAAAGTTCCTGATTATCGTCATCGGTCGTATTAACTTCCTGAAGAACAAATTTAAATACACCCTGATTGTTATATACTCCGGTAAACTTCAGTGGCTTCGTAAGTGCATACGCAAGTACCACTGGGGATTCCGGGTTGTCGATCAGAAAACGATTAGTCCTTCCGAGTTTAACCGTTCTGCTGTTTTTAGCAATCTCAACAGATATACGTGAATCACCACGCGTAGTGGCGAAATATCTATCCTCCAATTCACCTGTAAGATACTTCGTTCCGTCTTCTACCACACACCACTGCTCGCATATCGTATTATCATAAGATACCCACTTTAGCAGATAATTACACTGTATCAATTTTGTCCTTGTATATACGGTAGTGTTAGCGTCACGCTCATGAACCAACCAGTAGTTATCCATCCAGTAGATAAGCGAACCGAGTTCCATATCTTCCCCGGGAATCGTGAATAAATATTTTTCATTCAGGTTGTCGGAATTGGCAATAGAAACCTTTTGAGTAAATGATTTTGCCCCCATTTCCGGTGATAAAACATTATACCCGTATTCGGCACTATAAACAGTTACTGTCTGATAGGATAGGCTGTCCGGAACTCTATTTTGCAGAAGGCGTACCTCTCGTTTGAGTGTAGCGCCGCGTTTCGTAGTTCCATGAACCTCTATCCTGTTTGCATATGTATCCCATGCGCTCATTCAGACACCTCCTTGTCCTTGTAGGTATCCTTTAGCCGGTTACATATTTTAATAGCACGAAAAACCTCTCGCTTGACTTCTTTAACTTCGCACGCTGGATTGTTAATCAGATACTGCAATATCGACAAAAGTGTCAGATACGCCGCATCGGTACGGAGCGAGGGTATGAATTCCTGACATCCAAGTAATTCCACCTGCAGGCTCCGCATATAAATAGGCAATGATGCCTCTTCGCTTTCTCGTATCGGGAGAATCTTAAAGAAATGATTTACGAGAGTTGAGAAATAATTGTGTACGAGCGCCATCTCAATCGGGCTCCCGACATCCGTATCTACCGTCATAGGTGTAGGGATGTTAAATCTCCATGATTATAGCTATACTCCCTAATCATTTGAGTATAGTCTTTCTGCACCTTTGCATAAGCGTTCCCGATACGCATCAGCAATTCGGCGGGGGAGTATGTCGAAAAATCTCTGGTACTCAGCGCGTTCTCCAGTTGTTCCTGCCTGTAAAGATACGGCTTTAACCATTGAACGAGCATTCCCTCAGATATAATATCGACAAGCTCTTCCAGGTCTTCGTCACTGACGTCGATATCGAACTCGCGCTCTTCGTCGTCAGCAGCGGATGTCAGGTCGTACTTGCAGTTCTTTTTGAAAGCACTGACCGCTCTTTTCATGTACCCGTCCACGATTTCAGTTCTTTCATCGTCATCGAGTTCAATAAATTCGAACTCACAAATTTTAGCCAGAAACGCTTCCGTGAACTTGTCATAAGGAACGCTCATAGTAGACCGGCCCCCTTATTTTTCGATAAGTTCAACACCAAGACCTTCCTCCAGAATAGATATCGTCTTTCTGGAATCAATCTCTCCGGACTTAATCAATTCCGCAGCCCTATATGCCACAGACTTTTTCTGACCTTTAGACATTCCCTCGAGAGCCTTCTTTAGTTCTGACGCACTCTTCTTGAATAACTCATCAAAATCCTCTACTTTTATTGCGTTCTTGTAATACTGTTTTAGGCCAAGATAGTCTACTATCCAGCCCTCATCAAACATGAACCAATTGTTGATAAAGAACTTTTTGCTGGAGTTCTTCGCGTTGCGTAACTCTCTTAGTTCCATTTCTTGTTCATCACCAAAGTTGCTCCAGACAAATTTCTCGCCCGTCCGGGAACTCTTGTATACTAATGTACCCTGGAATCCATTTCGAACGGTGACATACTGACCCGGGTCTATATCTTTAGCGACGATAGGAGTCTCTTGCCCCGCAGTCTTTGCAGACTTCTTAATCGGAGCCTCTGTAACCTCTTCCGTAGAGGCCTTGGTATTCACTTCTTTAGTTGCCATATTAATAATCCTTTCGTTCCATGTAACGCGGGGCGGTTAAGCCCCGCGTTCATTAGTTATTGCATCTCGTAACGGCCGATACCGGAATTGCCACCGGCAAGAACCAGACCGAGTCCGTACTTCTCGGAATAGAAGTACTCATGGGTAAGGTCAGCGTTCAGGAACGGATCGCCCATGATCATGAGAGGATCGCCTTCGTAGACGAACTTGATGGGCTTGTCTTCGCCAGCAACTATCGTGATCATGTCGTCGTCAAGCACAAAGCTGGTCGTGCCAATCTGATGACGCTGCGGGGTCACGACGACCGGAGAGCCATAGAACTTGCCAAAGTAACCCATGTTGTAGAGATCCTCACGAGCGCCATCGCTGATGATGGACGGAATGAGGTTGCGAATAGCCTTCTTAGTACCAACTATGGTAGCCTGTCTGCCACCAGCAGCGGCCTCAACATGAGAGATAACATCCAGAAGGGTGTCCTCGTCATAGGAGCCAGCAGCGGGGAAGTAAGCAACTCCACCAAGGTCGGCGGCCGTAGCGTTCACCCACAGGGAGTAGATGTCATCGAGGATCTTTCTGCGGAAAGACTCGGACACCTTGTTTATAAGAGCGTTGAAATCAACGCGGCCAGACAGAACGCGATCGAGCTCCTCGTATATACGAACAGCCTTTCTGGAAGTCTGGATGGGGGCGGGAGCGGCAGCGCCGATTCTCTGACGGCGGATGCCCTGAGTGCCATTGGCTATGTCAGCAACCACAAACAGGGTGCTGTCTTCGACAACAAACTGAGCCTGATCGCCAGCCGCAACATTGCGGAAGTCAACCATCGTGTTGAAATAGTTGTCGTTCTGAAGACCTTCGACAACGGTGTTGCTCAGTATCTCCTCAATGATAGAGAAGAGACCCTGGCACTTACCATCGCGGATGTCTTTATAGTTTAAAGTCGTGCTGCCATTGTTGGCATCTACGAGAGCCTGACGCAGGACGTCCTGAGACTGACCTACGGAATACTTCTCAACATTGCCTTTGTAACCATCTACGGCAAGCTTGACTATATCTTTGATTTCAGCCATTGTTATGTTCCTCCTTCTTTCTGAAATTAAGCTACGCGGATAGCGTAGTAGGTGTAAGGCCCGACAACGTCGATAGCGATAACTTCGCCAACAAGCGTTGAACCATCGGTCAGACCAGTAGCGGACGCAACAACCTTCAGCTTCGTGTCAGCCTGAAGTTCAACAACGTCGCCAACAGCGATATCAGCGGCAGCGGACAGAGCGTCAGCAGTCACAGAGAAGATATCCCAGGAGTGCAGACGATAGCCGCGTGCGGGCATACCAGCCTCGTTGATGAACTCATCAAGGCCGTGCTTGCGCTCGTCATACATAATCTCAGGAGAAGCAACAAGAACGATCTCGTTGAGAGGAGTGTTGACAGCGGGCTTAGCGCCAACAAAAATCTCGCGCTCACCTTCTTTAAGAGCGCCAACCTTTAATACATTACCGTTTTCAATAGCGGTAGGAGTCTCGCCATCAGTACCAAGGTACTCAATGGAGACAAGACCTGCACGAACATCTACGCCGTACATATTGTCCGTGCGAACAACACCGTAACTCATGTAAATTACCTCCTATTTTTTAATTGTTTTTTGAATCATACTCTACGAAGAGTCCACCGTACGGTTCCACGGACGTATCGGACTTTTCGACCTTTATCTTTGGAGCCTTAGACTCCAAAGTAAATTTTGCTACCGCCACATTTCTGCCGCGGATCGCAAAACATTTTTCCTCGATTTCATCGACGCTGTAATTCATGCAATCATCGCAAAGATTGTCATAAGCCTCAATGCCAGCAAGGTCTTCGAAGCGGGAGAGTATATCCGCTCTAGCCGACCTGGCGGCCTCATCCTCAACTCTCTGCTTATATTCGCGAAGTTCGTTGAGTTCAGATTCCATTGCTGAAATCACAGCGGAAGCGTTCTGGAATTTTTCCTCCCACTGCGCACCGTTATGAACAGCCTCAGTCATTTTCTCAAACATCGGCGCAAACGGTGAAGCCTGTTCGCCCTCATCGAAATCTGCGATTATATACTTTTTGCGTGTCTTACTGTCGTAATCGATCGTGACGCTGTCACCGTCGACTTGATAGGCAAAGCCGTACAGAAGCCAATCTTCAGAATCCCAGCAATAAACTTCCTGCAGATCAAAATCACAATCCACGAAGCAGTATCTGGAGTACTCGCCCCACTCATTGCTAACCGTTTCTTCACTAAGTACCCTGACGATCTCATTCACAACATTGCTCGTTAAAGCAAAACTGTCCTGTTCCGGCTCAGTCTCGGAAACAACCTCGTCAACTGGTTCATTATTGGCAAACTCTTCCTGAATTTCAGCCTCACCGGCCTCGGTAGAAGCCGAGACGCTATAGGTCTCAGGTAAAGTAACATCCCCAGCGGTCGACGTAATGGTATTATTATCGAGTGTTTCTGTAGCGGTTATCTCAATATTGTCGTCCAATATATCTTGCCCTCCCTTCGTCAAAGAATAATTGTTATTATCTTCATCTCTACGCTTAGGCAGAGAATCGACCAAGTTAAAGCTTTCCTTTAAATCCTGCATCATCTCGGAAAGCTGTCTCTTAAAGTCTTGCCGCGAAAATACTTCAAGAGCGGAACCCTCAAAACAGGGCTCACACCCAATGAGTGCAAAGGCGGTAAACTCAAAATCATAGATATTAAAAATGCCGTCAATAGATTCTCCGTCTTTAACGGTTATCTCCATTGAATGGGCGGTAATCCCATCTCTCTTGATTTTTCTGTAAGCCTCCTGACGCTTCCATAGAAGTACGTCCGCAAACAAATACTCGTGGACTGTTCCGTCCTCTTCCTCAACAGTATCCCACCACCATTTGGCAGATTCGGGGATACACCCAACCGGCGTGGTCATATTAACGATTCGCAAACCGCCGGATGCATCTCTGACCATTTCCATATCGTGCCCGCCGAGAGTATCTGTCTCTCTGTCGTAATTACATACGATGGGACAGTTGTACATGGTCTGTATACACTTCTCAAAAACTTCTTTTGAGATAGAGCTGTTATTACGGTTTACTCCCGGGTACGCTATACGCAATACGCCACTATCAAAGGAAGAGTTAATTTCGCATAAGTCGGCTAAAGATGATGCATAAGTCATATTTAAGACTTTTTCCATCTCAACCTCCTAACCTATAAATAAAGCCCCGCAATTTGCGGGGTCAAAACCTATTGCTATTAAAATGTCAGGGTGTCGGAGAGAACATATTCCATATTACCAAATGCGAAACAAATATCGTTCTTGTTTTCAAATATATATATGTCCTGCTCGTTGTCGTTCTTCAGAAGATTGTATCCGTTCTGCTTGAGAACGTCTCTATCTTCCTCGTTAAATACATATATAAATTTAGGCATGATTATTTCCTCACCAATCATCGCCGTCTTCACGGGACTGCTCTCCGCTGTCTGTCAGATCACCGATATCTTTGAGCGGAGCTCCGCCTTCTTCGGTAGCGGCCTCACTCTCCAAGCTATCAGAACTCATCTGGGCCGAATTCTGGAGCGGCTTAAACATATCCTGTAGGCCAAGCACCGTCGTTTCAAGATAACTCATACTATCGAGTTCTGCCTGTCCAAGTCCTTGTGATGCAGCGTACGCAGAAATCGTAGGCAAACCATACGAAGCGGCCTTGAGATATGCGTCGCCGATTTCTTTTCTGTTAAACGGAGAGACATCGAGGAAGTTGACGATAAAGTTTTTGCCGTAACTCTTGGACTGAATAAACCTATTAACCATATCTTCTATACTCTTAACGATACCAAAAGTCAAAGACTGGTCAACCTTAATACTAAGCAAAAGAGCATTTGCAGAAGCTTTCGGGTTGTTAAAGAGCAGGGAAGATACGCCCGCAGCAGTAAACAGATTTTGTTCCGCTTCGGCTATAGTGTCTATGTCGCCCGTGTTTGACCGCTCAAAACTGATTTTATCTATATCCATCGGAGTAAGGACTGATCCGACCTCTTCCGGAAGTACCGCATCGAGATTTCTCCAGAAATCTCTCGCCTTGTCAAGGTCAATGCCCCAGCTGCCATCATCTTCCATAGGAAGCTTCATTGCCAACATGGCATAATTTTCCAAGGCCGTCTTTGTCTTTTTAAGAACTTTGTAATCCTCTAGTTCAAACACCAATGGGAGAATCCCCGCAAACGGCGGCATAGCATAATCAGGAATGTCGCTGTTACATTTTATGGCGAATGAGGTAGGGGAGTCCAGTTCGATCCAGCGCTTACCGTTTGGGCTACGATATATTTCATACTTACGTCTAAATTCCGGGGGATAATTGTCCAGCAGAGCTCCGTACATATCAAAGTATGAAAAATCAAAGGATACATTAAATACATTTCCTTCGATCGAAGATATGGCGCAGAAATCAGACGGGAGCCGCTGAATGGTTATATCATCTGCAGATTCCCAGATTGTTCCGTAAAAGACGTCCTCCCGCAGGCACACTGTAAGTATCTTTGGGAATTGTGTTTTGACATGCATCAGCGATAGCGTATTCAATACTTTGCGGTAGTTGTTATTTGTTATTCTCGCGCTGGCCTTCTTCGGGTCAATCCTATACGGTTCGACTATGTATGACAGATCGGACAACCCGGTAAAATACTGGATAACCCGCCTAAAGTGCGGGCTTGCGCCATACAGATAAATAACTGCTTTACGCAACTGCTTTTCGTATTTATCTGGGTGTGTAATAAACTTTATAATATCATTTTTGTTGTATAGGGCGAAAGTAGGCAAGTAGTTAATTCCGTTTAAGTTACGGGTAATAAGCCTGTTCAATAACGCAAACTTATCAGATATGCCCACATACCCGATTTTGTCAGAAGACTGACCTTCCGATACTCTTACATTATCGCCTCCACGACGATCTGTTTTTGTCTGTTTTGCCACTAAACTCACTCACCGCCTTTCCTGTGCCGGATGGTGGCTTAATAATAAATGCTTCTGAAACCTGGGAATTAGAACTATATCTTTTGCTTAATTTACTCTCAAGTTTCATCGCTACATAGTAATTATATGATAAGCTGGAATACCGGTCTTTCCGCATCCCAGACTTTTCGAATATTTTAACTTTGCCGTCTGACTCCTCGTGCTGTAACTTGACGAGTTCGTCTACCAATAACGTAGTGTGCACATACGGCATTTGGAATTGCATTCGTTCGGGCGGATTCAATGAGGCGTACCCTTTGAGTTCGCCCAACAACTCCTGGGCGTCATATTCATTTACAAGCAGACGAATTCGCCCGCTCCTAAATCCCTCTCTAAGTTGGAACGCACAATCAGAGTTAAACTGCGAACTGGCTTTAATTGCCCATATCACCTTATCCGCATTTATAGCCGTACATCTCGCAGCCATTTCGGCATTGTTACAACAAGATAATGCCGGATATAATTCTCCGGTCTCGGGGTCTGTCATATCTCTAGCCAAACTATCATACACGCCAATACCAAGTCCCGAACAGTCCAGTACGATGTAGTCGCAGTTATATTCTTCGTACATCTTGCGAATAATCAGAGCCTGGTCATCTGTCCTTAATCCCTCGTAAGCGTCTGCATATATGATGTTGCTCATATATCTCCCACCTCTCGTTGGAAGAAGTTGGTTGATAAAGATGGCAGTGGCGTCGTTGTTATTCTTTTTGCTAGACATAAGCGCAATATCCGCCGAAAGCAACCTAACCTCGCCGTTCTGTTTCGGCTGAATCCTTATTGCTTGCGAATTCGGAAGTTTGGATGAAATTTTGTCCGGGAGCATCGGATACTGAATTCTTCTGTTTTTAGAAATGGAAGAAAAGTCGAAAAACGCGTCTTCGTCTGACCCGTAAAACAAAGCTTCCATTTCCATCATCCATGTCACTTCGTTAAAGTCCGACTCGGACATATCGTCCATGACTGTTTCTGGATCGAGCAGCCCTTCCAGTAAAGACATCTGGTAGGGGAGACCACAGATAAACTGCTTGCGATGCCCGCTGGTCATGGCATCAAACGTATCAACGCATCTGGTGTAAGCCCAACTATCTTTAAAGTATGCGCTCGACAGGTACATCGTAAGATTCTTTTCCTTGTCATACTCGAGTTTGCGCTCCTCATCGGATAACTCCGAGTAAAGAGGCATACGCCTGTAATTGAGGAACTTACTCAATACGGCGCGTATCACATTTAGAGATAACAACCTATACTCGTCCAATAATAGAACGTTGCACCTGTTGCCTCGGCTCGTATCCGAAGCGGTGACCACTTTAATGACGCTGGTATTCTTAAACATTACTTGACCTATCGTATTATTGACTTTAGTTTCCTTTTCATCTATCTCAGAACACAACTCAGGAGATCTCGGTTTCAACTCCTGAATGATCTTTTCTAGTACAAGTATAGACTGACCTCTGGTTCCAGAGGCAATACATATACGCGTGCCCGGATATAAGATACATCTGGTAACGCAATAAATAGCGCTTAGGAAAGTCTTGCCCAAACCTCGCGCCGCAATAAATACAAAAAGGTTTGACCAAAACATCATCACGATAAGTATTTTTTGAAATAATCTAAGTTGTATATGCAGATAGTCTCCAACAAACTTTTCCGGGTTGGCGCGATAAAACGCTCCCCACAAAGCGGCTCCATCTAATATCTTGCGATATCTCTGCTTCCTGTCCATTGCTAGACATCACCGACCTCGTCATCAGGCTCGTCTATTGAGCCATCAAGAACGTCCATGATCATTTCTTCGTCGTCCTCGTCTACAAACTCGGGGCGTTCCACACGTAACCTCTGTACTTCCTGCTCATATAGTCGAGAAAAGCCGTTCTTTTTGCCGAGCATCTTACACACATGGCCGAGCCATGTAAACACATACTTTTGGATTTTGTTAACGTCTTTCATATCGTCGTCGATCTCGGGTAGCGGTCTCTCGTTTTCATAACGATGAAGCCATACGCCAAGAGGAATCTCAACCAATCCGGCCGCCGCGTCGTCTTTTTGTTTGGGCTTAAGATTCGCGCTTCCTAACAGAGTGTTAAGCGCGGTTACACTTTTATCTACGGCCTTACCCGCAGCCCTATCCCTGTTAATATCAAGCTCCAGTGAGCATATCTGGCGTATAAGAGCCTCCGTTCCTATGTCCATATCGGCACCCTGTGGGAAACGAGACATCCAGTAGGATCTTCGTTGTTCGAGTCCCCTATACATGTTTGGTGTATATCCCGGGCCCCAAAACGCAACCACTTCTTCTGAAACGGGTTCGTCGGAATCCGTGTCGGCATCTTCATCCGTTTCTAAAACGAGCGGCTGTGATTCTGGTGTTAATGTTGGCGCGGATGAACTAAAAAGCCATAAAGTCCCCTCCGAAGCAAGTGTGTCATCGTACGACTTTCCCGCATAAGACACGGTGCTAAGTTTTGCTAAATACTGTGACATTACAGTACGTGTGGTGTTTTGGCGAAATACGCTATCAAATAAACTTTCGCTCCAAAACACATCCAGTTTACGACACATTTGGTGCACCGCGTCCTTTGCATTATTACACTGAGATAAATATGTATTATACATAGTCTCTATGCAATCTCTACAAAACGGTAAATAGCCCACGCCTTTATACAGAATAGCGTAACTGACCGGAAAAAAGCTCCGGCGGCGGCTAAACGCCTTGCCACACCTAAAACAAATAACCTTATCAGAACTTACTTCAATTGGCACTATTAACCACCGTCTACTTCTTCCTCAAGCGACACAGTATCTATATTTGTATCGTTAAGTGATAGTTCATATAATTTGGCGCACATCCGCAAATCGGTTCCGCAACTAAATTTAGGAACATACCTAGCCTTTATATCGATCCATTCTCCAGTATCAAAGTCCCTAGTTGCCCCTGCTTTGCGATATTTTAAACTAAACGTTCCGAATCCCCATATGTTTACAGAAGATCCATCCACGAGGGCTTCTTTGATAGCATCAATGCAAGCATTTAGAACTGCATCAACATCCTCAACGGTATATAACACTTCCTTTTCAGATTTACGTACCGTAAAGTCTCTTACATTTCCCTCGTCGTCTGAAATATGGAAAACTTGTTTTGGAGACTTGACAAGTTTACGCAAACCGCGTTCCCGCATAATACTAGCGGTACGACTTACTAGTTCCTTTTTGTTCATACAAACTCCTTTACTTCTATGATGTCATATTGGATCATCAGACATCTTGTTCGTGGTCTTATTCGCTATTCTGGCCGTCGTCTTTATCCTCTTCCTCGGCTTTGGCTTCTGCTATATCATTAAGGAAGTGCTCTATTCTCGTTCTGGGAGCGATCTCCTTTTCAAGTTCATCACCCGCAATTTTAGCAAGGAAGTATTCAAACCTCGTCTTTGGGGCAATATTCTTAGCCTCCTGGCTGCCAGCAATTTTGGCGAGGAAGTTTTCTATTCTTGTGATGGGCTTCATATTAACACCTCTCTTTAAATATCATTAAATCCCTTTATTCAGATATGAAGATACCGCCGCATTTACCGCGGCGGTATCGAATCATTAATCACATTTTAATCTATATTCCGCATCTATACCGTAATCCCGATCTACTATCAGCATTAGCTGGCTTGGACGTGAAAACAGACGCTTATTATTTGCGTAGTCATCCGTGCCACAAAGAGAGCCACATATTTCTGCGGTTATGCCGAGTTCGTTGAAACTTTCAGTGTGATGCTTATCTCCCAAAATAATATATTCAATGTCTGTCTGATAGTATTTATCAAATATCCCTGAAAACAGTCTGGGAGCATTTCTTACAGAGTCAAGATCACCATGGGAGGCCGCGATATCGTGACCCGCCACATTTATTACGACGAACTCATTATCCGGCTCATCTGAAATAGTTATGTTGGTACACCCGGATAAACGCTGCTTTAACCACCACGGAATCAGACGCTCCATGTTATCTCTATGTATATTGTCCATTTTATTTTGGACAGTACGTCCATGATTACCGTACGTCATATATACGGTTGCCTCATCAACATAGGCGGCGAGTTCGCAAATGGATTGTGCGAGTATTTCCGATACCTGCATTATCTGGTCGCACACAAGCTCCTCTGACGCGACCCTGGCGCTGGTATGTATAGCCCCGTGAAATAAGTCCCCTAATATTATTATGTGTAACTTGCCGCACCTGTGTAATTTAAGCCTGTGTATAGCATTATCAACCACACGCCTGACTCGCTCCCTACATATACTAGTATCATATGTATTAAAAACATTATCTGTCTTCATACCATAATGCCAGTCGCCAAAAACAAGTACGGCTTCTTTGTCGGAGTAATCAGAAGCTACCGAATCATCGCGCTCCCACGGAGTATATAATTCTCCAACCGTGGTACTTAGGTTCTCGGCAGCCTCCTTCAGCGAATCGTACAGATGCTCCCTTCGCCCTTCAGACGAGATCAGTTTATTATATTCGCGGCGTTGGTCGCTTAGCCTTTGCCGCTCCTTTTTCAACTCGGCTGTCTTAAGTTCGATCTCGGATAAAAGACTCTTGTCGCTGATTTTATCCGAACACTCTCTGTCCATAAGTTCGAGGGTGTATTTGCTGCCATACATAAGCCGTCTTGCGACATCGCTTGAGTATGGACGACCATAAACATACTGAGAGAGTTCCGTATAATCCATATCTGATAGCGTCTTATCTACGAGCTTGCCGTAAATCAAACGCTTATGATAATTTAACGGAGTCTCGTTTTCCATACGATCTAGGCGAATTTGAACCACTCTCCTTTGATTTCTCGGTGCTATTGCCGTTGCGCAGCCCGTTGATAAATTTCATAACACGACGATCCTCCTCGCAGTAATAGCGATGCCTTTTGGACTTCTGTTTTACCGTTCTGACCATGCGTACATGCGGGAAGGCCTCGACAACAGCGTCGCGTTCGTCTTTGCTGATGAGTATCATTTATTAATATCATTCCTTTATTATCAGTTTAAGTAAATCTCCTAATATTTACCACCACTTCAGCGTTTTATCAAATATCCCAAAACCCATTGTATATCAAGGGGTTTGAGCACTAATCAAATTTCAACAAATGCTAAATTCAAGTACTAGATGCTCTCTTACGCATAACAGAATTGACACGTTGCCGGATAGCTATCTCGGCAGCACAATCACGGCAGTATTTTTGTTTTAAGCCCCTTACGGGGTCTTTGTACTTGGTTGTAATACCGCAATTCTGACATTCAAAATATGGCCCGCCATGCGCCTTTAAATATTGATATCCTAGATTTCGGAAGTCTGTTATATACATGGCGGGAGCCCCGTCCTCTATAAAACATACCCGTACATTCGTATTATCGACCCTTTTGGAAAACTGGATCATACCTAACAGATTAAGGGTATGATACATTTCGCTTTGACGCTTTACGGATGTAGTGATGTTTGCCATGCGCATTATCTCATTATCTTTACTATTTACCCAATGAGATGTGGAGTTTCTGGCGATATCCCAGTATTTAGCAAGACATAAGAGTGTAAATGCCAGCCGTTTTATTTGAACTCTGCCTAACGCATCTATCCTTCGCATTTCTGAATCAGTAATAATGATATGTTGTATGTTTACGGCCTCATTATTCATAGCGCGATCTACCGCTCTATCTAACAGATCAGACCACTTAGGCAAAGAGGCGGTCGGGTCACACTGTAATAAAAAATTGCCTAACATCTTACGAACCTCACGCTTTGGATAATTATTGTCTATGTAATACCTGGCGACCCTAGTTAAAGTTTCTGCAGGCTGCTTGCCAAGTGATTTTGAAGCTATCATGCTTCTAGCCCATTCGTTCTCGTTTAGCGTTATCGTCATTCGGTCACCTCTATTGTTTTAATCATAAACTTTACCCCGCAATACTCTATATCCCCATCTTCATCCTTAATCGGAAAGGATAACTTATTCCCGTTCTTTACCAAGAGCGTTTTAATTATTTCCTCGCCGCACATACTCCACACAAATCTCTTCGCCGAACTACGCGTATAACACATGTCCAGTAGCATATTGCATAGGGCAAACCTGTCCTGACAGACCTCAGAACAAGCCCTCCTAAAGTCGTCGTTCATTGTCATATATTCATTATAGGAGTCATATTCGTCGACTCTCTCGTATTCCATAAAGACAGAGTAATTGCTCAATCTCCGGTTGTAGTCCTCATACAACCCCTTAATGCGACTCATCTGGGAAGAACTGTACTCGGCCGCACTTTTCATTATTTTATAATCAAAGGGATGTGTTGCGCTTTGTTTTGATACATACCCATCAAAAGCCTCTTCAAACATTCGGCATATCTTGTTCATAATACAGTCGCCGGTTCCCACAGGCATGTAATAGTCGTAATAATGAAGGAACTCCTTTTGCCTTTCGGTAAGGTCGCTGTATGGAATCTCTTTTAACTCGCTAACAGACATCTGAAACTCTCTCATACAGTTACGGTTTGTATTTTTTATGTACTGATTATATTTTTTCATAAGGGAAGGATATATATATCGCATGAAGTACGGCTTCTTTTCTGCAGATATCCTGCGGTATAGATCCCGCTTATCGTTATCTTCTATTTTTGCGACCGCATGTCTGTCATACCAGGTCTTTGGCATAGGCATACATATAATACCCTTTGCCTTGTCTATAGCGTTCTGTTGGTATAGTTGCCCGCACCTGATGCGATACGACAATACCTTGTATTCTTCAGAATTCTCCGAGTATCTCGACCTGACCTCAAACATACTCGTGACTTTATTTGTAGTTTGTCCAATCTCATTTCCGAAACTTGCTATGTTAGACTGAATAAAATCATCCTCGTCGGATATTGTTTTCTTAGCTTTCCTTTGGGCACACATAAGAGCGGGAAGAGGGATAAGATGTCGGACTAAAACCGGATTGTCTGTAAGCATTACAATATCCCCATCAAAATCGCACCCGTTTAATGCAGCCGGAGCAGTATCCCAACCGTTGAACACAGTGGCGGTATGAATATGCCTATACCAATACCTCACCTCATCGTTATCTGCAGGACGAACCGCTCTGATATTTTCCCGACAGGTCATAGGAGCACGGAAACACGCTAACTTTTCCGATCCTATATTCGCCCAATACTCGTTATATATTTCTCCGGCTTTAAGCAACCCAGTCTTGGGGAGTCCGAAAAAGCTCTGGCATAAAAGATAGGGGTCTCCTCCAATTACCGAATAGTTGCCATGAACCTTAAGCACTCCGACTTTAGCCTCGTTAATACGGTTGCAAATAAGCTGATAAATATTATTGAGGACAAACGGATCATTAAGTACTCTCTCGTCTATCATAACCGCCTTAATAAAATTATCCTCAAGTCGATGTACATTCCGCTCGTTCATTCCAGAGCCTTTTAGGAACAGCACTGTTTTTCTCCAGTCGCCGCCAAGAACTGCCCTTATCTCGTTCATCGTAGGGGAGACCAACTCTTTAATATCTTCATCCGAAAGAGGTAGACTCTGAATAAACTGATAGTTCAAATTGCGCTCGCTCTCAAGTTCCTCTGGGCAAGTCTTAGAGATTCCGAAAGTATATCCATTTTCGATAGATCTACTGACATAGTCCTCGCAGTCCGGATAACTATCCCAAAGTTTTACCATAGATGTTGTAAGGACGATCTCTGTATCCCGAACGTCTACGGTATTTCCCCACGCATCCTTAACAAAATATGTACCGGCAACCCTTTCCGCGAACTCTATATAATCAAACGTAAAGACCATACCCTTTTCCCAACTAAACCTGGTATTTGCTCCGGACATATCATATCCGAGATCCAGTTCCTCGCTCCACCGTTTGGCGAGAGAGGGAAGCATGAGTCCAAATCCGTCTGATGCGTTCATGCTAATCAGTTCATTGTGACGATATTCCATTATCGGTTCGCCGCCGTCTTCGTCCGTCAAGGAAATGATATCTGAATAAAACTCTGTTTCGGCGTCGTTTACTACCAGTATGCCCTGTGGCATAGATACGGGGTTCGATGCGCTGCACGTTAACGCCTTATAGGCCTCCAATTTAGCAGTGACCAGTTCAACGGATGGGTCGCGCCCGTTTTCGATGCGCCTTCTAAGTTCGGCAACGAGCCGCTCGCTAACAAATACTATCGTTGAATTTTTTATACCCCCGTTCGTCCCCAGTAATCGACGATACTTAATGCCGTTGATATAAAACCCCTTACACGCACGATAGTAGTCTTTCTTCTTGTCTATAATCAGACACATATAGTCGGGTTTAAACTGGATACGATCGAGTTCTTCATACAGACGACGGATAGCCCTACTGCTTTTAGCGGAATTTGATTCGCTGCGTATTTTTTTAATTTCAGCCTTAATCTTGCGAGCTTCGGCGTCCGCGTCGGTTATCCCGTTAAGTTCATCTATCCACCTAAGCAGTTGGCTGTCGGCAATCGATATTATCTCATCATTACGCCTTGCCTCGGCAATCGGGAGCTTCAGTTTCCAGCGTTCTTCTCTGAGTCGACTGCTATGTATTTTATATATGTATTTCTGGCATACAAGTTGCTTTCCTATAGTATCACCCCTTAGGAAACAATACTATTAAACTGATATATCATAAATAATCAGCCCACCCGGCGATATACTCGAACCAATCCTCATAAAACCGAAACCGCTCACGTTCGATTAAATCCTCTAAATCTGACTCTATCGGTTCGTCATTAATGGGAGTAAAGTGGGCGCATATAGAACTTGTAATATAACACTGATCGTTCCATAGGCACAGGGAACATTTCTTAGTCATGGTGCACCTCCAGGGAGTCCATCCAGTGATTCAGGAGATTCCTCATGCGCCTGCTGGGGATGTAGACATATACATCGTTTCCCTCGCGAACAGCCGATCTCCACAGCCACTGTATCATGACTGATAGTGCATATGCATCTTCATCGACTTCTATCCCGTGGAGTTGGTAGAAATTCTTTTGGCTTACACTCATAAATACGTTGGCGATATAAACAAGACAGTCTCTGTTTTTATAGGCATTTGTGGCTTTAGCATTGAAGGTTAAAAACGCCTTGGCATAGCCCTTGCCCTTCACCTTACCATAAGCTCCGTTATAACTACCCCATAACCGTCTGTCGGCAGGAACATCTCTCCAGATGTTTGTATAGTAATTACTGACATTATTCTTAAGTTTAGATAAATTCTCCCCGCCTTGTTTAAACCAGTTCATAGACAGTGCGTAATGCTCGTCACCAATATCGTTTAACCGGCTATTATCTAAAACATGAAGAACGTCTCTTAGATGCGTTATATATTCCGGAACATATCCGGGATGATTTCCGAATATATATCCGTCGTCGGTACGCTGAATACCGATATATTCGAAGGGGATGTTATATATTTTAGTAAAATAGTATAGGCTCTGCCCTTGAAAAAGATACGTTAAAATATACACATCTTTAAATGAGGTAAACAACTCCGGTGGGAGAATCCAGTAGTAGAGTTCGTTTGTCTCGTCTCCGCTCCCGTCTGTTGTGTAAAACAATTCCCTTGATTTTAATAATGAGAATATCCACGTAAAGGCGTCTCCATTGTACGTATCATTAGCAAGGGAGTAGACGCCATCTTTTTTTTCTACGTATCCGGACTCCACAAGAAGATGAAGGTCGTCTGGGTGGATCTCGCACGACTCCAAAACATCCACGTTTTCATCCACGATAAGCGTGTATTGATATTTTTTAATATATTCTAACATTTCGTCGGTATATCCCTTAAAGGCCTGATGGGTAGTCGTTATATTCCGACCTTCCTTAATAAGAGCAAGCGTATGTTCAGATTTTTTAAAACTATACTGCTTTAGGTCGTTTCTTGGCTCCACAAAATCCTTTAACGGACATCCGCGTCTGACCCTGGTGGCTTCCGCAAGATACGGAGTGATATAGATAAATTTATCTTCGGGATGGGTGTTCATATATTCAATGGCAGCCGATGTCTTGCCGGTGCCCATTATAGCGTCGCAAACCCTTACCATAACACACCGCCTCGCAGAGCGGGGGGGTGTTGTCGCTTATACATATTCAATAAACATCACTTCCTGTTCCTCTTTGCTTCTTCAAGCCGATCGCGCAAGGCTTGTCTTTGCTCGTCTGTAAGATTCATCTTTTTTGGAGGACGGATCGAAAGCCAGCTCCACGGTACGTGGTAATAAACGCTCCCGTCTTCATTCTCGGCTATCAACACACATTCCTCCGGATGCTTCTTTGCCAGCCGGGACAGTATCGTCTTGATCTTACGTTCTCCGGTACTGATCGCAGCCTGTTCATCTCCGGCTAAATGGTCGAATTCTGTTGCGTAATATCCTTCTACTACAGCAGCCATATCATCACCCCATATCCTCAGGCATCTCTATCGGAACATAATATGTAATATCGGCACCGCAACTTGCGCAGTGGCACGCATGGACGATCCCGTCGCCCTCCAGACAATAGTCTTCATATGTAAAGTCGTTGTCCCAGATCACGGCACGTTCGCCGCAGTGAAAACACTCATACACTATATATCCTTCCTTTCTCCGTCTACCTCATAAGCCACTGGATTCAGTGATGCCCAATTACTACTCCCACAAACAGGACAGTTTATATGCATCCACGCTACCTCTACTGCCTTATAACGATAACGGCTCTTGCATTCGTGACAGATCGTTTCGTAGATAGGGACAGGCCGTTTTTCAATTATTTCCATCGTCTATCCTTTCTCCATATGAACAGTACGCGTCGGACTCAGTCTGGCTGTCCCAATATGTGCAATCCCATACAGGGACGTTTCCGTCCACATACCTATCAAATGAGGCATATTTACAGTCAATGCATCGCACTACTCTCACAGTATCGGCCGCGTATAGCACGCACTCCCATACTACCGGCGGAACGGGATAATCAGTATTCCTAAGCCATTCAACAGCAGCGGAAGCGTCCGCTCCGTTTTTAGTTATCAGCATTCCTTCTCCTTTCACCCTCAGCACAAAACCAACCGGGGTCTGGGTATGTGTCAAGGATCACACAATAGCGAACGTCGTCTTTTAGTTTCTCGCTGACCTCATCGGCTACCCAATTTATACAGTCTTTGCACCTCACGATAGGGGCAAAGTCAATACGACAAATATCTCTTGCCCAGTGATACTCATTAGTAATGGTACATTTGTACTGTACCGGACATGATGTATAAACAATTCCGTCATTGAACTCACAGTTACCGCAAGTCCTCATTGTCTCTCCTTTCTCCCCTTGAACAGTAGTCAAAACTGTTTCGCACAACACTTCCACCAAGGACATATGTACAAAATTTCATTCCTTCCACATCTTCCAGTTCTTTCCACCATTTACAGTCCTTGCACCGCACCAGTTCTTGCACGATTTCCTGCTTCACCGCTCCGGGGTAGGCCGTGAGGGATTTCACGAAAGAGGCCGAGGCAAACATGAACAAGGCCGCCAAGAAAGCTGTTTCTCTGATGATGTATTCAGTCATTGTTTTTCCTTTCTCCATTTGGGTAATAATCTTCTTCTATAACGAATTTTCCGCTGTATCCCAAGAGCGCATTCATCTCATCCGTGAGTTCGCACTCTTCATAAGCCTTTTCTTCGTCTGCCGTGTTGAGGAATATCCACAGATGCATTTTCCTCGCCGCCTTGAGCAACTTCCTGTACTCGTCTTTCGGTACTGCATCCACGGTCGGCGCTAGGTCTTCAATGTGTCGTATTGAGTGCCAATCGCAATCCTTACCAAACCTCTCCAAACAGTTATCCGGGTATAATGTGCATTCTTTGCAGAAGGTCAGTTTCAGCGCATCTGCATCAATCAGCCGCATCGTCTTCCTCCTTAAATATATCCTTCGCCAGCAAAAGTAGAAGCAGCAGTTCTGATTTGTACACATCAACCCTGCGCTTTGATGGCATCTCAAGCGTGTTGGTCGGCGTTGCGTCTGTCTGTGGCAGACCAATGACGATTTGGTTCCTGTTTCTGTAATATTCCAGCGTATAGCCGTCTTCAGTCTTCAGCACCGCTTCTCCTTTCTCTGTGTGCAATGTATTTGTCATATGCTTCTACAAACATATCTTTCGTCATTACTAGTTTGTAGGTTGCCGGGTAACCTTTTATTGTATACTCGTTCACAGGAGCATAAATGCCAACATCATCGACATATGGTTCATTAAATACAACCTCTGTCTTTTTCTTAAAAAACGAATATTCAGGCATCGGTTATCCTTTCTCCGTATGAACAGTATGCATTGGACTCAGTCTGGCTATCCCAATATGTGCAATCCCAGACCGGAACGTTCCCGTCCACGTACCTGTCAAACGAGGCGTATTTACAGTCAACGCACCGCACGACCTCGACAGCGTCTACGCCGTATGCAAAGAACACTCGGCTCGGGAATCTTCCCTCATCGGCCCACTGTTTTGTCGGACAGTTTTGACAAGCAGATGTTCCTGCCATAATACAGTTACACAGCATCGTCTTTCCTTTCTCCGCCTTTACAATACCAGTCCTCTTCCACCCAGCCCCCGACTGTTGCCGGACAGTAAACCATACCCGGTTGCTCGTCTTCATGCCATTTGCAGTCCTTGCACCGCACTATCATATCCGTAGGTCTTTCTCGGTCACACTTTGCGTTCAACCATTTGAGGAACTGCTCATGTTTCATCTGCCAAAGGTCAATTGCTGAAAATCCAAAGTCATAACGGAACGCTTCAGCATTAGTCATTAGTGCCATCGTCTTTCCTCCTGTTTTAGCCAGTCAAGCACAGCTTCTTTGGGGTCATATCCGTAAAGGTTTGTATGACAATCGTGTTTGTTAATCCACTCTGCCAATTCCTCGTCCGTCATCGTGCGCAAGCGGTCGGCGTTGGTAACGGGACGATAGAAGTTGCAATCCTTACACCGCACAATAGGTACAACATCTATGGTCGGAGCGTTGTCAACCGCTTTTGCCACCGCATCCGCACTTAACGCATATCCTGTATACTTTGGCAGCGTATCCGCATCAATTAGTCTCATAGTTTTATTTCTTCCCCCATGAACAAAAACAGTCGCTACCAACATATCCTGCCGCCTTTGCACACCAGTAAGTATTATCACGCCATTGGCATTCTCTGCACCGAACCACAGGCACGGCGTCTATGGTCGGAGCGTTCTCAATTTTATCTATTAGTGTTTTTGCCAAGTCTTTGTAGTTATCGCACATTACTATTTCAAAATCAGTTGGTTTAAGTGCATCCGCATCAATCAGTCTCATCGCATTCCTCCTTTAATACTGCGGCTCGTAGTCGCTGATATCCTCATCCATGGCGTAGTCCGAAAGCCCTATCTCCAGATGTTGGTGCAGGACGTTCGACAGCCATTCAAGATCATCGGCGTCATGTATCTCCAGAGACTCAGCGAGCTCCTGGACGTATATCTCAAAATTCATACGCGTCTTCCAGTCCATGGCCGTCATACCGCTTCACTCTCCTGTATAGAACTGTCTACGAGATAGTTGTGGCTCGCGCTGCCGAGATTCAGTTTACGGTACGCCTCCTCTATCTCCTCGCATGTGATACCTATATAGTCCAGGGTCTGGGCGGGGGAGGAGTGGTTGAGCATCTTCTGGAGCAACAGGAGCTTCCGACTGTCGTTATGGCTCATGAGCATCTGGTGATAGCAGAAGGTCTTGCGCAGCGTGTGCGTGGACATCTTCACGTTAAGATCCAGATCCCTGGCCACACCTTTTAATATCCTGTCTATAGACCATACGGCAATAGGCTGGTTGACATTGCCGCCATGGTTGGATAAAGACCGGAACATATAATCGCTCAGGCTGACCCCCGGAGTATTTTCAAGATAGAGGGTCACCGCCTCGACTACCGCTGTATTGATCGTGATATAGCGGTTCTTTTTTTTCTTGCGGGTATTGCGCGTCTTCTTCTCAAATATGGGAAACGTGTCTTTAAACGTACAGTTCTCATTTATAAGGTTAGAAAACCGGAGCATCCGGAGGTCGCTGGCCCGAAGTCCAAAGTTGATACCGACTATAAAGAGCATATTATCCCTGTACCGTCCGTTATCTATAAGGTAGCGGGACACGCGCTCTATATCATCCAAACTCTTGATGGGTTCGGCTGCGTGTTCCGGTGCCAGTTCGCAGCGTGTATCCTCTATAGCCGGGGCTATGAGACCCGCAGCCAGCTTCCTCCCGGCGTCTCTTCTCACAGAGGCTATGTCTATGGTGTCCTCACGCGGGAGGTAGGTGTCCATGGTGATGATATTTGATCTCAAAACTGTATTCATGACTGTTCCTTTCTGTATGTGAAATTCGGAGCAAAAACAAGGGTGAAAAATGGGTTTTACGACGTTTTACAACGTTTAGGGTTGTAAAGTTGAGAAAAGACGTAAGTATATCAAGGGGTTTGGGACACGTCCTTTAAAGACGGAACATCTCTAGAGCTAAACCTGGAGTTGGGTCGGATACGACGGTAGGTGGGACGAAATTTAGAACCAAAAAATCAATACTTTTAATCTGATTTTATTGTAGCACACCCGCTATATATTGTCAATATTATTATCCAGATAATTAATAAAAATATTCGGCAAAATTCAACCAAAATGGAGGCCTGGGTTAAAGTGCTGTTTTCTGGACATTTCGGATCGTTCTGTAGCTGCAGCCCGATCATAATTAAAATATTTTAATGATAATTATGGAGGATGCCGTGGCGAAAACCATTGGTAGAATTGACACTTTGGGGGATGGCGAGATTTTTGGGAGTTGAAGGTGGGAGATGGAGCAACTCCGGAAAACGTCGTCAATTTCTGCCAAAAAATACCAAAAATAAGCCCCTATGTGGTATAGTGTGAAAAAAGCACTTTGAACATTATATTGTATAAACCTATTGGAAAAAATTGACAATACCATAAAATTGACAAGCGAAAAACGATTGACAAAAAATTTGTCAACTTGACAATACAATTAAAAAAACTTATATTGACTTTAGTTAGATTAATTCTAACACAAATATTTTCTATTGTGCCGAAAGGAGAAATTGAAATGGCAAAAACTGGAAAGAAGAAAATTGACAACACACGGGCAAAAACAGGCAAAAATGGCAAAAACTGGAAAGGAGAAAAGACAATGGTAAAAACTGGAAAGGAATGGAAAGAAATGGAAAGCACTAAATCATTTACAGAAGCACTAGAAAGAGCAAACAAGTATCTCTCAGAATGCTACATAGGCAAAGAAATAATCCTAGACAAGATACGTAGTAGAGAGACAGGAGAAGTACTCTATGATGTAGTATCACCTTGGGTACATAGTTTTTGCAATAAGATGTATGACCCGCAGGCAAAAACTGGCAAAATTGGCAAAAATTCCCAGAAAGTCGGCTCGGCGATGAATCCGCTGTTTAGCGAGTTAAAGCGTGGCGTTGAAATAGACAAAAACTTGTTTAAGCGTTTGTGCAATTTGTCCGAACTTGTTAGCGAGTTAGTCTACGATGACGCAGGAAATGTCAAGACAAAAATCGTTGACAAAGTAGCCGATGAAAACTTGAAAATTCTGGAAGAAAAAACATACTCTGACGGCATAGATTTATTGCATACAGCCATTATCGCTCTACTGGTACAAGTAGACTTACAGAAGAACAGAGAACCCAATAAGCCTGTAGATTTACTGAGAGAGTATAAAATCACTAGGATTAAGCGTAAAGTATACATCAAGGACAAAGACTCTAAGGCATGGGAAACAGTTATGACATATCCTCTCAGAGAAGTATACGGAGAACTTAGAGAGTACGTAAAGAAAACTAGTGCTTTAAGTACAGACCCTAAGAACGGATATAGTTACATACAGGATATAGCAACTAATCCAGATACAGGAGAAGAGATAGACATATACTACAGATCAAGAAGATATGCAGATATTGGAGGATATGCTAATACTTCTCTTGAAACATACTCAGCAGATAGATGTTACTTCGAAGTAGAGTCTAGTATGCTTAACAAACTTAATCTTACTAAGAGACAAGTAGAGATACTGGAGTTAGTCTTAACTGGTAGAGGATACAAAGCAATAGGAACGTATCTAGGTGTATCAAAGCAAGCAATACAGAACGCCGTAAAAGCTATGCAGGATAAAGCAATAAAAGCAGGATACGAAAAGCCCGCTCCGTATGTTCAGCAGGATATAAAACACTACGAGCCTATATACAAGTCTGGAATATATACAAAACATAACGGCTATCTTCCAGAAGTTACTGTAAACGTACCGAAAGAATTCTCTAGTGTCCGTAAGTCTGAGTATAAACCTAGAACGTTCACGGATGGATGGAAAAAACTGGAAGCCGTCGCAAAAAAGGATACTCACTAAGTGAGTATCCTTTCGGGTGAGGTTTTTGGTAAAAAATGGCAAGGTTTTCCTGTTTAAGAGTATCCCCTAAAGGGGATACTCTTAACGGCGAGGTTTTTGGCAAAAAGTGGAAAATCAATATACATTAGAAAAAAGAATTCGGCTGGCAAAAATTGGAAAATCGCCTTGTCGCAGACGCAGTTTTTGGACTACAAAGTCCCCCCTTTAGGGGGGACTTTTTTTTGCGTTAGTTGCCCCTTTGCGATTATAGGCGGTTCGAGCGGTTCGGTTCGGTTCGGTTCGGTTAGTGAACCGAAGACTGGGCGGTTTGAGTCAATTATGCAGTTTTTTGCATTTGTTGGTAGGTTAGAGGTTTGTTCTGATGATTGCGGTTTATCCGTAT